TAATTTAAGGGGGGGTATTTGATTTGGATTTAAAAATTTGGTATATTAGAAGTATGAAAGAAGAGATTAAAGAAGATATAGATTTTGAAAGAGCTTATTATAGTTCTTATAGGATAGTTACTAATAAGGTTAGCTTTGAAGATTTATTAGATGAGGATCATGATAAAGGTAATCATACTCTCCTAGTGCATAATCCTTACGGGGAGGTTACCCAAAATGTTATTAATGAACTTATAGATTACTTTGTAGAGACGGAAGAGTATGAGCTTTGTGCAGAATTAAAAACAGAACTAGACAAAAAAAATAATCTGTAAACTTTTTTTATTTAAAGTTCTTTGGTACATTTGTAAATAAATAAATAAAACCAAAGTTATGGAAGAAAATTTCACAGAAGAACAAGTGCAATTGTCTAAGGAACAATTAACACAACGTAGAAAAGAAATCACTGAATTCTACAAGTCTAACATTCCTCATTTAAAAGCTCAGAAGGAATATGAACAACTCTTAACTGAAATTGAAGAGTTTAGAGCAAAGCGGGTACAAGCTCAGATGTTTTTAGCACAAGCCTTTGCCGCAGATAAAGATCCTTCTGTTGAAGAAGCAGCACAAGATTTTAACAAGGCTATGGAAGAATCGGAAGAAGGGGAATCTTCTCGTAGAACTCTAAGACGTAGCTGATATGAAAATGCTAAAAAAAGGAGATACGGGTGAAGATGTAAGAAAGATTCAACAGATCTTGGGTGTTAAACCAGATGGGCAGTTTGGTGACAAGACTAAAGCTGCTGTTATTAAATATCAAATGCATCATGAACTTCAACCAGATGGTGTTGTAGGTAATGAAATGTGGACATTGCTTTTATCTAAAGGTGGGTTTACAGAAGCTATTGACCAAGACACAGATTTATCTAGTCAGTATTATGTAACTAAGTATAACCAAACAATTCATAAGTATTTTTTACCTAAGACTGAGTATGTACATGAGAAACTTGATAATGAGTATGTAATGTTACATCACACAGCTGGTGGGGCTAATCCTTATGCTTGTATAGATATGTGGGGTAAAGATACAAGAGGTAAGATTGCTACTGAGTTTGTACTTGGTGGTCAAGATCATAGTAATGGGAAAAGTAAGTATGATGGTGTAATGGTGCAAGCTTTTCCTGAAGGTAATCTTGGATGGCATATTGGTGACTCTGGTTCTGGTTATATGAATCGAAGAACTGTAGGTTTAGAGATATGCGCTATGGGTTATCTTGATAAGGATATGAAAACTTATGTCAAAACCAAAACTCACAGTAGTCAGGTGATCACACTTAATGAGGCATTTAGAGGATTTGTATATTGGCATAAGTATTCTGATAAGCAAATTGAAGAGGTGGAGAAATGGTTAAGATACATCGGAGAAAGAGATGGTATTGACTTAAGAATTGGTTTACAACAATGGATTAAAAAACAAGGTGCCACTAAAGCATTTGGTTTTCAGGAAGATGCCTATTATGGAAAAGTAAAAGGTTTATTATCTCACACTAACGTCAGACGTGATAAGATGGATGTTTATCCCGATCCTAGATTGATTGATGTAATTATAAGTTTATAATATGGCATTAGTAAATAAAGTTGAAAAAAAAATAAAAACTAATAGAGAAAGTGTAATTAAGTATCAGATTCTCACTTATTGTTTTTTTAATGATGTTCAGATAAGTTTATCTGATTTAGATTGCTTAACCGAACTTGCTTTTAATAAAGATATTGAACTCACTAAATTTTGTGATTTGATTACAGAAAAACAAATTTTTAAAAGTTCACAATCTGCAAGGAACTCAATTTCCAAAGCGTCTAAAAAGTTTTTAATTTCCAAAACTGGAAAAAATAAAAAGACTATTAGATTGAATGATAAAATGGAAATTCAAGAAAATGGTACAATATTTTTAGATTTTAAAATATTAGGGAATGAATCCTAAAAAATATAAAAATTTTAAAGAGAATATTGCAGAAGAGGTTGGTGTACACGAAAATGTAGTGGAAGACTTTATAACATTTTACTATAGTCACCTTAGAAAGAATCTGAGTAATTTAACTTACCCAAGAATTTTTGTTGATGGTTTAGGTACGTTTGTTTTAAGAAAGCAGAAACTTGAAAAGACTATTAAAAGAAACAAAGATATTCTTGGGAATTTAGGTAAACAAACTTATGCGGGTTATGAAAAGACAATGGGTGTAAAAGAAAAGCTTGAAAAACTAGAACAAGCCCGTAAGATGCAGAATGAAATGATAGAACAAAAGAAAGAATTTAAAAACAAGAAGAATGAAAATAGAACTTCATAATTTGGATTGTTTTTATTTATTACCTTCTATTAGTTATTGTAATGATATTAGTTGGTCTGGTTATAGATCAATTAGTCTATGTTTTTTGAAATGGGATATTTCATTTATAATTAAATAAAAAAGATGGGATTAGAAAAATTTTTAGGTGCATTTAAAAATACACCACAAATTCTTGAAGGTATTAAGAATAGTGTATTTAAAAAAGAACATGTTGAAGCAGAAGCAGCATTAAGATGGTCTATATGTAAAGAATGTTTATTTTTGGATAAAGAAGGCAGTAAGTGTTTTGCACCGGGAACCCAACCATGCTGTAGTGAATGCGGTTGTAGCTTAGGATTTAAAACAAGATCTTTATCATCAGAATGTCCATTAGGAAAATGGAACGCTATTATGGATGAAGAAACTGAACATCAACTCAAAAAAAATATTAACTATGAAGATTGAAGATAAAAACAAAGATAAAGCCTTGAACGAGAAAGTTGGGTATTTACAAAATGTAACTGTAACGGAAAATTTATTAATGTTTTGGATTACAACAACATATGAAAATATTAACTTTAAATACATATGAGTATATATTTTAAAGAAGATGGTCATTTATACAAGAGTTTAGGTGATGAGAAAATAGATTGGTTAAGTGTAACTTCCTTTATTGGAATGTTTAAACCTAAGTTTGATTCTAAAGAAACTGCAAAAAAAGCATCAAAAAATAAAAAATCTAAGTGGTATGGTATGACTCCGGTTCAAATTATTGAAGCTTGGGAATCAGAGTCAGATAGAGCTATCAAGTTAGGTAATTGGTATCATGGTCAAAGAGAAACAGATTTGCTTGAGTGTGAAACAATTGAAAGAGATGGTTCACAACTACCTATTATTAGACCTATTATTGACGGTGATTTAAAATTAGCACCAGATCAAAGATTATCTGATGGTATTTATCCAGAACATTTAGTATATTTAAAGTCTGCTGGTTTGTGTGGTCAAGCTGATTTAGTAGAGGTTGTAAATAATACTTTAAACATTACAGATTACAAGACCAATAAAGAAATTAAAGATAAAGGATTTACAAACTGGGAAGGTATAACTCAAAAGATGTATCACCCAGTTTCGCATTTAGATGATTGTAATTTAAACCATTATAATTTACAATTGAGTATTTATGCGTATATTATTAAAAAACATAATCCTAGATTAAAGATCGGAAAGCTTGTTATTCAACATGTAAAGTTTGTACAACTGGGTGTTGATGAAAATGGTTATCCTATCAATGAACATGTAAACGGTGAACCTGTAATTGAAGACATTACATTTTATGAAGTACCGTATTTACATGATGAAGTGATTAGTACAATAATGTGGTTAAAAGATAATAAAAAATGATAGTAAGATTATTTGATATTCAAAACGGTAAAGTTATACCTACAGAACATTGTTATTCATTGTATTCATTAAAAGCAATAATGGATAATTATCCTGATACTTATATGTCTGTATATCAGTATATTTTTTATATGACTTGTCCTAATCCAGATATGAATCCTTTTTTTAATGTTTCTGAATCAGACAAAGAAGATTTAATTATTGAAGAAGTAAGTTTACAAGAATCACCTGAAGATGAAGTGATTATTAAAGCTATTGAAACATGCAATAGACTTTACGAAACTCCTGCTTACAGAGCTTACAAAGGAATTAAATCAATGCTTGATAGATTAGCTAGATATATGGAAGTAACTGCTATTGAACATGGTAGAGATGGAAACATAAATTCTATGGTAAATGCTGCTGCTAAATTTGAACAAATTAGACAATCATACAAAGGTGCTTTTAATGACATGAAACAAGAACAAGAAAGTCATGTTAGAGGTGGACAAGGTTTGGCTTATGATCAAATATAATTATGGAAGATAAAAAAAATGAGTGGATATTTTGCTATTGGGATGATTGCTTATGGATTAATGAGATAAATAAACATAAATATAAAAATATACAAAATGAAAAATTTGAAGATTACACCAGTGGGGAAAAGAGTTCTGATACTGGAGAAGAGTTTGGATCAGTTTTATCCAGGGACTAGTATTATAATTCCTGAAACATTAAGAGGTAAAGCTTATCAAGGACATGTTATAGGTATTGGTAAAGAAGTTACTGAAGTAAAAGTAGGTGATTTAATTCAATATGTTGATTATGCAACTCCTGTTGAAATGATACATAATGGTGAAAAGCATTTGCTTATTGCTCAAGGAGATATTCTTGCTATAATTAATGAGTAGAATTATACCAACATATGAAAATGGTCAATGGACTACAACCGAATTTATTTCAAAAGATGAGTTTGTTGCTTTTTTATTAAGCATATTTAAAGAACCCGGTCAATATAATTTTGATGAAACTGCTTTTATTTTTAATGAGCAGGCTAAAAATTTTAATCAAAATGGTTTTTATTGTTCTGCACCTTTTAGATCAAAAGATTTTAATGAATACTGGAATGATCAGAAGAATAAATGTAGAGTAGGTGTAATTTTTAAAAATAAAAACAACACTTGGTATTTAACTAGAGATTACTACATGTGGCTTAACTTCTTACCTATCTATGATAAAGAAGAAAAGAAATATGGTTTTGCTAAAGTTAGAGATGCTCAATATCATATGGCACTTTATGAAATTTTAGCTGAATTAAATTATAAGCATGCTGCTATTTTAAAAAAACGTCAGATTGCAAGTTCTTATTTTCATATGGGTAAGTTGATAAATACTTATTGGTTTGAAGAAGGTAGTGTTTGTAAAATTGGAGCATCACTAAAAGATTATATTAATGACAAAGGATCTTGGAAATTTCTTGACGAATACAAAGATTTTTTAAATGAGTATACAGCATGGTATAGACCAAGTAATCCTGAAAAAGTATTATTATGGCAACAGCAGATTGAAGTTAGAGTAGGTAATAGAAAAACAGCTAAAGGTTTAAAATCTAAGATTCAAGGTGCTTCATTTGAAAAAAGTTCTACAACAGGTGTTGGTGGTCCAACAACTTATTTTTTTCATGAAGAAGCTGGTATTGCTCCTAAGATGATGGAGACTTATGAATATCTTAGACCTGCTATGTCTTCAGGTATGGTTACTACAGGTATGTTTATTGCTGCAGGATCTGTTGGTGATTTGGAACAATGCAATCCTTTAAAGGAAATGGTTCTTAATCCTAACAATAATGATATATATGCAGTGGAAACAAATCTTATTGATCCAGATGGTACAATAGCATTTGCTAGTTTATTTATACCTGAGCAATGGTCAATGCCACCGTATATTGATGAATATGGTAATTCTCTGGTTGAAGATGCTTTACAAGCAATTTATAAAGAAAGAGAAAAATGGAAATCTGAATTAAATCCGGAGCAGTATCAACTTAGAATTTCTCAGAAACCAACTAATATAGCAGAAGCATTTGCTTATAGAAAGGAATCTATATTTCCTCAAGGTATTATTTCTAAGCAGCTTAAAAGAATTGAAGATAAAGAATATTCTTTTGAGCATATTGAATTGGATAGAACAACAGATGGTGTTGATGCAAAGAGAAGTAATAAACTTCCTATTTTGCAATTTCCTGTAGATAAGAAGATGCAAGATAAATCAGGTGTACTTGTTGTATGGGAAAGACCTGTTAAGAAACCATCCTTTGGAATGTACTATGCATCTGTGGACCCTGTTTCAGAGGGTAAAACAACTACCTCTGATTCATTGTGTAGTATTTTTGTTTATAAGACGGCTACTGAAGTAACAAGAGAAACTCCAGATGGCTATGAGATTTTTATAGAAAAAGATAAAATAGTTGCTGCCTGGTGTGGTAGACATGATGATGTCAACAAGACTCATGAGCAATTAGAAAAAATTATTGAATGGTATAATGCTTGGACGGTTGTTGAGAATAATATTTCTTTATTTATTCAATATATGATATCTAAAAGAAAACAAAGATATCTTGTACCAAAGCAGCAGATTTTATTTTTAAAAGATTTAGGATCTAATGCATCAGTGTACCAAGAATATGGTTGGAAAAATACAGGTGTTTTATTTAAAAATCATTTGATTTCTTATGCTATTGAATTTTTAAGAGAAGAAATTGACACAGACTTAGACAAGCATGGTAATATTATGAGCACTACATTAGGTATAGAAAGAATTCCAGATCCAATGTTATTAAAAGAAATGTTAGCTTATCAACCGGGAGTTAACGTTGACCGTTTAGTAGCTTTTTCAGCTTTGGTTGCATTTGCTAAAATTCAGCAGTCAAATAGAGGTTTTAGTAAAAGAAAAGAGGAAGATGAAACAAAGAATTTGCAAAATCAAAATAATTTGTATAAATTAAAGTATAGTCCGTTTAAAAACTTGGAACGTAATAAAGCTATGACTTCAAGTAAATCTGGAAGATCAGCTTTTAAAAACTTTAGATAATGAAAGTATATAATGCGTTAGATTTAAAAAAAGGTGCAAAAGGAGAAGGTTATCCTACTACTTCAAGCCTAACACAACCTATACAGTTTCTTTCATCAAAAGAAAAAGATGATGATTGGAGTGGTTGGAATATTGATTGGTTAGAACTTCAGGGTATGGAGTTTCTTAGACTTAATGCTAGAAGACTTCTTAAGAATTATAAACTCGCAAAAGGTATTATTGATAAATCTGATTATATAGCCGTTGATGATAATGATCAAAGAGAACTTATTGAAATTTTAACAAAAGAAGATAACTCAGCTTTAGAGCTTAAGTTTTATCCAATTGTTCCTAATGTTATTAATGTACTTTGTGGTGAGTTTTCAAAAAGATATAATAAAGTTCAATTTAGAGCTGTAGATGATTTATCATATAATGAAATGCTTGAGCAAAAAAGAATTCAAGTAGAACAAAATTTACTTGCAGACGCTGAAGCAAAACTTATTGCTAGAATGATTGAAATGGGTATGGACCCAAATAGTCCAGAAGCACAGGAACAACTAGCTCCAGAAAACATTAAATCATTACCTGAAATTGAAGACTTCTTTAGAAAGGATTATAGATCCTTAGTAGAAGAATGGGCATCTCATCAGTATAATGTAGATGAAGAAAGATTTAAAATGGCAGAACTAGAGGAAAGAGCTTTCCGTGATATGCTTATCACAGATCGTGAGTTTTGGCATTTTAGAATGATGGAAGATGATTATGAAGTAGAATTATGGAATCCTCTTCTTACTTTTTATCACAAATCACCAGATTCACGCTATATCTCAGAAAGTAATTTTGTAGGTAAGTTGGATCTTATGACTGTTGCTGACGTTATTGATAAATATGGTTATTTAATGAATGAGGAACAGCTTCATTCTTTACAGAATATATATCCTGCTAAATCAGCTTTATATCAAGTTAACGGGTATCAGAATGATGGTTCTTATTACGATCCAAGCAGATCTCATGAATGGAATACTAATATGCCAGGTTTAGCATATAGGCAATATGTTAGCAATTGGTCAAATGATCCTGCTAGAGGTGGTGATATTGTTAGTGCTATTCTCAATGAAAGTGATGATGTACATAATTGGGGTGAAAGTTATCTAATGAGAGTTTGTACAGTTTACTGGAAGACACAAAGAAAGGTGGGGCATCTTGTAAAGATTACTAGTGATGGGGAAATTATTCAGCAAATTGTAGATGAAACATTTAAAATAACAGAAAAACCACTTTATGACACATCTATTTTTAAAAACAAAACTAAAGAAACACTTCTTGAGGGTGAACACATTGATTGGATTTGGATTAATGAAGTATGGGGAGGAGTTAAGGTTGGCCCAAACTTACCTGCTTTTTGGAGATCAAATATTAGTAATAATATTAATCCAATTTATATAGGAATTAATAGAACAAAACCTGGAAGAATTCCATTTCAATTTAAAGGATCTCAGACTTTATATGGTTGTAAACTTCCTGTAGAGGGAAGAGTGTTTTCTGATAGAAATACAAGGTCTACTTCATTAGTTGACTTAATGAAAGCATATCAGGTTGGTTATAATATGGTTAATAATCAGATTGCTGATATTCTTATAGACGAACTTGGTACAGTAATTATGTTTGACCAAAATGCATTACCGAGACATTCAATGGGTGAAGATTGGGGTAAAGGTAATTATGCAAAAGCATATGTAGCAATGAAAGATTTTCAGATGTTACCTTTAGATACAAGTATTACAAACACTGAAAACGCCACTAATTTCAATCATTATCAAGTTCTTAATATGGAACAGACTAATAGATTGATGTCAAGAATTCAACTTTCTAATTATTTTAAACAGCAAGCTTTTGATGCAATTGGTATTAATCCACAAAGACTTGGAGCACCTATAGCGCAAGAAACAGCAACCGGTGTTACTCAAGCTTTGAATCAGTCTTATGCACAAACTGAAATATATTTTAATCAGCATTCAGATCATTTAATGCCTAGAGTTCATCAAATGAGAACAGATTTATCGCAGTTTTATCATAGCAGAAATCCAAGTGTAAGATTAAGTTATATTACATCTGAAGCAGAAAAAGTAAATTTTACCATTAATGGAACAGAACTTTTACTTAGAGATTTTAATATTTATGCTACAACTAAAACTAATCATAGAGCTATTCTTGATCAGTTAAAGCAATTAGCACTTACTAATAATACTATGGGATCTTCAATATTTGATCTTGGTAGTATTATTAAAGCAGATTCTATTGCTGAAGTATCTACTATTCTTAAAGGCTCAGAGCAAAAGCAAAATGCTATAAGAGAACAAGAAATTCAAAATCAAAGACAAATGCAAGAACAAGCTCTTCAAGCTAAAGCTCAAGAAGAACAAATGAAACTTCAATTTCAAGCAGATCAGAATAATAAGGATAGACAAAACGAACTTCTTATAGCTGAAATTAGAGCAGCTGGTTATGGTGCAACACAAGATATTGATAAAAACATGATGTCTGACTATAGAGATGCAATGAAAGATATTAAAGAGTCAACTCAATATCAAGAACAAATAAACTTTAAAAGAGAGCAATCAGCTATAAATAATAGTATGGTTCAAAAGAAGTTAGATGTTGAAAGAGATAGGTTAACAACTCAAAGAGATGTTGCTAATACTCAACTTGAAATTGCTAGAGAAAATAAAAATAAATACGACATTAAAGCAAAATCTAATAGTAAAGAAAAATAATTTTAGATTGAACTAGTAAAATATTTTTATAATAGCTATATACTGCATAAAATGTAGTTGTTTATTAAAATATAATAGGTTTAGGTAAAATAATTTTTTTATATTGTATATATAGAAACCAACAAAAAATAATATATGAACACACAGTCAGTAGAAACAAAAGTAGAACAGGTGGATATTAACCTGGATGAATTGTTTGATGGAGCAGTTTCAGCATCTAGCGTTACTATTCCAACTAATTCTAATGAAAAAACAGGAGACTCTAAAAAAGTTAATATTTTTTCAAAAGAAAAAAATGTAGATTTTTCATTTGCTGATTTAACATCAAAAGATGAAGATGAAGATTCTGAAATTAAAGGAGAATCTCAAAATAAGAATTTAACAATTGAAGAATCAAATGATATTCTTAATTTATTGTCTAATACAAATGATAATGAAGACGATGATGAAAAGATTGAGACAAGAGGTAGGAAAAAAATTGACGGTATTGCTGATGTATTTCAAAAACTTATTAAGGAAGATAAGATTGTACCTTTTGAAGATGATAAATCATTAGAAGAATATACACTTAAAGATTGGGAAGAACTGATTGAAGCAAATTTAGAAGAAAAAGCTAATCAGGTACGAAGAGAGACTCCTAAGCAATTTTTTGATTCATTGCCTCAAGAACTTCAAATTGCTGCTCGTTATGTGGCTAATGGTGGTACAGATTTAAAAAGTCTTTTTTCAACTTTAGCACAAGTTGAAGAAACAAGAGATCTTGATGTTACAGATGAAAGAGATCAAGAATTAATTATTCGTGATTACTTGAGAGCTACAGGTTACGGAAGTATAGAAGAAATTGAAGAAGAAATTGAAGTTTGGAAAGACCTTGGAAAGCTTGAACAACAAGCAAACAAGTTTAAACCAAAATTGGATAAGATGCAAGAATCTGTTGTTGCTAGAAAGCTGGAAGAACAAGAAATGAGAAGAAAGCAACAAGAGCAGGCATCACACCAATATATGCAAAATGTATATGATACACTTAAAGATGGCGCATTAGGTGATTTTAAAATTGATAAAAAAACACAGAACATGCTTTATAATGGTCTTGTGCAGCCTAATTATCCTTCGGTAAGTGGTAGAAATACAAACTTACTTGGACATTTATTAGAAAAGTATCAGTTTGTAGAACCTAATTATACATTGATTTCAGAAGCTTTATGGTTACTTTCTGATCCTGAAGGATATAAATCAAGAATTATGGAAAAGGGATCTCAAAAATCTGTTGAGGCTACAGTTAGAAAACTAAAAACTGAACAAGCTAATAGTGGAGGAAGTTCACTTGGTGTAGATAGAACCGAGGAAACTGAAAGAAATATTAACAAAAGAAAAATGCAAAGACCTAACAATATATTTAAACGCTTTTAACAACAACTAAACACAATAAATTATGGCAACTCCAGTTTTAAACAATGGGATTTTTTTGAGAGACACTAACTACAAAGCTAGCTCTCATGTAGATTCTTATCACCTGACTCAAATGTTGGGTAGTGCCGAGCCTATGGATATGGGCCCGGTAGATTTATGGGCAATGACTCAAAAGGTTGAAATGCCCCTGTATCAAATGGCTTCCTTTGGTGGTAAAAATACCATCATGGTAGACAATGCAAGAGGTGAGTACAAATGGCAAACGCCTATTGCTCAAGACCTTCCTTTTATAGTATTGGATTTAGATTCAACTAATACTGAAAAAGGTATTGACGGTACCACCTTTTCAATTAAATTGTCTAAGAGGTCCTTCGGTCATGGTGATATTATCACTTATGACAAGTACAATGGTTTGGAATTATACGTTACAGCAGCTGATATTATTCCTGCTGGTGATGGTTTCATTTACACTGTGCAACTAGTGAACAACAACAATGCTGCAAGTCTTGATAACAAGTATCTTGCTCCTGGAACTAAGTTCTTCCGTAAAGGTTCTGCCCGTGGTGAATACGGTGAAAGATTTTCTGATATGGAAACTGGTTCTGGCTTCCGTGAATTTTACAACTTTGTAGGTGGTGCTGAAGCTCACGTTCACTATTCTATTTCTAGCCGTGCTGATTTGATGATCAAAGGCGGTTTGAATGCTGACGGTACTGTTCCCGTTACTGAGATTTGGAGAAACTTTAATCAGGATGTAAATAATCCTTCAGTTTCTTCTATTGAGCAACTTGTTGCATCTATGGGTAAAGCAGGTGCACGTCAAGCATTTGAAAGTGGTCAATTGTCACGTACATTTCTTACTAATTTAGAAGCAGCTCACTTGAGCAAAATTGCTAATGACATTGAGACTTACTTAATGTGGGGTAAAGGTGGTAGAATTAAGCAAGATGGTCCAGATGATATCAGATTGTCTGTAGGTTTGTGGAGTCAGCTTGATAACTCATTCAAGCGTGTTTACAACAAATCTTCTTTTAATCTTGATATGTTCAAATCTGAACTTTACAATTTCTATCAAGGTAAAGTTGAATTTAAAGGTCCAGATCCTCAACGTAAGCTTGTAGTACAAACAGGTATTGGTGGTATGCAACTTATTAACAGAGCAATTGCCAATGAGGTATACGGATCTGGTTTAGTTCAAAATGCTACTGATATCGGTGCTGTAACCGGAAAAGGTATGGATCTTGACTTTGGTTTTGCATATACTAGCTTTACTATTCCTTTCTTGGCTAATGTGAAGTTTGTATTAAACCCTGCGTTTGATAACCTTCATACTAATGACATTGAAAATCCTTTGATTGATGGTCGTCCTTTGAGTTCTTATAGTTATATTATTTTTGATGTTACTGATAACGGAAATGATAATATCTACTTGTTGAAGCTTAACTGGGATAACCAATTGAAGTGGTTCTATCAGAATGGTACTATGGATTATATGGGACGTACTCAAGGTTTTGCAAGTTCTGGACAGTTTAACGGTTACCGTGTGTATATGTCACAAACAATGCCAGCTATTTGGGTAAAAGATCCAACTAAAGTTCTTAAGATTGTAATGAGAAATCCTGTAACTGGTGGATCATTCTAATCAAATTGATAAAATTAAAAAGGGGAGGATTGGTCATACCTCCTCCCTTTTTTTATCTTAAACTAAATAAAAGAAAAAAATTATGTCAATTTATAAAAAAGCACCTTTCAAACATGTCAGTGAATTTACAAACTCTACTATTGAGAAGTTGTTTGCAAAGCCGGCATTTCTTGAAGCTTTAGAGGGATCTTTGGCTAAGAGAGCATATGTAAATAATGCAGCTGCAGTAGCGGCTGGACTTAAAGTTGGACAGTTATATATTAACACAACAACAGACAGTATTACTGTGGTAGTTTAATAAACTCAAAAAACTTTTGCCGGGAAACCGGCATTAGATTATAAAAAATGTACATAATTATGTACTTTTGAGTTATAATTTAAAAACCAAATAATTATGAATGATTACACAATTGTAGAAAAGTATCAACAAAACAAAAACAGAGCTGTTGCAGTTAGACCTTATTTTGATCCAAACAAACAAAACATGGGACTTGAAAACTACGGCATGGCACTTTATGATGGAGTATGGCACGAAGAATCTTTAGCATGTCTTGAACTTAATGGAGTTAAAAGATATGTTACTGGATTAAATGAGTTTGCCCCTGATGTAAAAAGACTACCTCCTGGTGAAAGAGAAGTTAAGATTAAGGAAATTAGAAAAGTTGTAGCTCAGCTTGAAGCGGAGTTAGCTGCTAATGTAATTGATCCAGAAGACAAAGATTTTTGGAATAAAGTATCATTATTAAAACCTGATAATGATAAATTTTGGTCAAGAATTAGTTTGAGATGTGGGAATGATCCTGTTTTTTTAGATCCAGATTCAGATCCATATGATTTAGTTAAATTGTATGCTATTAATTCTGGCGGATTTTCTATTGTTGCTAAATCTCTTAAAGATGCCAGAAAAGCGGTTAATCCTCCTAAGTTTTATTTAGATCAACTTCAGGAAACTGTTACAACAAGAACAGAAACTACAAAACTTAGGAATAAAGCTATTGCAGAACTGCAAAAACTTTATGATAAAAATACTAATAAGTTAATGTATGTGGCAAAAGTTGTAGATGGTGATAGTACACAATATACAAAGTCTACACCAAATGACATTTTATATGAAAATATGGATGCATTTATTAATGGTAATAGTACTGAATCAAATAAAACAAGAGCTGCTCAATCATTTGTTGAAGCTGCGAATGCAAGTATGGAAGATCTTAAAATTAGATCACTTGTAAAAGATGCTATGTTTTATAGATTTATTCTTCCTAAATCTAATGGTTGGATTGAAACATTAGATGGTAATGCAAGATTGGGTAAGAAACCTTCAGAAGTTGTTGATTTTTTAAAAGATCCTATTAATGAAGAAGTTCTTACAAATCTCCTTAATAAAGTAGAACCTTATTGGACCACTTAATATAACGGAACTTTATAATATAAAAGATGAATAATCAAATTCTTCGATTAAAGTTAAAGCAAAGATTAAATAAACTGTCAAGTAATGATTATGATAATCTAGAAAATTGGCAGATTATTGAAGCATTTAATAAAGCTCAAATTGAATGGGTAAGAAGAATGCTACATGGCAATAATCTTTATAAAGAAGGAGATGAGTTATCTAAAAGAAGAATTGATGATTTACAAATACTTCTTACAGAATTACCTTTAGTTGGGGTTTTCAATGAGAAGTATTTTGAAACAACAAATTTTCCACCTACTAACTATTTAGAATATAAAAGAGTTAGTACTAATGCTATTACAGAATGTTGCCCTAAACCTCGGTCAATGACTGTGTATTTAGGAGAAGAAGCTAATGTTGATTTATACCTTAGAGATACTCTTAAAAGACCAGATTTTGACTGGGGGGAAACATTTTTAACAATGATTAATAACACTATTAGAATTTATATAAGAGAATTTACTCTTTCAGATCCCACACTTACTTATTATAGAAAACCTATTAATATTGAGTTTGCAGGTGTTATTAATCCCTATACGGGAATTGTGTCTACAGTAGATGTTACTTCTGAATTTAAGGATGATATTGTTGAATTAATTTTAGATGATACTGCTGCATTAATTGCGGGAGATATAGAAAACTTTAATCAAATGCAGAGAGAACAACAATCTGCAGAAAGAAATAATTAATTATGGATTATACAAAAAGAACTTTAAAAACAAAGTCAAGTACAGATGAAAGCATGATGGAAAAAAATAAAACTTCCACTCTAAAAAGAGTTCAATCTGGAAGATCTCCAGAAATGCAAAAAGTTGATGCAATGACAGGTGCTTTAGTACAGGAATTAATGAATGCTGCAACAAGTTTTCATAAGTTACATTTGCAAGTAACAGGACCTGGTTCCTTTGCTGCTCATAAAGCATTAAATGAAATTTATGATGCATTGCCTGATTTATCTGATTCAATTGCAGAAGGTTATCAAGGAGCATGTGAAGTAATTTTAAAATATGAAGGTCAAGGATCAGTTGTTCTTGAAAGTGTTGAGAGTGCTATTGAATATTTGCGTCAGATGAAAGAACAAGTAGATGAACTTCAATCTGTAATGCCACACAGTGAAATTGTAAATCTTTTAGATACTGTAAAAGATGCAATAAATTTTGCAAAATATAAATTAATTTTTCTAGCATAATTTGGAATTTTAAATTTTTTTTGTATATTATATATGTGCACGGTGCACATAATGTTTATTTGTAAAACTTAAAACTTAAAAAAAATGGCTTATTTTAATCATGCGTTTAGCAAAGCATTTGTAGTAGATAGCTTTGCTGCTGCGGCAACTAAGACTTCCGCATTTACTCCCGGTCAGTTTGAAGTAGTTCAAAGTTGGGCTTCAGTTCAAGCTTCAGCTGGTAACCCTATCACTGCTGGTGAACTTTTTTATCTTGTGCAAGGTAGCTTTCACACTCAAGACAACATTGGTAATAACCCAGGTCATGGTGGTTACAGTGAGTCTGTAAAATCGAAAGGTATTAATGCTAGATTTATTTCTAGATTGTGGTCTTCTGAATGTCAAACTTCTGAAGCTGCAACTGTAAAAATTTGTGTAGGTTCAAGTTGCGCTCCTTGCGGATCTAACCTATTCCTTCGTTTGGATGTTAAAGGATCTCCTGCTCTTCGTTTCTTAAACCATAATGCTTATGCAATTGGTGACAGTTCAGGTAATGCAAACACTAATAGTTTTCCTGGCAACTGCTGCATAGAAGGACAAACTTATTTAGATCCAGCTGTAGCTTTGGCTAAAGCATCTGATATGTTATTGCAAGATCCTATTATTAAACCATTTGCAAAAGAAAAGACTGGTGGTGGAATTGAGATTTCTTATCCTAATTTAAATGCTGCTGGTACTTTGGGTGCAATTGTTGGTGGTGCAGGTTATACACCTAGTAGTACTTACACTGTAGCTACTACAGGTGGTTCTGGTACTGGTTTGACTTTGTCAATCACTACTAGTGCAGGTGGTGCAATTACAGCTGCTTCTATAGTATGTCCTGGTAATGGTTATACTGCTGCTAATATAGTTACTGCCGTTGGTGGTACTGGTACAGTAGTTGTTGCCACTATTGTTGACACTGCTGTTTATACAATTCAGGAAGTATTAACAGGCGGTTATGCTGCTAGCACTGATCCTGTTACTGATGAAGTAACAGCTTGTGTTAGTTTTGAAGGTGCTTATGTAGATACTAAGTTTGGAAATTGTTCATTTGATACACGTGATCATTACGAAAAAGAGCCTGTACAATTGATTGGTTCTGTTCTTAATGAAACTGGTGATCCATGTAATGACTGTGGTGTTGTAACTACAACTCCTGGTACTATGCAACAAACTTCAGGTGAAACAGTGTTGAGAGACATTTTGTTAACTGAGGCTTATATGCAGTCTCCTTATAACCAAGGAAACCCTGATTCATCACGTATTCGTGAGATTGAAGGATCTAGTGATATTTTATCTGCTATTGATCGTAATGCTCTGTATAAGACTTATTACATTCAACATAGTATCCCAAGATTGAATAATCCTACAGGAACATTTGATAATGATCAATATGTTTATAAGATTTACATCAAGTGTGACGATACAGCAGAACAAGCTTTGATGGAAACATTGATAGATGAGATTGTTACTGTTGCTGGTGCATCTGGTAATCCAATTACATTTGAATCTAATATTGACTAAGAAATAGTCATAATTATTAAAGAAGGTGGGGTAGAAATGTCCCACCTTCTTTTTTATCTTTGGTTTTTTTAGTATATTATGTATATAACGTATATTTGTAAAAGACTTTATTATGGCTAGTAAACATATTTTAAGCTTAGAAGTACCTACCGTAGCAAACTGTGAAATTCTTTCTATAAGGGATACTAGTCAGTATTCTAATTTGTTAGCAATTGATTGTGAAGAATTATTAATTACTGTACCAGGATTTAACGCAGGTGCTCTTATAAAAGTTGTTGAAGGATTTTTTTTAGATATTACAGCATGTGATCTTGGAATTCAAAAAGAAAATTGTAGTGAACATAGATCAGATCTTCCTGATGGTGTTTACATTATTAAATATAGTGTAGCTCCAAATGATAAAGTCTATGTAGAATATAATCATTTAAGGGTTACAAAAATTTTAAATTTATATTACAAAACACTTTGTGATATAGACTTACAAACTTGCGAACCTTTTAGTGAAAAGCAGTCTTTAATTCAAGAAATGCAGTTTATCAGAACTTTGATTGATGGTGCAATTGCTAAAGTTGAGTATTGCAGTAGTCCATCTTTAGGTATGGAAATGTATAACTATGCTCTAAGTAGATTAGAAAAAATAGTTTGTAAAACTATAGGATGTCATTAAAACTAATATAATATGATTTGTAAACAATGTAATAAAGGATTTACATGCGGTTGTCAAAAAACAACGGCAAACGATGGTTCTGTTGTACATAAAAGTTGTTTAACAGGATATCAGACTAAGATATCTGGAGTTTCTTCTAAAACAGATTTACTAACAGAAAACATTAAAAACGCATATTCAAATATCACAAAGAAATAAATGAACGAGCTAATTAAAAAGATTGAGATTGAGTCCAAATTTGCTGAAGCTGTTTATAGAGAGTTTAGAGAAATTAGATTTGGTATTGCGTCTTGTTGTTATACTAATCTTATTGATATGAAAATAAAGAAGGCAATTTGTGATTGGCAAGAACTTTTGAATTATCAACCAATTTTAGAATGCGGTGATGATTGTCATAGTGCTTGTGTTAATAATTGTTCTTGTTCATGCAATCAGGCTAATTATCAAGTTACATGTGATTATAACGATATTTATATTGTAGATAAAACAGTTTAAAAATTTAATTATATTTTAAATCAAACAAAAACTATCAGTTAAAAACTTAACGGTATACAGGATTAAACTAATATTGAATATTTTGTAAACTTTTTATAATTAACTGGTTGTTTGATTACAAAAACTTTTGTATATTATAGTATGTACTAGATGTTTGTACTTTGTAAAATAAATATTTATGATACCAGTAAGTAACGGTAAAACTTCACCTTGTTCTCCAATATCATCCAATTGTGTTATTTGGCAAGGTCCTGATATTCCTTGTATTAACCTTTGTAATGGTGATACTATTAGTGATGTAATAGGTAAGTTAGCAGAAGAACTTTGTACTCTTATAGATACAGCTTGCCAATGTAATCCTGATATTTCAGGTTTAACATTAAGTTGTTTACCTGAAGAAACTCCTTTAGAGTTAGAATCTGTTCTTCAAGCTATTATAGATTATTTATGTAATTTAAATCCAGGAGGTCCTGGCACATTACCAAATATAACTCTTCCAGGTTGTTTGCAATATGATGATCCTTTAGGTAATCCTGTTTTACAATTACCTTTAGATCAATTTGCAACTTTAATTGGTAACAAAATTTGCGATATTCTTTCAGATATCAGTAGTTTACAACTTGCTGTTTATGATCTTCAGATAAGAGTAACTGTTCTTGAAAACTGTGTTTTACCTTGTGGCACTATACCAGCTTCTGGTGGTGATTTTGATATTATATCTGATTGTTTATTTGCCGGTGTATTAGTTCCTATTTCACAACTTGTTCAAGGACTTGAATCACAATTTTGCGAATTTAGAAATGCTGTAGGTTCAGTATCTTTAATTAATCAAGCTATTTCTGCTCAGTGTCTTTTTGGAACTACACCAAGATTAAGTGGTCCAGGTACATATTCTGCTCTTAGCGGTTGGGTTAATTCTCCAAGTACATTAGCACAAAGTAATGTTAACCAATGGCTTGCAATATGTGATTTATATGCAGCAGTATCCGATATTCAAAACAACTGTTGCGATGTTGGTTGTGATGGTGTAATATTTAGTGTTTCTTATACAACAATTGATTCAAACGGAGATGGTGTTGTAGAAGCTTTAAATTTGAATTTTACAAGCTCAAATATTCCATCAGGATTTAATGATTGTGGTGGAAATACTATAATTACTATTACAGATTCAAACGGCTCATCTATAACACAATCTTTAAATGTAACAGCATTATCCAACGATCCTCTTGGTGTTACTGTAAGTGTAGCTAGTTTAAACACACTTGCATCATTAGTTTTAAGTGTACCATTTTGTGTTACCGATGGAACAAGTCAGTGCTCTAATTTACAAACAACTATTGTTCCTTTAAATATTCCTTGTCCAACTTCTATTTCTGCTACACCTATTCTTACTGATATTAATGTAACTTTTACAAATGCATTAGGAACAGGTGTAACATATACAATTGTTGCAATTGATACAACTACTGGAGCAAGTTTGGGAAGCACTACAATAACAAGTCCTTCTACTACAGTAGCCCATACATTTGGTGGAGCAATACCTGGTAGAACATATAATATTATTGTTACAGTTTCTCAAGGAGCCTCTGTTAGAACATGTACTCCTATAGCTGTAGCTGTACCTGGTTCAACTTGTGTAAATTATTTTACTGCTAGCACTAGTAGTGTAAATGGAGTAAGTGATATTTATTTGGGGCATGAGGCACCTGGTGGTGATGTAAAAACTCCTTATTGGTACAATCCAATTACTCAACAAATTGTTGTAGGAACTTCAGGTACTGTTACTTGTGATGCTCCTCTTGCTACAAACTTAAGTATTAGTATATCTGGCGTTATTACGGTTGATCTTAATTACTCAATTGGTGGTACCGCAATTACAACAAACTATAGTCTTGATGGTATTTCTTGGAGTCCTAATTTGACTGCAGGTCCTGGTACAAGAAATATTGCAACAGGTGCAACATCAGGTTCTGTTTACTTTAGAGCAAAAACTCAATGTACTGTAGGTAGCACAGAATATTTAATTTATAGATATGATTTTGCAACAGACTATTGGACACTTTTAGCTAATCCATCTGTTACACAATGTGATAATGGTTCAATTCCAGGAACATGTCCTACAGGTGTTGAAGTTGCAACTCAAGTGCTTTCTTGTGATGGAACAAATTATAATGTATTTGGAGGAGGTGTTAACAGCAAATGGTATTATGTAGGCAAATATATAAGATCCGGAAATACAGTTTATATTTATGCCGGTTGGAAGGATACATTTACTCCAGGAACTGCAGCAAGTTCTGTAGTAGAATGTTGTGTTTGTCCTGCTTTTATTTCAACAGATACTATTCAAATATTCTGCAATGAAAGCGGATCAACAACTTTTAGAGTACCCTATTTGTTAGGTGAGGGATCTCCTAATATGACAATTAGTGCGATTCCTGTTAATGGACTTCTTACTCAAAGTAGTTCTGTTTCAAATGAGTTTACTTATACAAATACTGTTCCTGGTCAATATGGAGATACTTTTGGAGTAACTCTTGTACCTTCAGTACTTGGTGTATGTGAACAGGCTACTGCAACAATTCAAATTCAAATAATTCCTTGTGAAGTATCTCTTTTATGGGAGAATCAACCTATTTATGCTTTTATTGATACAGGAAGTTATAGTGCTACAGAAGGTCAAGAAATTCAAGTTGGATTAACTAATCTTGCCGCAGAATGGAATACACTATTTGGATATGTAGGAGATATATATTTTATTCCTGTTGCCGATAGTAAGTATTTAGGTTATCAGAAATCTATTGTAGATGATGGTGCTAGTGCAACATTAGATACAGATCCAGCTTGGGTAGCTTTACAAAATTTACCTCCTTTGTGGACAGGATCTGGGCCACAGTATAAAGATGGTGCTTTTCTTATTAATTTTGTTAATATAGCTGCTGTAGATTATCATGCTACAACATTAGCTTCTGGATTTACCGGTCAACCATCCTCACTATATGAAGATGATTATGATGCTTTTATAGATGCAATTACAGGTACTCAAACAAGTACTTGGGCTCAAGCATTAAATATTACTGTAGATCAATATCCTGATGGATTTAGTGCTGTATTAAATCCTTTTACAGTTAAAGGTAGTACAAGTGCAGATGCTGCAATGATTTTGCATGCATTAGCTGCATACACTGGAGAAATGATTCCTCCTGCTGAATATGGTATTGAAACTGTAGTTGATGTTACAGGATACTTAATGCAAGGTTTAGTTCCATCTGCTTCAAATCCATACAGTGGTTTTGTAACTACTGGCGGGAATACAATTTTTGGTTTATATCAGTATGGTTGGTTGGTTTATTTAAACAACATAGAAAAAGCTTTAACGTATACTCATATTAGTAGTAATCAAGATGAACAATTTAATAATCAACTTACATTAGCTATTCAAGATTGTACTGGTACATATCCTAGTACACTGCTTACTTTAGATGGTTATAGAATGCTTGATTGTAATACTGGTGCTATTATTAGGGTTGATTGGTTAGCTAGTTCTTTACCTGTGATTGGAGAGTTTTGGAGCTTTACTGATCCTATTGCTGGATTGACTTGTGGTGAAATTATTTCTGAAAAAGAAATTTTTTCAAGTGTAGATTATACAGCACCTGTTTCTTCACCAGCATTGATAACAGGATGTGGAGATTGCGGTTTTTAATTTTAAATAAATAAAAAAAATTATGTCTTGTAATTGTAGTAAATGTAATCCAAATAAACCTTGTGGTTGTGCAGATTCAGCACTTCATACACCATGCTCTTACACTGATTGTAGCATAGGTAGTGAAAGATGTGATGATATTCAGTGTGCTGAGTGTGTTAGTTACTGCGGTACTAGTTTTAGAATTGTAGATGGAACTAATATCTTTCAAATTAATGAAGGAGATAGACTAGATATGATTCTTCAAAAACTTTCATTAATTGTTATAAATGGATTTGGTGCTTGCAACGCAGATAATGTTCATCATGCTCCTTATAATGTATATGCAACAAATATCACAAATACTAAGGTAACGGTGTTGTGGAATGATGAATCCTCTTTAACAACAGGTATTAGTGTTTATTATGATACAGTAGCATCACCATCAGGTTGGGTACTGGCAAATGCCATTCCTATAGCTCCTACAGTTTTAACTTATCAATTAGCAAATCTTACTCCTGCAACTCAATATAAAATTAAACTTGTGTCCTCGTATGGAGTTTTAGTATGTGAAAGTGTAGAAATTTTAATCACTACACTTCTTTAAAGATGCAACTAAAGTGGTAGTTTGTTGGTTTTCTATCACACTCGTTGGGGGAGGTCCTAGTAATGGGACCTCTTTTTTTTAATAAATATATATTATATTTACAAACAAATCTAAAATAATAAAAATGACTGTTTTAGAAAAACGTATTTCACAATCATTAATGTGGAAAAAAAGTCCTGAGTATTGTGCAAACAGATTGGGTATATCAATAGATTTATACAAATCCATTAAGAAAAAACTTAAATCTAAAAGTATTAATAAAAAAACTTCTAAACATTTTGATCTTGATAAAGGTGAAATAAAGTTTGAAACTTTTATTAATCATGAACCAAAATCACCTGAAGAAATTATAAAGCTTTTAAACATTAATATAAATGATTGGAAGCTTTCTTCATATTGGAACAAACAGGTTCAAAATGGTTGGAGAGTTTCAGCTCTTGTTACAAAGATTAAAGAAAATGATGAAGGACGTCTTTTTAAAGAGCTTCTTAAGAATTGGAAACCCAGAAAAAATTATATTACAAGCAGTTTAAATGTAACTAATAAGTTACCTACTGTCTGCGGAATAATGTCATTACAAGATATTCATTTTGGAAAAGAAGGTAACAAAACAATTGATATAGATTTTGAACAAGCTTTAGAAGATCTTATTGTAAGAGCATCTTCATCTCATCATATTGAAGTATTGTATTTTGTTATTGGAGGAGATCTTATAAATATGGATACTTTTTCAGGAACTACAACTTCTGGAACACAGCTTGAAAACTCAATGAAAGCAACGGATGCCTATATTCAAGCGTTTGATTCTATGCATTGGGCTGTAACAAATTTAGCTAATTTTTGTGACAAATTAGTTGTAGTCTATATGCCTGGAAATCATGATAGACTTTCTTCTTTTCATTTGGCACATGCTTTATCAAAATCAATTGAAGCAGATAATGTTGAATGGGATGTAGAATATTCTGAAAGAAAAGCTTACATATGGGGAGAAAACTTTAATGCGTTTGAACATGGTGATGTAAAATCTAAAAGTACACCGCTTGTTTATGCTACAGAGTTTTCTCAGATGTGGGGTTATACAAGGTTTAGAACTTTATTTACAGGTCATTATCATCAAAATAGAAAAGTTGAGTATATAACAACATCCGAAGAAGTTGGTTTTATTCATAAAACTTTACCTAGTTTATGCAAGACAGATTATTATCATTATCATAATAAATATGTAGGAAATAGAAGATCTGCAGTTCTTGAACTTCAGTCATTTACAAAAGGAACTATATGCGAACTAGTTTATTCAATATAAAGATTTTTTTAAGTGTTTAATTTTTTGTAAATTATAAATAACAACTATATGATAAATAACTTTAAAAACCCAGATTTAAATGCTCCAAGATATAGAGAAAAAAGATTAGGGCTATTAAACAGTAAAACAATAAAGGATTTTAAAGATAAATATCCCATGTATGAAAATATTGATAATGATAAACTTAAAAGTATAATTAGAATATTCAATAAAAAAGTGTGGCAGGGTGTAATTAAATATAGAGATGGTGTAGAATTACCGGATTCATTAGGTTATTTGTTTATTGGAACATGTAAACCTAGTAAGTCTGTAAATACTAATTATTCTCTTTCTAAGCAGTACGGAAAAGTATTGCAAAATAAAAACTGGGATACCGATGGTAATATAGGAAAGATTTTCTATACAAATTGGTCTACCAAATATAAGTTTAAAAATCGTGAGCTATGGAGATTTGAAGCACTAAGAGATTTTAAAAGAAGTGTTGCTAAAGAATATCCTGAAAACTGGACTAAGTATATTTTTATGAAGAATAAGTATAGAGTGGCTCATTTATATTCCGCCAAAACTCCTGAAAAATAATAGTTTTGGCACATTAATAATTAAAAATATGGCAACAATTGCGGATGTAATATCAAGAGTTAGAGGTCAGGTAAAAGCTGAAAGTCAAGATGCTTTTACAACTGATAGATACATTTATAGTCTTGTTCAAAAATTTGCTCAAGTCTTAATGAGAAGACAAGACAGCTTAAATAAGCTAATGAAGTTTAATTCAATATGGAAATCTTTACCTTATGTTGAATTAATAGAAGTAGATAGAGTAGAAGCACAATGTTCAGGTATTAAAAGTGGTTGTACTTTTATGAGAACTAAAGAAAAATTACCTGATATGATTGAAGGTTATTGGGGTCCTCTGATTAGAATTGTATCATCAATTGATGGTTCTGAAGAATTGCAACCTATCCAACCTTCAACTTATCTTGCAATGTCTAAAACAACTTCATTTAGATATAATAAATCAAAATACTTTTGGTTCATAGATCATTATTTATATTTTCCAAATTTAGAATGGGATGCTGTAAGAATTGAAGCAGTGTTTGATTCAGATATATCTAATTGGCAGTGTGACGATAACTGTATACCCCACTATATGCAAGACGTAAATATTCCAGAATCTTTACTTGCGGAAATAGAAGGTCAAGTTTTAAGTATTATGACTAATACATTAAGAATACCTTCAGAAGATTCTGATAATAAAATTAATCCACATAGATAATGAGTATATCACATAAATATAGAACTTTTGATCAGCTTTATAATGATGTAGTTGTTGATTTTGCTACATATAATATTGAAGGCTTTATAGATCCGGGGCAACTTATTAAAGTAGCAACAAGGGTTAACTATGATCTTGGCTTGAGAATACATAGAACCAAAGAAGTTGTTTTAGATATTGAACATGGTAAAGCTAGACTTCCTTATGATTTTGCTTTCTTAAACTATGCATTTAGATGTGGTAGTTATAGCATTGCGGATAGAATGCCTAGTGGTACTCATATTGAAACATTCAACGATGTACCTTATGTACCAGCTCCAGGTGAGTCAGGACCATGTGAAGATCCTGAATGTAGAGATGTTTGTGTTATAAAGACATGTAATGACAAAAATGCGTATCAATTAATTCAAAGAATTGGTGAGCATACATGGAGAACCTTTACAGCGTTTGTACCTTTAAGAATAAGAACAGTCAATAAATACACATGCGATTGTCCAAATGTAAATGAACAAGCTTCTGATATTGCTGAAATTAAAGATGGTTTTATTCTTACATCTTTTACAACAGGAAAGGTTTATATCAGCTATCAAGGAGCTATGGAAGATAATGACGGTAATTTGTTGGTATTAGATCAGCCTTACTGTAATGAATATTATGAATATGCTTTAAAACAACGTATTCTTGAAAATATGCTTTTTGCTGGAGAAAATGTTAGTAATCAAATGACACTGATTGAGCAAAGACTTAGAGCATCTAGAAATAATGCTTTAAGTTTTGTGAATACACCTGATTTTAGAGAATTATATGAAGTATGGTGGATGAATAGAAGAGCTCAATATCATAACTATTATAACATGTTTAAGAGTTACCCTGTTATTGGATAATATTTATTATGGCTAAACAATATTCAAATTCATCATCTATAGATACTAATAGCTTTATAAAAGGTATGGTGAAGGATTTATTTGCTTCATTTCAACCAAAAGAAAATTGGTCACATGCAAGAAATGCATATAATAATTCAGTTGATGGGGATACTGGAGTTATAGGTAATGAACCCGCAAATCTTCAGTGTGGTATTGTACCATATACTATAATTGGATTTATTCATAAAAGAGCTGATCAATGGTATGTATTTTCCACTGATGATACAAATTCTGAAATTGGATTTTATGATGAAAGTACTTGTAGTTATACAACTATTGTAAATAATCCATGTTTAAATTTTAATAGGAAATATTTAATTATAGGTGCCTCAAAAGAAAATTATGATTGTACTTGGCAAATTTATTGGGATGATTCCAACAATCCATCAAGAACATTAAATGCAGATGATATACCGTGGGTACAGCAAGTGGTAAGTCCTCCTGGAGCTGATTGTGTAATTTATGCTGATACAGATGTTTTAGATTGTGAAAGATTAAGATTGGCTCCAGTTGTAGATACACCTTGTATTAAACTAACAAGAGCTCAAGATGGTGGTTTATTAAGAAACGGTACATATCAAGCATTTTTAGCTTATGTGGAAAATGATCAAGTTGTAACTGATTATATTGGAATATCAAATTTACAAAGTCTTTTTAATCATGATAATAATGCTGGTTCATTAAATATTGAAATAACTAATCTTGATAAAGACTATTTCTATTATCAACTTGTAATACTAAGTAATAATCAGCAGAATATTGTTGCTAAAGTTATTGGTACTTATAGCACAGAGCAATCTGTTATTAGTTTAGACTATATAGATCCAGCAACTGTAAGTGTTGACTTTACAGTTTTATTTACAAGAAAACCTGCATATGAAAAATCAGATGCAATGTATGTTGTAAATGATTATTTGATAAGACAAGGTCCAACTGAACAGTTTGACTTTAACTACCAACCTATTGCAAATCAAATTCAAGTTCAATGGGTTGTTGCTGAATATCCTCAGTCTTATTATTATAAAGGTGGTAACAAAACATCTTTTTTGAGAGATGAAGTTTATTCATTTTTTATTAGATGGATTTATAATACTGGTGAAAAAAGCAAGTCTTATCATATACCAGGTAGACCTCCTAGATTAGCTGGAGAAGATCAATATGGTAATGTTGTTAATGAGATAGGTTTATCTGGTGGTATTAATACTATTGATGGTCCTAATTACAATTTTGAAATATTTAATACAGCCACTATAATATCTCTTGCTACACAGACTTTACCAGATGGTGGTATTATAGTTGGTCGAGGAGACTTAGCATACTGGCAATCAACTGAAATATATCCAGCTAGTAAACCTGAAATTTGGAACTCTACATATGTAGATCCTAATACAGGTGTAAACATTGGCGGTACAACAAATCAACAATTTGATTTGTGTGGTAAACCAATTAGACATCATAAAATGCCCACTGAAGAAAAAAGTCCAGTGTTGGGGTTATATAATCAATCTTCTGATTCTATAAGAATTCTTGGTGTTGACTTTAGAAATATAGGAAGACCTAAATTTAATGATGGAACATATATTCCTAATGTTGTTGGTTATGAAATTTTAAGAGGATCAAGAGAAGGAGCTAAGTCTATTTTAGCTAAGGGTGTGTTTAGGAATATGCGGGAATATACAATTCCTCAAGGACAGAATAATATTCAAGGGTTATATCCAAACTATCCTTACAATGATTTAAGACCTGATATTTATTTTCATGATGGTGCAAGTGGTGTTGGTCCTGCAAAAAGAACTGATGGTTGTGATGATTTAACAAACTCTGTTGCTAGTTTTTTACCAATTACTGGTTACTCACAAAGTGTTTTTACATTTCATTCACCTGAGTTGATGTTTAAGAGACCATTCTTAAATGCATATGAAGCTAGAATATATGGTCAGTTAAGCGGTCAATCTGAAGGATATTTTATTGCATCTGAACAACATCCTCAATATAAATTACTTAGAAATGTAGCTGCAATACTATCTGGAATTATTGGTATTGGTTATGCAATTAATGCAATACAGGGTGTTAGAAAAGATAAAATTAATTATGCATTTCCAACTTGGGAAGCAGGAAATGCATCAAGTTGGACTTTTGCAGGCCCTGCAGGTGCTGGCCTTACTTTACCTCAGCAAACAGCAAACGTACTCCTTGCCACACCAATTATTACAGCTATAAATACTTTAGGTAACCCAGGAGAAATTCTTACAGATAGTGCTTTTGCCGTTGGAGCCCTTTTAGCGGGAACAGGTGTTAGACAACTTGCAAATACTCAACAAGCTACTGTTCAAAGTCTTCTTGGTTTATCACCATTAATAAGAGGTGGTAGTCTTGAAAAAGAATTTAATTTAGATAGTAATACAGGAGGACTTCCTAGTCTTATTCAAGGTTTACTAGGAGCTTATACAGCTAGACAAAAAATTGCAGAAGGTGCTCAAGAAATTATTGATCTTATGTATAATTTTGTTCAACCATCTGATTTTGCTTTTAAACATAATTCACATGCTGATATATTTAATTATGCATCAACAATTTTTGGAAATAGATATAGATCAAGAATAAAAGAACAAAATTATATTGGATCAGCGTTTCAAATTTTTGATAGTCAATATAAAATTAATAATTTATTTAGACCAAAAACAGTTGCAATATCAATTGCTAATACATTTAATGATCCGACAGTCACTGATGTTTCAAGATATGTAATTGGAGGAGGATATAATGCAACAGCTACTAGCATTGTACCATCTAATAATTTTTTAGAGACTCCGGGTGTTAGTAGACTTACTGATGTTTCCATGTTATATGGAGCACTTAAGTTTAATTTTCAAAATCAATATGGTCAAATAGAAGGAATTAAACAGGTGCCTATGAGAGGCTGTATTAATTTTTTAGATCCAACCAAACCTGATATCTTTAAATACAGATCTGAAATATTTTTTTCAGGAGATACTTATGTGGGTAGATATACAGAAAAGGTGATAATGCCTATATTTTCTGATTTCTTATTTGGTCAACCTGATGGTTATACATACAACTATTTAAAAAGAGTAAATATTCCTTATCCAAGATTTTGGATGAATACTCAGAAGTTTGATACTACCAAACTTGCTGATGCAATAATGACGCTTGGTATATCTTCCGCACTGAATACTGGAAGTGCAGATGGTCTTTTACCAAATGATTTGTATTATTTGGATAGAGGAAATAGCTGTAATGTATTTGCTACATTATTTAGTGGTAATGATCCAAATCCCAAATTTGCAATGAGATATGCTTATATGTATACTCATTGTAATGGTGTATTAGATTTCTTTACAGAATCTGAAATTAATTTAGTACAGAGAGATTGGGAAGATAGAAAAAAAGATAGACATTATGATTCTTATGAATATAATAATGTAGATGATTTATTTGATGCTGAAATTATTAAAGAAGATAATTTTTATAAGTATGATTATTCTTTAAGTGCAAGCAGATTTGTTACAAACTTAACATCATTTGGAGAAATACAAACAAGAGATTATAATCCTCAAATTGCAGAGACTTGTTTTGATTATTACCCTAAGAGACTTATATATTCTTTGCAAGCACAGGAAGAAGCAAAAAAAGATTTTTGGAGAGTTTTTTTACCAAATAACTATAAAGATTTTAAAGATAAGGTTAGTGTAATTAAACCTATAAATAAAAATGGAGCAATTATATTTTTTCCTTATCAGTCTCCGCAGATGTTTCAAGGAGTTGATACATTACAAACAGATCTTGGAACTAAGATTACTATAGGTGATGGTGGATTATTTGAGCAACCTTTTCAAAATGTTGCAAATTCAGATTTACCTAATGAATATGGATCTTGTGAAAGTGCAAGAACTATAATTAATACACCTCTTGGTTTATTTTATTTATCACAAGCTCAAGGTAAAGTTTTTCAATATGCAGATGGTTTAGAGAATATTGCAAATAGAGGTATGAAGTGGTGGTTTAATAAATATTTACCATCAGTTCTTATAAGAGAGTTTCCTGAATTAGAGGAAACACCTTTGGCTGATAATACTGTAATTGGGGTTGGTTGTCAAGCTGTATATGATATTAATGATGATATTGTTTATTTCTGTAAAAAGGATTATAGTGTTAAACCTCAATACAAGAGTGGTATGCGGTTTGATCCTGTAAGTTACAGATTTATATATACATATCCTTCTGGTTTAGAAATTTCAATTGAATTAGGAGATCCATTTTATTTTGATGATGCTTGTTGGACAGTATCATATGATCCAAAATCTAAAGCATGGATTTCATTTCATGACTGGTGCCCAGAACTTACTATTCCAAGCATTAATCATTTTTTAACAACTAAGACAATTAATTCTGAAGAACCATACTGTCCTCCAGGATATGCCTATAATCCGAGTACAGGAGACTGTGAAAAATTAATTGATGAATCTGCACCAGCTGTAGTTACAGTTGATCAAATTGAAGCTTTAATAACAGGTGGTCCGCAGGAATGTCTTATTGATGTTATTATTGCCGTAGATACATCTGGAAGTACAGGAGGACCAGGAGGACCCACGAATCCAATTGGTCAAGCTGAATTAACTTTTGTTACAGAGTTTATAAATAATTCTAATATTCAATCTGGGTTAATAGGGGGTTTTATTCAGATAGGTATTACATCATGGTCAAACGTTGTACCTCCTGTTCTTAATAATGTTAGCATGAATCCAAATGGATTTTCAATGAGTAATACATTAACGGCTACACAAGTTAATACATGGCTTACAGCTAACTGGCAAATGGGGGGAACAGAAATTCCTCCTGCACTTGCTTTTGCTGAAAATAGATTAAATGCAAAGGTTAGTTCACAATTAGGAGATAGAAGTTCTTTACCAAACTTTAGACAATATATTATTCTTGTTACAGATACAAATACATATCCGGGTTTAGATGTAGGTTGCGGATATCAATCATCTACACTAGGTGGTTCATGTGTTGGTCCAGCTAAACAATTTGTAATGGCTGTATATGCTAGTCCAAATAATCCACCAATACCAACAGCTGGATATCTAGAAGAAATCACCTGTGATCAACCGCAGCTTCAGTTTGCTGTTTCAGGGGTTGATTTACCTGGTATTGCCGTTGTAGCAGAAGCTGTTATAGAAAAAACTTGTGGTGAAAATTATGAATGTAATTGTCCTCCTGGATATACATTAGTTTATCCTAGTACAGCAACTCCACCTATTCGTTGGACATTAGCAAACGGTGAATGTTTTCCAAATGGGCAAGGTACTTACGCACCTATTTGTAGAAAGGTAACATGTAATTGTCCTCCACCACCTGTTCCTTGGGCTCAAACAACCACTACAGGTCAGTGTGATAATTTATATTTGACAGGTCCTAATGGGGATCCTGATTATATAAATATGAATCCGTTAATATGTAATTACTTTAGTTTAGAAACAACTCCTCCAAGTTTTAGAGTTGGTTCAATCTGGAGACACAATTATCGTTGTGATCTTTATGCAAATTACTATGGTGATGATTATCCTTGGGAAGTAGAACTAATTGAGAACACTGGACAAATAGTAAACACTGTAAGAAGTGTTGAATATCAATTAGAGTCTTATGTTTATAAAGGGGATCTATATCATGGCTGTGGTGATGATAGATGGCATGATCTTGATTTTAACTTTGATGAAGCGATTCTTTATAATACAGAACAAGTATCTGGACTTTTAAGATTAGAACTTAATCCTAAAGAAGATCCTTATAATATACTTCAATATCCTATTATTGGAACAAGTGATATAAGAATACTTTATTCAAAAGAAGAACAAAAGTATAGATTCAATCAGTTTTGGGATATTACAAATGATAGAGGTGAGTTTACAAACAGCGAGCAAGAAATCTTTATAACAAGATTAAATGGTTACATTAGAGATCTTAATGCAAATAATTTAAACTATCAAAAACCCGAAGAACAAAGAAAAAAACTTAGACACTATTATAACAAGTTAATTTTAAGAAGAAAAAATTCTGGAAATAGGAAAATGCTTCTTAAGTTAAATAACACTAAATTACTTTTATCTCTTAGATAATGAAAGATAAGTTTAATCATATTGAAAGAAGAGGTTTACCCGGAGGACCTAATGAGCAGTTTACTTATGTAACGGGTGTTTTTTCCACGGATGGTTATAGATATGATTCACCAGATGTAAATAATATCCACAACGTTATTCCATCTGGGAATATTTCTATGAGAGAAAAAAACGGAGAACCTTTAAAAAAAGGACCTATTTTAGGTATAGACAATCTTGGAAATAGAGAATTAATGCAGCCTGGATTTGATTATCAATTCCCCGGTGACCAAGTGTTTGAACTACCAATGGCTCAGATAGGAAAAGAAACTAAAAAGAATACACCTATATATGTAGATGATAAGAATGACCCAAGATTTAAGGCTTATAATGATAGTTTAAATAACTATCAATATGGTGAAGATTGGAAAAATGCTTTATCTTTTGATTATATTAAAACTAAACAAAAACCATATATTGACAATTCTTTAATAAATACGTTTTATAAAGAAACAGATAAAGAGTTATTACAAAAACCTAATAAAGTTGTTGTTTATCCAAGTATAGTAACTAAAAACGGTAAAAAACAACAGGAAATTAGACCAGAGTACGATTCTCCTATTCAACCTATTATTTATAAAGAACCGATACCAAAACAAGTTTTAGGAAACATAAACGTTCAAGGAAAAAATATACCATATCATTCTAAAGAAGAAAAAGAACAATACTTTAAATTATTTCAAGATAACGGAATAAAAGTAGAAGGTAATAATGGTAATTATGGTGTTTCAAGAAATAATGAATTGACATCAGGATGGAATGGTAATAAACTATATTTGAAAGGGAATAAAGAACTTTTAGATTTAGACAAAAAAGCACTAGGTGGATTACTAATGGCTCAAAAAGGAAAATATATACCACCTAATTTTTCAGATTTTAATTATGGACAAACAGCATCAGAATCAACATCAAGAACTTATAACTCAAGAGAACTTAAAAAACCAGTATCAACTGCAACACTAAGTGTATCTAAACAACAAGTAGCTAAAAGTGTTCAAGAAGCACAACGGTTAAGAAAAATACAAGAAGACGAAAGAAGAGCAAGAATAGCTGATGCAGAAGCAGCTAAGAAAATACCATATACTTTACAAAACTTTCCAGAAGTTATTGCAAGAGAAACTCAAGCAATAGGAGATAAATTACAATCAGATTACATACCAGATGCAATAAATCCTGGAGTATGGTTTGGAGACTTTGCATCAGGAATAGGAAGGGTACCTTTAAACCTTCAACAAGGCAATTATGGAGAAGCAGCTTTAAGTATAGGTTTACCTTTAGCAATAGGAGCATTTGCAGGTTTAGGTGCTAAAACAACAGGACAATTTGTAAATAATCTTGTTAATCCTTTGGCAGGTACTGGTCAGTTTTTGACAACACAAACTCCTTTAAAAAATGCTTATAAAATTAATCCTTGGGCATTTAAACCTAATCCCGAAGCTTATTATAGAGGTATAGGAAGGACTGGATTAGATGATGCTTTAGAATCTAGATTAATAAGAACACCTGAAGGATCTTTTTATAATGACATGTATATGTCACCAGATATTAATATTGCTAAAGACTATAGTAGAAATAAACCAACATGGACGTGGCAAGAAGTTGAATCAACAATTCCAGGTAAACCTTCTGAAATTAAACAAGTTTTTTCTCCAGTAGATAGAACAAGTTATATTGCAGAAATACCAAAATCCAGTTTATCTGATGTACGTAATATTAACGAACTTGTCTCTACTACAAGAAATCAAATTCCTTTAGATCAAGCTAGATTATTAAAAGAAGATTGGTTAAGAGGATATAAACAAGTAAACACACCTACTCAACTACCAGGATCTCCTAACATACAACAAGCGGGATTTTTTGATACTAAAGGAGCTTTACAAAAATACCCTAAAGGTAAATTGACTCAAGAAGAAATAGAGGCATATAAAAACTCTGATTATTATAAACAAAATACAAAAGATCATTTAGATGCAAAAAATAAATATGGTGATTCTTGGACTTTACCTAATTATGCAGAAGAAAATCTTTTAGAAGCTTTTGTTACAGGAAATAGAAGTAAAATAAATCCTATTTTATATGGAGGTAGAAATTGGAGAACTTCTGACTATGTAACTGCAGGATTGGTTGGAACTGCATTTCCTGGTGTATTAGGACTACACAGTTTAGTGTGGGCACCCCCTGCAATAAGAAGTAAAGCTTTAAAAAGTTTAGGAATTCAAGGTGTGCCTGGTGGACTTAGTTCACAAGATACTACTATTGATATAACTAATAGACCAATGAGTTTTGCTAAAGTTAATCAAACGACAGATGGTGATATTATTATAGGTGGAGAATTTATAGAAGATGTAAATAACACAGTCAGAAAAGCAAAAGATTGGTTAGTAGCAAGTGATACGTATTCTGATAAAAAATATTCCTCAAAAGATATTCAATCTTTTTATGGTATAGAAGATGGTAAATTTAAAGTAGGAAAGGCTGATGAATTTAATGCTGAAACAGAAATAGTACCAAGAAGATTCGGTGCTATTAATATTGATAAAGCTACATTAAATGGTGAAGAAATGAGATTATTGGATAAACAAGGAAATCCAATTTATCAAAATACACCTAATACTGGAAAGTTTATTCTTTATTCCCCATCAACAGGAAAAGCAGAGTTTACATATATTAATACAGGAAAAAGTGGTGTTAATAAAGTAAATAATTTTTTAAAGAAAAATAAAGATGCTCAATATATTCATTTAGATAATGGTAGATATGAATATTATGGTATTAATCCTGAAGGATTAACGGAACAAGATTTTAAAAATTATTATGAACAAGATTTTAAAAGAAAAGGTAATCCTGGTTATAATATGGTAATAAAACAATATGGTGGTGATATAAACCAACCAAAATATCAGACAGGTAATGAAATTGCATTTGATATATACAAAAAATATATTAACGGTGACTATATTGGAACGCTTGAAGAAGGTAAAGCTAAAAAAACTTATGATAGACTAAATAGAATATATTATAAAGATGCTAAAAGTTCAGGTATGTCTGTTCCAAATTATATAATGACAAATGTAGTAACTCTATAATAATTAGTAAAATGTTTTATTTATTCGTATATTAGTAGTATAATATGAGCAACAAAAATTTAAATAAAAAAAGTTTATCTTATATGCAGGAAGGTGGTGAGGATATGGAAAGTGGACAACAATCCATTACTCAGCAGATTCAAAGTTTATTAGATTCGGGAGCTTCTTTTCAACAAATAGCACAAGAACTTATTAATCAGGGTTATGATGAAACTACTGTTAGAGAAATCTTAATGGATTCTGGTATTTCATCAAGTGAGTTAGATGAGTTTTTTGAACCAGAAGAAGAATCAGAAGAAGAATCAGAAGAAGCATTAGAAAATAATCAAGAAGCAAATTATGAGGAAGAATATGATGAAGCTGAAGATGTAAACTTTGGTATGTTTGGTAATGCATTACCAGAAGCACAAACAGGTTTTGAGTCAATGTTTCCTTTAACCGCTAATCAATACTTTGCTTTACAACAAGAAAAAAATGGTTATTCTAGGAATCCAATGGCAAATTATTTACCAATGGATCTTGGTACTAGAGGTGATGTTGCAGGTGCTGGATTTTTTTTAGCAGAAGCAGCTGGTGATTTATTTGGTGGTAAAGAAGATCCAAATACAGGATTGAAAAAGGGTTTTTATAGAGATATTAAAGCTAAGAGAGCTAGAGCTAAAGAAGCAAGACCTTCCTATTATAATTATAAAGTTACTACTGCGCCTGGAGATGAAAACACTTACGCTGGAGATCCCACTGATTTATATAATGCTGCAAGAAATAAAGATCAGCTAAGAACTGAACAACAATATAAAGATGATGTAAATAGATTTTCCCAATTTGATTTTGATAAAGATAAAAATCAATATGTTGGACAATTTTCTAGTAGAAAGATTGATCCAGGTTCTTCTATATATTCAAAAAATCAAAAAAAAGATTTAGAAAAATTTCTTCAAAATAGTACATCATTAGGGGATTTGGAATCTAGATTTGATCCTAAAACTTTAAATATGTTGATTGGATCACAAAAAGAAGGAATGGGTTCATTAGGTATTAATCCAAGTGGTGAAGCATCATCATATAAAAGTGCTCAAGAAAATCCATATTTGTATGAAACAATGATGGGATTAAATACACTTACGGGTAATACAAGTAATACATCAAATCCTTTATATCTTGGTGTTCAATCTAATTTTCCATTAGCTACATATAATCAAACAAATTTTAGAAATACCCAATCACCTGTTGTTAATACTACTAATTTAGTTGATCAACCATCTAAGATAAAAACGCTTCAAGAATTTATAATAGAAGATCCAATAATAAGAGGTGGTGCAAATGCAAGTCAGTTATATAATGATTATGTAAGACAACAAACTTCTATGAAATATGGTGGTGATCTTTTAATTGCAGAAAACGGTATTGAAAAACAACAATTATCTTATGATGAATGGTTAAAATCTACAGGAAGAGGTATGATAGGTCAAGAACTTCAAGATTATCAAGAATATGAAAACTATCTTTCTTCTTTACCTTCACAAACAAACGAACCTTCTGCACCAAAAGTAGATATTACTAATAAACTTGCTGGTAATTTAAATAGATTTATGGATTCTAGATTTATGCAAGGTTATGGAAAAATTGGTAATCTTGCAGTACAAGGTGCTGGATTTGCAAATGAAATGTATCAAAACAAAAAAGCAAGAGAAGCGGAAGGAAGGTTGTATGAAATGACACAAGCTGATAACATGTTTGGTTATTATGAAGATCCTTTAAATAAACAAGGTACTTGGGATGTTAATACAGGATTGGCTGAACAAGATAATAGAGTTGAGTACATGAGACAGTTTGGTGGTGAAACTGTAGATGACGAGTTTTCAAATGAAATAGATTTAGATCCTGACACAATTGCTCAATTAATTGCAGCAGGTGCTAACATTCAAATATTATAATAATGGCAAAAGTAAAAATTAATAGCTTACCTCCTGGTCTTACTATAAAGAATGGTAAGATTGTCAGTATGATGCAGCAAGGTGGAATGACTACAGGAGACCAGTTTGATTTTGGATTAGTTACAAATGTTAAAGATCCCAATAAAAAAAATCAAACTAGAGATATAAATGTAAGACATACGTTAAATGCTGTACCAAGAACACAAGCTAATATTGAAGCTGAAGGTGGAGAAACTGTACTTACAGATTTAGATAATGATGGTTTGTTTGGTCTTTATGATATTAAAGGACCTAGACATTCTAGTGGTGGTGTACCTTTAAATCTTCCTGAACAATCTTTTGTATTTTCTGATACTAAAGATATGAAGTTAGGTGGTTCAGATTTAAAAGCTTTTGGTATTAATTCTAGAAAAAAAATGACACCGGCTACCATATCTAAAAAGTATGACCTTAATACTTACTATGGTTCTATTAAAGATGAGTATGCTGATGATATTCAAGTAAAGAGTGCAGAGTTAATGATGGATAAGAATAAGAAAGCTTTATCTAAACTTGCATTTGTTCAAGAATCAAAGAAAGATTTTGAAGAGGGTGTACCAGTTACGGCATATCCTTATTTAGCTTCACAAGGAATTGATCCAATTGATTTTACAGCAAAGGTTGAGAGAATTTCTCAAGAAAAAGCTCAACAAAAAGCCATTGCATCTCTTCCTCCAGAACAACAACAAAAATTAATGATGCTTCAGCAAATGATGCAACAAGCACAAGCTTCTGAACAACAGATGGCTCAACAACCATCTCCTGAAGAAATGGAAATGGGTAGGTATGGTAAAGAATTAAGAAAAGCACAAGATGCAGATGAATCAACATATGAGGAAGAAGAACCTAATAACTATTATTTACCAGGAAGACTTATAGGTAAACCAGTTGAAACAACTAATGTTCCAACGACATTTGAACAACCTCCAGTAGAAACTAGAACAAAGCAACCTGATAATACACCTGCTAAAAAAACACAGTCAAAAGGAAATATTGCTGTAGATCCTAATATCATAAAGAAATATGAGGATCGTAATATTGCAATTGATTTTAAAAATGTGGGTGAAAGAACTTATTCTGATGTTCAACGTTCTGAAGTAAAAAATCAAAAGCAATTACCTGGTAGATATGGTGATGCTTCTTTAAATGAACAAGGCTGGTTAAAAGATTGGGGACAAATATATCCAAATGCATCTGATCTAATTGCATCATTAGAAACATATCAACCTGCAGCAGATGAAAAATATAAAAATCCTGAAGTTTTAAAATTTCAAGCTTGGGTTAACAATGAATATATTCCTCAGTCAGTAAATGATATTAATGCTAAGTTAAAAGCAGCTGGTTATAATGAACTTACTGAACAACAAAAACTTGATCTTACAACAGATTTAAGAAATGACTTTGGTTTTGGTGCAGGAACTGGTAAAGACTTTGATGGTAAGTATGGTACATTTACTTCATCTAGAAGACCATTAAAATATGATGTTAAAAAATCATTCTTACCACCAGCAGAAGGTTGTCCATGTGAAGATGGTACATATTCACAAAATTGCTGCCCTAAAAAAAGTATAAAACAATTTGAAACACCAAAGTCGGCAAGAAGACCAAATGCAGAATGGTGGTTACAAGACTTGCTTCAGTTAAATGCTGTTGCCGCTAGGGAACGAGATATGTTTTTTCCTTTTCAACCTGCAGTAAATAATATTGATTTAGGATATGTATTGGAAGAACCCACTAGAGGTATTGCTGCTATTAATGAACAATTAGGTATTCAGACTATGGGTGCTGGGGCTTTTGGTGGTCCTCAAGCTTTAGCTGCTAGAACTGCGCAAGCTCAAGGTCAAGCCGCTCAAGCAATTGCTAATGAAGTGGGTAGAGTAAATCAAAGGAATGTAAGTACCATAAATCAAGGTTTGGCTATGCAAGCTCAAATGGATGCAGCAACTCAAAGAGAAAGACGAGATAGAGTTGTAAGAGAGTATGATGATACACAAGCTGTTTTACAAAACTATATGGACGAAAAGAACTTTGATAGAGAACAGTATGCTCAGTTAATGTCTAATGCTATTACTAATAGGGCTAATACTTACAACTTAAATTCTATTCAAGATTATTATCAAATTGATCCCACTACTGGCGGTATGATTGGTCAGTTTAGCGGTAAAGCATTTGAACCTGCACCTTTACCAGATCCAATGTCAAAAATTAAGCAGTATGCAGAAACTGCAAGAATGTTAAAAGCAGCTGGTATTGAACCAACAGCAGAATTGATTCAAGGTATAATCACTCAATCTGTTGCTGTACCTCAAGAGACTAATATACAAAAAGAGTATACTAATATGCCGCAAGGATATGGTTATTCTTATAATCCAGGAAAAGCTCAACAATCTAAATCAAGAAAAGGTACAGAAATAAAAGAAACAATTTTTCCTTTTTATATTGGACAAATTGGCAAATAAACTATAAAAGTTTATTAATAAATCTTTAAAACCTAAAAAATTTTATTAACTTAAAAATATGGCAACATACACACAAGGATCACAACCATATATGCCGAATTGGCAACCTTTTACTCCAGATTATAAATTTTTGTCTGATGTATTAGATGTAAAGACTAATAGGTATAATACAAACTATAAAGCTCTTAATGATCTTTATAGCAAGGTTGTATATTCAGATCTTTCTAGAGCAGATACTCAGGATATTAGAAATCAATATGCTGAAAATTTGGGTAAGCAACTACAGCTTATTTCTGGTATGGATTTATCGGTAGCACAAAATATTGATTCCGCTCAACAACTATTTAAACCTTTTTATGAGGAGGATCTTGTTGTAAAAGATCTTGTATTTACGAAGCAGTATCAAAATGAAATGCAATATGCTAATATGTTAATGAACTCTCCTAACAAAGATCAGAGAGAAATGTATTGGCAAACTGGTGTTAAAGCATTAGAGTATCAGATGCAAGATTTTAAAAACGCATCTCAAGATAAAGCCTTGAGCATGGGTACACCAAGATATATTGGTGATGCTGATTTATATCAGAAATCTATTGACTTTTTAAAAACTTCAGGATTAGATGTTACACAGGAATATGTAGATGAAACAGGATTTTGGATAGTAAAAGATAGAAATGGAAATCTTATTACAGAGCAAGCATTTCAAATGGCTCAAAGAGCTTTGTCGGATGATCCTATAGTTCAACAGGCTTATTATGCAGATGCCTATGTAAGATCAAGAGATTTTGCCGAAGAAGGTATTAAAGTTGGTCAATTTTCTTCTGTTGATGAAGGTCAAGCTATTTGGGCTAAGGAAACTATTAGTGCTTTTGAATCACAATTAGCTGCTAGATCTATTCAACAACAGGAAAAGGTAAATGAACTTAAAAATGTTAATATTAATTGGGAACAGTATTCAAAAGAACAAGGTATCATTCCTGGGTCAGATGAAGAAAAAATATTTATTGCTCAAAAAGGTTCATTGGATGCGGCACTGCAAGGGTTAAATGCAACAGAGCAAGTATTAAAAAGTTCACAAGGTAGTCCTGATCAAAGTACACAAGGTCTTTTAAATAGAGCATATAATCTATTAATGGGTTATAACTTACAAAGTGATTTATCTGCTGCTGCTATTTCATATTCAAACATTAATAGAAGTAGAGAACTTAAAGTTAATGAATATCAAAAGCAGAAATTAGACTTTAAGTATGACATGGCTGAAATAGCACAGCAATCTAAAAATCAAAAAGAATTAGAAGGTATTAAACAAGATAATAGAAAAGATCTTGAGAAATATAAATATGAACTTGAAAATCCTTATGCTTCAGCTATAAGTGGACTTTTTAGCAATCTTGAAGGTGATTATACCAAACAAGGAACTGAGGCTGTTTTAATTGATCCTGCAACAGGTCAAGCAGTTGATCCTACAACAGCCGATTATGTTGGAATTAATAATACAAAGATTGAACAACTTAGAGAAAATGTTACAAGTGAACAGGTTGATTTATATCTTAAAGCGTTGGAAATGCTTGAGAATAATTCTAATAACTCTTATAAGGTAAATGAAAATATTAAAGGTGACCTTACTACTATTAAAACAAAATTATTAAAACCGGAGAATGAAGATATAGTAGATACTAAGTATAAAGAGATGGCTAATCGGTTTAGAGATTCTGCCCAGCTTTTCGCAAAATATCCATCATTTGTAAAAAGAGATGGAGGTGTTAAGTATCACGAAATGGTTGAAAATTTTAATGACGTAACTGCAAAAAGACTTCAGTTTGATAATATGATTACAACTGGTAATGCCGTCATGCTTCAAAACTTTACAAAGGCCCTTCAAACAGACTTATCAAAAGAAATTAATAAGGTTAAGGAAGAATTACGCTCAGGACCAAATATTTTTACCGAAGATAAAACAACAGGTTCTGTTGATTTTATGACAGAAGATGAGTTTATAAATGCGTATGTAGCAAAGGCGAAACAAGGTCAGATTGCAGGTCAAGAGTTTATCGTAACCCGTACTAAGCGTATTCCTGTTTATGATGATCCTGCTGTACGTTATACTCAAAGAACAGTTACAGAATTTGCAAAGGATAAAGCTATTAAATTAGCTAAAGAATCATATGCAAATCAAAAGAAAATAGTTAATAGTACACTTAATGGTTCACTTGAAACTATTGCTGAACAAGAGGATAAAAAGACAGATGCTCAAGTGCGAATGTTTCAACCTTGGGATCCAAACGCATATATGAGAGGAATAAGTATGGAACAAATGGAGGTAGGAGATGCATTAAAATCTCCATATTATAGTATTGAATTTAATCCTACTATGATGAGAAAAAATCCAGGACAGATTACAGCATTGGCGGAAGTTATGAATCAAGTAAGAGGAACACCTAGTTCGGAACTTATATTTTATAAACGTGATATAGGTACAGATGAGACTGCTGATTCAGATCCAAAAGCTAGACAGATTTATAATTTATGGATTCAAGATGTATCTAAATTTCAGGATCCAAAAGCTAGTACACAAAATCTACCAAATGCAACAATTGGATATGCTCCAGTTTATGGGCCAACAGGAAAAAAAACACTTGGTAAAGATAAAGCGGCTTATGTTATTTCATTTTCACCAGAGTGGTTAAGGACTCTTCAAAGTACTACTAATAAACCTGGTATTATTGATGCAAATGAATTCAATGATTATACAACTATTACAATTTCTTTTCCTCAAACTAAAGACATCAATCCTAGAAGAGTAGGTCAATATAATTTTTCTGCTGTTTATAGTAATATGGTTAGTAGTCCTCAAAAACAATATGTTCAATCTATTGATGCAGGTGGTAAAATTAGATTTTATCAAGATGCTAATAGTAACATTATTATGGAAACTACACCTTTGCAGTTTAATAAACAAACAGCTGGTTTTGATCCAATGTCTCCTATAAGAATGAACATTACTCAAATGCAAAATGAAAGAGGTGAAACAATTGGATTTTATGATAAAATATATCAAGAAGAATTGAGTAAGATGTATAGTATTGCACAGCAAAATAACTTTGATCAGAACAATAATAAAAAAACTAAATTAAAAAAGTAATATTGTATAATGGCAGATAATATTAATCAACAGCTTCAACAGGAAGGTGCATTACCAACATTGAATCCAATGGTTCCTTCAAGTGGTAAGTTTGAATTTCAACCTATTAGTGATTTTACAGTATCTCCAGACTTACCTGAATATAGTGAGTTGATGAGTCCTGAGTACAAGGCTATGTTGGATATTCATGCTAAAAAGATCAATAGTGCAATACCAACACCTATTGGTAACATGAATGATCCTAATCCAACCCTATCAACTAGTACCTATAATCCTTATAGACAAAGCGTTGGTTTAGATTTATCTACACCCGAAGGTAAACTTCAATTACTTTCTAATACAGGTAAGTTTACAAAACCCACTGGAGAAGTTAAGATTGCTAATCCGATTTATGCCGGTATTAGATCACACAACTTTGATAGATATTATAAGCATCCTGAGTTTTCTAAATTAGGATGGCATCCTTATGCTGATAATGAAGAATACTACAATGCTAATTCTACTTGGTGGGATGATGCAAGTAGAATGAGAGTTCAGTTTGCTAATCTTGCAGGTACAGGGTTTTTATCTGCATATAGATCTATTGGTGATTTATTTGATAGTGATGATTATTTTACAGGGAAAGATTTGGAATCTGCAAGCGAGTTTGCAGATGCAATGAGAATTGGTAATTCTACAAGAGGCGGTGTAAGTGGTTTTACTAATAACTTGGCACTTCAGTTTGGTTACACGGCTGGTGTAATTGGATCTATTGCTGCAGAAGAACTTGCTCTTTGGGGTGCTGCTGCCGCACAAGGTTTTTTAAACCCTGTATCTGATGTTGTTGCTGCAGAAAGAACGGCTTTTAATATTGCAAAACTTGGAAAAACAATTCTAAATACATTTGATTTATCTAGATTAGCAAATGCCACTAGAAATATGTACAGAGGTTTGCGTTCTGTAGATGGTGCAAAGGATTTATATAATACAGTTAAAGCTGGTGGTAATTTTTTAGGAAACATTATTGCTCCAGAAACAGTACAAGCAATTAAAACTTTAAACAGCACAGCAAATGGAGCACAAAACCTTTCTAATATGGCAAAGGTTTCTAAGACATTTGGTGGTTTTTATAGAGACGTAAGATCTTTAAACTTAGCACTTGCTGAATCTAAGATGGAAGGAGGTACGGTTTACTCTCAACAATTAGCTAACGGATATGCTTTACAGAGTCAACTTAATAATGGTTCACCAATTACAACGGACCAAATGCAGAACATTGAAGAAAAAGCTTCAAGAGCTGCATATTATACAACCCTATTAAATGCTCCCACTATTTATCTATCTAACCAACTTGTTTTAGGTAATGCATTTGGCGCATATAATAGAACCTTATCTAGAATGCTTGGAGATAACATTCAAGGTATTGGAGGTAGAATTTTAAAAACAAAAGGTTTAAGAGATGCTGCAGGTAAAGTTGTAACAAGACCTTTTGAATATGTTGGAGATGGTGTAAAAGGTTATTTAAAAACTTTAAAAGCAGCTGGTATAAAAGGAAGTGCAAAGTTAGCTGGACAAGCTTCATTGAGATATTTTGCAGCAAACCTATCTGAAGGTCTTCAAGAAATTACACAGGAAGCGATTGCTGAAGGAACTAAACATTACCATCAGACATTGATTGAACATCCTACTGCAGGTGGTCATGACTTAATGTCTGCTTCAATTGCATCAGCTGTTGGATCTCAATTTAGTGCTCAAGGATTTGAAACATTTATGTCAGGTTTCTTAATGGGTGGTATTGCTCAAGGTCCTCAAAAACTTTTTTTTCAAGGTGTCCCATCAATTTATAATTATGGCGCACTAGGTTTTGGTACAGAAAAACAAAAAGCTAATCTTGTTGAGTACAAGGAAAACAAAGAAAAACTTATAAAAGGTCTTGTTGATTCACTTAATGATGTCTATGAGGTTACTGCGAATAACCCAATGGAATCAATATTTGATACAAATAAGGTAAATCATATAACACAAAGTCAGGCTAGTATAGATATGCTGCAAGCTGCATTTGACCAATCAAATTTTGACTTTGTTGATGCTAAAGACTTTTCTAAGTTTCAAGCAATTTATACAGTTCTTAATAATAACAAAAGTGGTGAGTTTAGACAGCAGTTTGAAGATTATTTAAAACTTACAGATGTTGAATTAATAGAAGCTTTTCCATCATTTAAAGCTGACATTAAATCAGGTAAAATTAGAACTAGATTGCAAGATATGATTACTAAAGTTGATCAACTTGAAGAATCATATTATACTAATAAATCTAAGTTTAATAATCCATTTGATCCAAATATTTATAAATATGGATCAAGAGAATGGAATGAAGAAAAGATTAAACAGATGTCTTTTGAACATGCAAGATATCTTTACATGTTTACAGAAGATGGTTTTAAGAGAGCTTTAGAAAGATCACAGTCAATATATGATGAATTAGCAGCTGATCCTATTGTAGGTAAAATGGCAGCAAGTGATATTACCGTATTGCTTGATGAAAATTCATTGCAAAAAGAAATTGCAACTTTAGTTAGTGAAATTGCAACATTAGATCCTAAAGAAGCTAAAGATATAATTGAAGCTAAGACTGCAAAGCTTGAAGGTCTGAGTGGAATCTTATCTGTGTTATATGCAGAAGAGAATCTCACCAAGGATGGTGGCTTTGATAGACGTAAGGTTGATAAACTAACATCAGCTTTTGAAAAGTATGTGCAAAAACTTGCTAAGTCAAATGATACATTTGCCGATTCAGATAAAGTTGGAGAAGCTCTTAAGAAAATTGTAGACTACCGTGAATTAAAAGGTAGAGCAATTGCTTATAATAAGTCTATTGAGTACATGAATAATCCTGAAAGATTTAATGAAATTACACAAAGAACTTATGATTTCTTTAAAAATATTTACAAAAATAGGATAGAAGTATTTAGAAACTCAATTAAAAAGTATATAGGTAAAATTGAAATCAATCAGTTTTTAAATGAGTTAGCAAAAATTGAAGTTTATCCAGATCCAAAACAGGTTAAAGAGTTTATGGAAAATGGTAATATTGATGTGCTTCAAGATTTTTTTACTGAAAAAGGTGCAGTAAATCAAATCTCTGATAAAGATATCTATAATCAAATTCAAGCTTTAATTGGTATTTATAAAGCTGCAGTTACTCCTCAAGTAACAGAGCAAACTTCTGAAGAAAAGATTGATTCTAAAGAAAAGCAAACTAGAAAGAAAGATACTGCTGAGATATTGGAAGAAGCTGACTTAGCTGAGGATACTCCCGATGTGGAAATCTTTGGAGGTAAGGAAACAGATAATCCAATGATCAAGCAAGTGCTTGAAGAAAAATATAAAGAGTATGCCAACCGTCAAGTTAATTTAGGAAAAGCTCCTATTGCAATGGACAGTTGGGTGAATAGTGCTGAGGCTGCAAAATATATTACAGCATATGATGCATTGAAAAAATTATGGTTCAAAGATTTACAAAAGTCAAAAGATAAACCTGAAGCAATCCTTGCTAAGTTCAATGCTGATAACGGCTTTGATAAATGGTTAGAAAAGCAACAGACTAATGACCTTGTTAGAAAGGTGCTCCGTAGTACTGAAACAAACTTCTCTGACTTCATTGATATTGAACAAGACTTTGAAGCTGGTGATGTTGAAGATGCAGATATTGGAGACGTTAAGGCTGTAGGTAAAGTTGTAGATAATACTTTCAACAGTGTACAAATTGTTGAGACTAAAACTTCAACAGTTGATCCAGATACAGGAATGCCTGTACCTGTAACATTGTATTCAGTTAGAGACAAGAAAGGTAAACTACTTACAGAAGATATGACTTCTGCAGCTGGTGTACCTGTAGGTGCAACCTTTGACAATATAAATAAAGCTAGATCTGCCGCTAAGAAATTAGATGATGTATCAGTTGATACAACAACTTTCACTTTTGGTGGTAAGGAAGTATCATATGGATCTACTGTAACAGATGCAGAAGGTAACCGTTACATGGTAATTGGTACTCCGGCAGAAGTAGAAAAAGGCAAGAAGCTATTCTTGTTGCCTGTTGATTCTATTAAACCTGGTCAATCTAAACAAGATAGACATAAGCTGTCTAAAAAAGTTACAGAGCCTGAGTTTAAGTCAGAGTACAATGTAGAAGGATTTAACTTTAATAAAGTTCCTGAAGATGCTTCAAGACTTTTAGTTGATGAAGCTGTTGCTGTTTATGCATTAGAAAATGGTATGGGAACAGCTGCTGCTGAAGGAATCATGATGGCTAATGCCAGACTTCAGACTATTCTGGATAATTTAACTCCAGAAGAAAAGGCAACTCTTACTTTAGTTATTACTAGAAATCCTGCTGGTGGTAAAACTACAGGAAAGAAATATCAAACAAAAGATAAAGAAGGTAACTTCAAAGAAGCAAACCCTTATATCAATAGAGTTGCTGAACCATTTGCTGTAGGTATTGCTTTTGGTAATCAACAAACTTCAGCAAGAATTAATCAAATCATTTCTGAAAAAGGGATGCCTGTTAGTTCTCATCCTGATGGTATATTTGCTTTTGTAAGAACCGGTTCTATACAATTCTTAAATGAAAAAGATCAGGTTGTAAATCCTGTTAATCTTACTAAGGAGATCATTGAGAATACCTTTACAATCTACCCATTACAGCAGGCTAATGCTGTGAATACTATTCTAAACAACTTTGCAATTCAACAAGCTTTTGTTGATCAGGTTGCTGATAAAATGGAAGGTAAAGATGCTGCTGTTATTCCTATGAGTGATTTTGCAGAATTTGGTTTTAATCTTGGATCAAGTGTTGATTTAAAAACTAATCCAAAGTCAGTAAAAGAACTTAAGCATAATACAGTTGATGGTGTTAAAGTTGTTATGATTAATGACAAACTTAAAGATGGCACTATATCAACACGTATCTTAACTGACATTGAAGATATTGATGATAGAGAAGCTTTCATAGAAAAGCTTAAACAAGATTTGGCTGTATCACAACCAAGTTTATTTGAAACCCTACAAAAAGCACAGAGATATGTTGCTTTAATTAAAACACCAAATGGTATTTATACAGGTGCCCCTTTAAAAAGTAGACAACTTGAAAAAGAAGAAATTTTTACTTTAAGCCGTGAACTTGTTGAAGAGGGTGTTAGAACTATTAATGAAAACTTAGTCGGTGAAGGTTCTGTAGAAACAAAGAAAATTAAAGACTCAAACTTTAACGTAGAGTTTAATCAGGCCTTTAACAAGAAACTTTACATTACAACTAATATTGAAGGATACACAGTTGAAATTAATGTTAACGCTGATGGTACATTTAGAGCAGAACTTTATGATAAGAAACGTAAATCTGTTGTAGGTAGTTCATATTTGGCTGAAGGTAGACAAGGTACTCTTGATTATCAAGGTGCTGAGAAACCAGATATCATTGAAAGACTTTTAGATAATCTTCAAAAGAAAGGTATTGATAAAGCTGCTGAGGAATTTAAAGCAAAGAAGAAAAAAGATTCTTCTGTAGAAATTCCTGAATGGACTGAGTTAAAACTTTTTAGTAAAGAAAATTCTGCAATTTATAATGTAAGAGCAAGTTTTGCTGAAGATGCAAGCATTGATACAGTTCTTGATAACACTGTAACAACTCTTAATGAAAATGTAAGAACTAATTATAAGCTCAGATTAACTGCAGATTCAAATACTATCCAAGAAGCTTTATTGTTTGCTGCAACAACAGCTGCACAACAAGAAGTTGAAGTAGTTGAAGATCCTGTAGCTGACTTAGAAACTTCTGAGGAAGCTTATGATAGTGTTCTTGATATGTCTGATGAGGTATTTGAAGAATTTGCAAAAGCAGATTTCAAAGAGTTACCTCTTGAGATGAAACAGCAAGTTGCAAATAAGATTGCAAAAGGTGAAAAGCTTTCTCCGCGTGAGGAAAGAATGGTAAAGAATGCTGTCTCTGGACCTGTGATTCAATTACTTGCTGGCAAGATTCAAAGAAATAACAATGTTGATTCTGACACACAGTCTCTCAAGAAAGAGTTGCAACAGAACTTAGCAAGAATTAAAGAGATTGAAACAGAGATTGATACTGCTAACCCGAAGGACATAGTTAAGGCAAGTGAACTCATGGAAGACAATCCAGAAAGACAAAAGTTAATTGCCCGCAACAGAGAGATACAAAGAAAGCTACTTGCTAACAAGATTGTAAGTGACAAACTTAGTGAGCAAGAAGTGGCTGATATTGATGAGTTTGTAATTTGGGCTAATGATAATTTACCGGACTTTATTAGTATTGAGGATATTTCTAATCTTAGAGATAACCTTGTAACTAATGGTGTACGTGTAGGTGCCTTTGTTTTGTCAATGAATCAAATTGCTGGTGGAATGACTGTAAAAGGTACATTGTATACTGGTGTAAAATCCCCATACAAATATCACGAAGCATTCCATGGTGTATTTAGATCTTTACTTTCTAATGCACGACAGGATAAACTTTACAAGATTGCTGAAGCAGAAGTAAAAAGAAAGCTTGGTGATAAGTTTGAAGAAGAGCTTGGTAAGTTTAGAAACTCTGCGGACTTATATAAAGCAATGAGCAGAAAAGCTCTTGAGAAAGAGTTCTATGAAGAATACATGGCTGATGAGTTTGAAAAGTTCAAGAAGGATCCTAGATCTACAAAAGCTAATCCGGCAATTAAAAACTACTTTACTATACTTATTGAATGGATTAAATCTTTGTTTAACAGATATACTCGTAATGAACTACAACAACTGTTTAAAGATATTGATTCTGGTAAATTTAAATCAGCATCTCCAATCAATAACAGATTTACAGATAGTCTTGCAACAGGTATTACTTTAAATGCCAATAAGATTATTCCTGTAGAGATGATTGAAAGTGAAACAGGTGCTTTTGGTTACAGAACTTTAGATAATGACTTTGCAAGAAGTGTAGTGTCTTCTATTTCTGCAAGAGTTATTATGCTTGAGCAAGAAAATAAAGATTCTAATTTCAATGTAAAGAAAGCGGTTAATGATTCTTTCAATAGATTCAAAGCTCTTTACAGTACTAAGAGAGAAGCTTACCGTAATATGGAGCTTACTCCTGAGCAAAAGAGAAATCTTAGAGATATTGAAAAATCTTTTTCTGAGTTCTCAGACTTCATCAAAGAAGCTGTTTATGATCAGTTAAAATATTATGAAATTAAATCAAGAAAGATTGAAGAAGATCTTGAAGATACAGATGATCAAGTAGGAGATAGACTTAGAACTACAGATCAGTATGATAAAGATGTAACCAGCATTGGTGGATTCTCTTCTTTGTCTTCTTTCTTGAGAAAATATATTGGGACAACTCCTATCTCAGAAAAGGATCAGTTTGGTAATGATTACTTGATTGCTCCTGAAAGAGATGAGAATGGAGAGATTGTACCGGGGACTGGAGAGAAGTTAATGATTACTGTAGATTTTGCTACAGCATACAATGGTTTCTTAAAGGCCGTTAAAAACTTGAATGATCCTATTCAAATTTTACAACAGCTTTACTTCTTTGGAATTAACAATCCTCAGACAGAAGCAGTAGTAAATAAATTATTCAATGACTTAGGTATTACTTGGGAAGATCAACTTGAAAACGGAGAACTTCCTCAGTATACAGCAGAAGTAATTGAGAAGTTTAAAGCTGGTGCTGAAATAACTGTTGAAGAATTAAATCAAGGTATCAAAAGACCTTTACTTCTTCAAGCAGTATTAAAAGGTTTTGAGAATGCTAAGGTTGACTACCTCTTTATACATAGAAGTAGTGGTGACCAAGTGTACACTTATACTGCAGCTAATAGAGATGACGCTCATACTCAAGTAGATAGATGGGGTCAAGCCTATGTGCAAAAGTCTAAGAAACTACGTACAGATGAAGGAACTAGAAAAGTAGTAGCAAATACTTTAGATAAGCTTTTAAACAGACTTCAGTTTGTTGCTGGTGATTCTATAACACAAAAAAGTCTTAAGACATTAACTGATACTAAGCTTGCAGAGTTTGCTAAACAAACAGCAAAAGTTCTTGAAGAGAATTTAGGTATCAGCTTGAGTCCTAAGTTTATTGAATTTAGTGTTGCTAAAAATATTGAAAGACCTACAAGATATCAAAAAGCTTTATTGAATGCTAATGCAGATGAGAAAGCTTTGAACTATCAAGATATTGTAGAAATTAAAAAGATTGTAGAAGGTAATCAAGATCTATTCAGTGATACAGATGATGGTGCAAGAAACAGACTTAGAAGAATTGCATTAGGTAATGCTGCTTTTGATGAGAATGTTGGAGCATCTGTATTTAAGAATCCAAATGGAGACTTGGTATATGCTCACCAATTACCTTCATTTCACCTGAAACAAATAGCTGCATTGAATGATGTTGCCGGTGAAGGTTCTAAGATTGAAGAACTTAAGAATTCAGATGAGTATCTTATAAATAACTTTTTATTAAACAGTGAGGCTTTTAAACAGCTTTCTGCAGAAGGTAGATTAAGAATTCTAAGAATTGCCGGTTCAAAAACAGGAAATATAGATGTAGATGAAAATGGTTTGATGTCTGAAACTTCAGGTAGAACTCCGTCATCAGGCACAACCTATGGTGATTCAACTCCAAGAGAGTTTATTCTTAACTTGATTAACTCTTACACATATGCTGTAGATCCTTTGACTGGAAAAGTTAATACTGTTTCCTGGACAAAAGAAGATGGAACTATAGAGGTTGCTACATTAGCTCCAGTACTTTTACGTGTACTTGAAGCATCAAATACTGGTGACATGATTACTCTTCCTGTATTTAAAGCTGTAGATAAAAAAGGGGGGAAAACTATTTTAACAGAAGAAGCTCTTGATGCTATATTGAATAATGTTGCTGTAGAATTTGCAAGAATACAAAGAGAATCTAATCCTGAAACTGCAACTCAAGAGTTACATGTTGGATATAACGCACTCGCAATTCCAAATGCAGAGACAGGAACTGAAGAAATCATTCCTATCAATGTAGCAAGTGATAGTGTAAATAAAGCTAGAGCTTTCAACTTCCATAAAACAGGTGTTCTTTTAAGTCCACTAGGTCAGAAGAAAGAAAGCCGTCAAGGTATTGTTACAATTCAAACTTCTGATATCAAGTTAGCGAGAATTGAAAAAGGAGATCAGACTTCTCTTGTATATGATAAAAAAGCTGCAGAACAGTTTATTGGTTTTACATCTACAGGTGTTGTCCGTGATGCTATTGTAAAAACTAAAGATGGAGATAAGAATGTACCAAAGAGAATTATTGGTAGAGGTTTGGTAAGAGTTACTCCTGAGAATAGAGAAAGAATCTTTGAAGATCTTAAGGGTTCTATTTCACTTATTCAAAATGATCAGTTCAAATATGAAGTACGTATTGGAACTAAGAAGTTCTATGTAGAGTCAAGCAATGAGCAAAATTTCTTACAAGGTAAGAAACCTATGTACATGTATGATTTGATGGAAGCTGGAGAAGCTAATTTAATGGAACAAGTTGCAGGTCTTGTTGGTGGATTTGAAGTAGAAGGTTACGTAAATAAACTAACCGAAGCTGCACGTTCTCCAGAGTTTGCAGGATTAACTTTTGCTGAAGCTATCCAAAAGCTTGGTATAAAGGAATCAGAGTTGAAAGCATTCTTGCAAAATAGAATGGACCAAGAATTTGCAGAGTTTAATATTACACTAGATGAACTTGTTGGTTCAAAAACTAACAAGAAAGTTGTTGATTCACAAGGTGGGTTAGGAACTTTCTTAACCAATGGTATTCAGACAGCAGGTGGTGCAGTAACTGGAGATGCCCAAAAATCTGCTAGATTACTAAACATTATTCCTGAAGATACTGAATACAACTTAAAGCAGATCTTCTTTAATGATTATATTAATACCACAGCTATCAATCAGATTTTGTTAGGTGATAGTGCTTATAGTTTGAAAGATGCTGTTGATGAAATTAAAAGAGCAAAAGCACAATCTGCATCTTACTATAGTGCTGCAAGTACAGTAGCTGCACCAGAGTATGGTATTTTTAAACCATTACAAGAAATCTCATTGTTTGAATTAACAGAACCTATTGTTAATGCAACATACAATGTAGGTGAAGTTAAGAATGCGGATGCTCAGTTATGGATGACTACTAAAGCTTTCCGTAACTTCCAATATGGTTTTGGTAAACTTACTCCGGCTCAAGCAGAATTGTTTGATAGAATTGAAAGAGGTGAGGATATTAGTGCTGAGGATATTTTTGGGACAGAAGAATCTACAGGATATGCTAAGAGACAAGAAATGCTCAACTCTCAGAAGCTTGTATATGCAGATGGTAAAACATTTGTTAAGATGTCTGCATTCCCATTATTACCACAGTTTACTTCATTGAAAGATTCTGAAGGTAACTACACTATTCCTAAACCTAACAAACTTGCTTTACATAACTTAAGAGTTAAGCTTGAAGCATTTGAAAAAGAAAATGATACAGTTTCAGTAGCTGCTCCAAGATCAGCCTTAAAGATGATGCAAAAGAATGTATCTAACATTCATGGTGTTACTGGAACAACAACTCCATTAGGGCAAGATCAATCTGTTACTCTTGATGCTAATTATTTAGGATTGCAGGTAATCAACCCATCTAACAAAACTGTTATAACAGATCCTACTCAGGTTAAGACCTTGGTTACTTCAGAACAAAATGATTCAACAGAAGTAATCATCAATGGTGAGAAATTAACATTAGGTGAGGTAAGAGCTGCTTATCACAAAGCAACTAGAGATAGAGGTAACTTGAATTATATCAACAAGAGAAATTTAGTATTCTCTTTTGATGTAGACTACGCAATGGATGAACTTCAGAAGAGTATTAAAGAAAATGCTATTACTGCAGATCTTTATACATACTTAAGATATGCTGAAGCCAGTCTTGCATCTACAGGTTCTTCAAGTCATTTGATGGAACTATTCTCACTTGATGAATCAGGAAATCAAAAGTATAATCTTAACAACCCTCTTACTTATGATAAGTTCTTGAATTTATTTATGAGCTATTTTAGTAAGAGTGTATTTAATGAGAAGGTACCTGGTGCAACAGTATCATTGGTTTCTGACTATGGTATAAGAGTTTACAGAAGAGTTCTTTCTGTAGATGAAAACGGTATGCCAGATAAACATGAGATTATTACTGAAGCACAATATGAAGCTATGGCTAGTAAGCCTGACATTCTATTTAATATTGATGAAGGTTCTTATCCTGGTAATGATGAAAATATTGCAGGTCTTAAAGATGCAGTAAAAAAATCTAAAGGTGCCGGTGTTGTTATTATTGACCGTTTGAGACATAACATGAAAGAGTATGACTCAAAAGGAAAAGCAACAGGACAAAAGTATGGTGAGATGTTATTACCACCTCATCACAAAGAAGTGATGAAAGAATTACAACTTAAAGGAAAATCTATTCCTGATGTTGTAGGTAAAATGTTTGCTGTACGTATTCCTTCACAAGATAACCATTCAACTTATAACGTTAAGTGGATAGACTTTATGCCTGCCGCTTATGGTTCTTCTGGTGTGTTTGCAAGAGAACTTATTGAGATATCAGGAGCTGACTTTGATATTGATAAGGTTTACATGCAGTTTAAAGAGTTTTATGAAAAGAATGGAGAGTTCTTTGAATATGGTAAAGCTAAAACAGAAGATAATAAATATTTAGATTATGTTAGATATGTAAACGAAAAAGTAAAAGATTCAGATTCTATATATGGAGAAGCATTATATAAATATAATGGAAGGGGTACGGGTAAGAATATAAGCATTACAAATTCAGATTTATTAACTGCTCAAAGTCGTGGTTTAAAAGAAGATTCAATAAATGCTCTTTTAGTATTAGGAATGCCTGTTACTTTAGCTCAATATAAGACTTATAAGAAAAAATTTGGACATGAACCATATGCTGCAGCAATCAACAATGATATTCTTGATTACAAAGTTGCTCTTATGGGTAATGACCATGTTACAGAAAGAAAACCTTTATTCCTAGATAAGAATGGTAAAACAACTACTGTAAATACTGGTAAGCCTGCGTTGGATAAAAACGGTAAACAAAGAACAGCTGTGGCAATTTCTTATGAGGCTGCAGATATAGAAGTTTTAAAGGATCTTTGGGATGAACTTAAGACAGAACTTCCTGAATGGGCCGCTTTGTCTGAAGAAGAAGGTATTGATGTAGACAACCTATACGGCAAGCTTAGAATGTTTGCTAACAACAAAGAAGGTTCTAGATCAATTGGTGCGGTTGTATTACCTAACCTATACTTAAATCTTCTTCAAGAGTATGATGTAAAAATTGCCAGCACTAAAGTTGGCGGTGAAGAAGTATTGCCTCAAATTGAATTTGGAGGAGTTACATTCAGCAACTTTAGAAATACATTTGAGTTAAATGAAGATGGTAGTCAAGGTCAAAGAACTCAGTATATCTTATCTGCTTTAATTACTGCAGCAACGGATAACGCTAAAGAAAGACTTTTGGCTAAGCTTGGTCTTAATATCAATGCTCTTTCTATTGTAGCTAATCTAATAGCTTTAGGCGTTCCTGTAAAGACTTCAGTTCTTTTGGTTAACCACCCTGTTATTAGACAAGCTTATTTTATGGAAGCTAATGCTTCTGCAGATAAAAAAGTATATGCAAGAAGTATTGTAGAAGAAAGAATTATAGCATTACAAACAGCATTTCTTGAGAAGAAAGAAGAAAAGATAAGAACTTCTGTTACTCAAAATTCTTTGATGGAAGCAATTGACACTCCTTTAATTAAAGCAACTGCTACTAAAGCTGATATGGCTGAACTTAGAGAAAATGGTGAGATTACAAAAATGCAGGTGATTGAAGAAATTTCAATCTTAGAACAATTCTTAAATGCTGCTAGTTTATCTAACACTACAAAATATATGGGAGACATCATAAATCTTACCAATGGTTTAGGTCAAGGTCTTGAAGCAATTGATAAGAGAAATGAAGCAACAGAAAAGTTAGGTCTTAACTTATCTGACAAAGAGTTCTTAGCATTAGGTGTTAATAGACCAATGATTGATGCTAGACCTATATTTAAAGGTGAAACATGGCAAGCTGGTTATCTTGAAAGATTCCAGGAGTTTACTAATTTCTTATTACCTAAAGTGGTTCTTTCAGCAAGCCCTCTATTTAGAAGAGTAACTGATGAAGTAGTTTACCAAAGTACTGTAAACAATCTACCTTATGAACTAAGAGATAAAACTAAAACTAAAATTGCTAGAGACTTTTTATCATACTTAACTATTAAGGCTTACATGCATAATGGTTTAGTTAATAACGCACAGTCTGTAGCTACTCTTACTAATGGATTAATTTATAATCAAGATGGTGTTGAGAATATAACCGCAGTATTAGACAGACTTAGAGCAACTGAAGAAGGTGCTAATAATTATTTCTTAAAGTCTTTTATCATCACAGAGAAAGCAAATTTGAAAGGTAATAAGACTGGTTTAAATTTAGCGGGAGCAAATACATTCTTAAGATATAATGATTCACAAAAGCTAGATATCCAAAATGGCTTTATGACTTTGTATGCAAATCCTTTAACAAGATCTGATGCAAAGACACTTGTTCATTATATGATGGTTAAAGATGGTCTTCAGTATGGTTATAAATCTATTGTAGAATCTGTAGCTCCAATTGCTCTTGATGGTTACTTATCTCATATTGATACTGTACAAGCAGCAATAGAAAGACCTAATGATACTGTATTTCAGTCAACATTTGGTATGCAGCTGGATGATTTGGTTATTGATTTCATGCAAGGTTATCTAACTTCAGCTCCTAATGCTTATGTGATTAAAAAAGTAAGAGCTGCAATCTATGCTCCAGAAACAAAAGGTATTACTATTGAGCCTAAAGTATTTACTAAAGCACTTGCAACATCTAATCCTGAAGCCATTTATGTATTTGGAGATAACGTTGCAAAACAAGGTAGTGTTGGTAATAGCTCAGTTAGAGGTTTGGATAATGCATTTGGCTTGTTCTTCAAAAAGGATATGAATAGAATAGAGTCTTCTTACTACACAAATGCTGAAGCAGGAGACTTTATTACAATCTTTGATGAGCAAGTAGAGCAGTTAACAAATATGATTGCAGAAAGAAAGCAAGTTATTTTTGCAAAAGATTTGATTTCAGCACCAGAACTTGCAGACTTTAAAAAGAATAGTCCGGTTGTATTTGAATATGTAAAAGCAAAACTTTTACAAGATCTTCAATATAACATTGATCCTAAGGCTAAGAAGTCTGCAGAAGAAAAGAAAGCTGCAAAAGTTGCAGATCCTGCTATCTTAAGAGCTCCTGTTCACGTAAATGCTTCAGGCTTGGTACGAAGATTAGTTGTAGATTTATATGCTGGTATTTCTAGACTTGATAAAACAAACAATGTTTCTTCAGTAAGAAATACTCCACCTGTTTCTAAATTAACTAAGCAATTGGCGGATACTTTTGATAAAAACAAAGAAGAATTAATTAAGGCGGGTTTTAAGAATATCAATCTTAAGAAAGGTTCTGACTATCACACTGAAGTAGAATTCCCAATGGTTGTTAGACAAAATGTTGGATCAGAATATAAAGCTGAGTATAGATACTATGTACTTGCAAAAACACAAAGCTTATTCCCAGCAGAAAATTTAATCAATTTTAATAATAAGGCTGTTGGTAGTTATGCTGAATACGTTGAAGTAGACATAAAAGGTTCAACTGCTCAGAATCCAATTGGATTTATGTTTGGAGAAAGACCTACTACAAAAAAATTAAGAAGCTTTGTAAATAGTGTAAACTCTTCAGATCCTTTAGATGCAGCTTTTGATTCAATTGATATTGACTCAGTATTAGATAACATTGATTTGGAAAAAGGTGTAAAAATTTCAGCAGGTTCTAGTGTAGTAGCTACTGAAAAAGGTATCCAAGTTAATGGTGAGAATATTAGTAAAGTAAGTGAGTCTGCAGAATCAATTGAAAATCAAGATCTTGTAGAACCTGAAGTTGATGAAACTGGTGGTGAAGATTTAATTGATCTTAGTGGAGCAATTGATATCTCAGCTAACTCATTCTTCAATAATCTACTTGCTGATAATGATGCTGGTGAAAATAAATATCCAGAGCTTTCTACTTGGTGGGATTCAAATATTGATGATCCATTTAGTCAGGCGGCATTAGATAATAGAAACAAACTTAAAGCTCACAGAGACAATCCAGATATGAAATTTAAGGTGCAAGACCTTGAAGATTTTATTGAGTTGTTTGAAAATAGTGAGTTCACAAATGAACAAGAATTTTTAGATCACTTTAATAATTGTTATCTTTGACATATGGCATGTTTTAATAGAAATACCCAAGAATATAAAAACTTATTAGGTGCTTTCAGTAGCAATATACAGGTTGATGGAATAATTACGTCTTGGCAAAATGTAAATAATAGTGAAGCTTTTCCTACAGTTGGACAAGCAAAACAATTCTTAAAGGATAAGAAAATTGCTTTTAACATTCAGCAAAGAAATTTTGCAGAAGCTATTCTGGGTAATTTATCTAGGAAGAACTTAATTATCAAGATTGGTAATTTATATTATATAAATAACTCTAACAGACAAACTAGAGCTTATGATGCTCAAGTTTTGCAAAGTAATCTGAACAAAGTAAAAAGATATCTTGATATTAATAACATTCCTGAGAAGGCTGTTAATTTTCAACCTACTGCAAATTTAGTTAAAATTACTGTAGATGAGAATGTATTTACTTCTAAAGATATGATGCAATCAACAAGAGGTTGGGATCAAACTAGAAGTAGACACGTTGTTACTCATTTAATGAGAATGTTTCCTAATGTTGAAGTAGAGTTAGTTTCAGTTGCTGAGGCACAAGCTTATTATAATAGTCTTTCAGAATTTCAAAAAGCTAATGTACCTTTTGAAAAAGTAAATTCTTATTTCAATCCTCTATCAAATAAAGTTGTTTTAATTAGAGGACGTGTTACAGATGAGACAGCTATTGAAGAGATACTTCACCCATTTACAGATGCTTTGTTTGTAGATAATAAAGCTTTGTTTGATTCATTACTATCAGAAGCAAAGACTATGTTTCCAGTATTAAGTCAGCAAATTGAAGATGCTTATAGTGAGAAACGTGGTTTTAATCAAAGACACAGAGATCTTGAACTTGTTACACAAGCTTTGACAAGACACTTCAAAAAAGAATATGAAGAAAATCCAACCAAGACCTTTAAAGAAAGAGTAAAAGAGTTTTTGGATTGGTTTGCTGATATTATAAACAATCTTCATAAATATATTACAGGTATTAATATATCTTCTTTAAGAAGTTCTGAAGTTGTTCAACCATCTCAAACACCTTCTGAAGTTGTGAGAATTAATCTTCAAGACATTAAACCTACAACTACTTTATCTGATATTGCTAAGTTGTTAAATACTTCTGGTATTCAGTTTAACGCAGCGGCTAGAGCAGATGCTAAGATTAGATTTTCTTTAACTCCTGAACTTCAGTCTACTGTAGATTATGCTACAAGACAATCAAATGCAATTCAAGCTGAAATAATCAATAGACTATTCCATCAAGCACAAACTACAAAAGAAGAAGTTGGTTCAATGGCTGCCGGATTTGAAGGACCAATTGTTGTTCTTAATGAAGAGAATCATGTATACTATAACTTATTAGATACAACTGAGACTTTCAGTTCTACTACAGAAAGAATTAAAGGAAAGCTTTCTGAAGAAGATATGTTTAATAAGAAACTGAACATTGATCTGGGTAATGACTTTGATAAGTTATTGCAAGGATTAACTTCAGATAAACAATTAGATGAAGTCTTTTCTCAAATGAAAGTTCTTAATAGAGAACAAGCTGAGAAAGCTTATTTACAATTACAAGAAAATCTTAGAGAGATTACTAGAGGTGGCGGTGTTGCCGTTCCTCAAGTTGTTGTTTATGACCAGAAGTCAAAGACTGCCGGATCAATTGACATTCTTGTTGTTTTGCCAGATGGTAAACTTAGAATTGTTGATCTTAAGACAAGCAAGAACTCTGTAAGAGATATGGTGTTAAGTGAGCAAGCTAAAACTAAAGTAGGACTTCAAGGTAAACTTAAGTATGACCAAGAATATAAACTAGGAGAAAATAGTGATCTTAAAAAGGCAGGGATTGAAAGTCTTTCTACAAGAGCTCAACAGGGTATTCAAGTAAACATGTATAGAAGGATGCTTGAAAATATGGGTTATGAAGTAGACATGAGTGAAATGGGTGCTTCTACTTTCCACATTCAAGTTGGTATCAAAGGTAAAGATGCTCAGCAAGAATTCACTGGTGAGTTTAGATCTGATGAATGGGTGGCTCATCCTGCAAGTCAAAATAGTTTATATGTTGATCTTCTTGTTCCAAAAAATGTTGACTCAATTTCATTAGAAGATTTAGAGAAAAACATTGATGATGCATTAGACAATGCTGTTAACTGGGATTCAGAATTAACAGATGCTGAAAAGATGCCAGAAGATACAGACTTTGCTGATCCATATACTGAGTATGAAGTTATTACACAAGCTTTAGAAAACTATAGAATGGCTTTGACAACAAAGCTTAAAGCAATGGAGCAGATTAAAAGTGCTATCTATATTGATAGAACTAGAGAGCAAACTGAAGAAAATATTCTTAATGCTCTATCTGCCATTAGCTTAGCAATGGCTGAAGGTCCTAAGGCACGTGCTGCACTATTTACAGAGTTATTAAGAGATGCTTTCAAGCAGATTAAAAACTTTACAGACTATGTAAACAATGTAGATAACTTTGACAAATCAGAATACATTACATACGTTCTTAACTTCAATAGATTCATTAAAACTTTTGAAGGATTATATTCTGTAAAAGATCTTGAAGGTATCAATGCTACACAGAAATCTTTAATCTTACAGTTACAAACTCAATTGAATAATTTGGGTGTTAGTAACTCAAAGCAAGAAGGTCTTATCAATGAAGCTATTACAAATTATGTAAAAGCACAGATTAAGAATTGGTCAACAAGAGATGACTTAACCGATGATGTTTTAAATGATTTAATGAAGCATGCCCGTGATATAGATTATATGGAACTGGGTACTGGTGATCTAGCAACTTCAAGAGATACTATTCTTGCAGTAATGGATAAAATCTACAAGACTAAAAAGCAAGAGCTTTTGGATAATGTAGAAACAAGAAACAGAACTATTGCAGGTCTAGCATCAAGACTTCAGAAACTATCTCCTAATAAGAATACTCAAGAAATGTATGACTTCATGCTTGAGTTTGACGATGATGGTGAATTTAACGGAAGATATGTTCAAAGATTAGGTAGACAATACTATAAAAAGCAACAGGAGCTTAGAGATAAACTCTATGATGAAAATGGTAATGCCTTAGAATATAGAGATGTAAGTGAAGCAGCAACTGCTAAAAAAGAAGATTTAGAGTTTAACATTAAACTTGCTAAGGCTAAGTCTGAGTATGCTGCATTCTGGGCTGCTGAAAGAGTGGGTCTAGATGATAAACTTATGGATGGGGACTTCCATAAATACACTGATGAGTTTAAAACTGAAAGAGCTAAGTTCCAATACTATGTTCCGGTTAATGGCAAACCTGTATGGAGAAGAAAGGCTGGTGTATCTGACAGAGCTTATCAAGTTTACTTAGCTAAGTATTTTAATGAAGTTGAATATACATATGCTAAAAAAGATCAGAATGGTAATTTTACTGGAGCAATTGTAAGAGAGTCTGTGTTCCATGCTGTTAAACCACAAAACCGTATTGCAAATGATTATAATCTGCGTACTGGTGAGAGAATGGTAAGTGAAAAGTATGAAAAAATTATGAATCCTTCAGATGCATTAGGTCAAACTCAAAAAGAGTTTTATTTAGCATTTGTAAATTACTATGAAAATCAATTACTTGGCAAATTACCTATGGGATATAGATCTCAAATGTTAGGTAATGTGCCCGTAGTAAAAGGTAAATTATTCCAAGATATAAAAGCTAAACCTAATATTGTAGGTAAGCTTTGGTCTAAGGCTACAAGAAGTGTTAACAATCTTGTATCAGAAACTGCAGAACAGAGAGGTATTGTATTAGATGAAGAAGGTAATCTTATTGATCAGCTTCCTATCTTCTATACAGGAAGAGCAAGAACAGATGAAGAGCTTGCTGCAATTAATGCAGAGATTACTGCATTAGAAAATAACAGAAAGAAAGGTTTTGTAACTAGAGATGCCTATGATAATCAAATGCCTATTTTAAAAGGAAGACTTGCAACTATTCAAGCAAGACCTTCTAAAGGTGAGATTAATAAAGATATGGGTACGGCCCTCATGAGATTCAGTTCAATGGCTGAACATTATGAAGTGATGTCTACAGTTGAAGACACCTTTAAAGCTTTCATTAAAGTTCTTGAACAACGTAGTTACCAACCTGCAGATCCTGGAGTAACATTAGGAAAGTGGGTAAAAGGTAAGTTCATACCAAAAGGTAAAAAAGGTGGAGCTGAAAGTAACGTAGTTAAGAGAGCTAAGAAGTGGATGTCAATGGTATACTATGACAATGATAGAATCACTAAAGGCTTCTTAGAAAAAGTTACTGACGGTTTGATGGAATATTCATCTTTATCTTATGTGGCATTTAACCCATTTGGTAACTTTAATAACTATGCTTTAGGTAGAATTAACAATACTATTGAAGCACTGGGTCAAAGATTCTTTGCTGGTTCTTCATATGCTAGAGCTGAGTTTGAATTTAACAAAAGAGCTTTGCCAGATCTTGTAGTAAGATTGGGAGCTGTTGCAAAGAAACCTTTTAATAAATCAGATTATGATCCTGAAGAGCCTTCAAGTAAGTATGAAGCTTTAGTTGATTTATTTAGAATGATGGATGCTAAATCTGACATACGTGAAAGTCAATTTGGTCCTGAGCCTATTGGCAAGTCTTGGTTTAGAAAAGCTGCTGACTTTGGTTATGTACTTCAAGATATGGCTGAATACAATGTTCAGACTAAGATTGGTATGGCTATCCTTATAGATACCATGATCATGAATAAAGCAACTGGAGATATCATCTCTATGTATGATGCTTTTGAATTTGATTCAGAAACAAAAGAAGCAAAACTAAAAGATGGTTATGATACAATTGTAACCCTTGATAGAAAGAATGTTGATGATGAAGGAAAGCCTAAAGTAATTAAAGAAGTCAAATACACTAATGACTTTAGATATCAACTTAGAAATAAGATCCGTGAAGTGAATAAACAAATTCACGGTAACTATGCTAAGGATGATAGAATGGTTATTCAATCATATGCTGTTGGTAGACTTGCTGCACAATTTCACAAGTGGGTTGCTCCAGCAATTAAAGCAAGATTTCGTAGAGAATACTTTGATGAAAACTTAGGATGGATGGAAGGTAGATATAGAGCCTTCTGGAAATTTTTAGCTTATAGCACAAAACAGCTTGCTACGTTTCAACTTGAATTTGGTAAGCATAGTGAGAACTTTATGGAGCAATATGGTTATACTGGAGATGGTTCACAGAGAGATCAAAGAGCCAGAGACAAACTGTTTGGTGCCTATAGAACTTTAGGAGAAATTGGAATCATCATGGTGACAGTTGCTCTTAATGGTATTCTTGCAGCAATGTTCTCAGATGATGATGATGATACTGAGTTTGAAAAGAGAATGGAAAACTTTATGAGATATCAAGCAGATAGAACTTATAAGGAACTTATTCTATTTACTCCTATAGGTGCTCAGCAAATCTATCAAATGTTTAAATCTCCTATTGCATCAACAAGAACCTTGGGTGAGTTTGGTGAAGCATTATCTTTAAGTGTAATGACACCGCTTGCTTATCTGGTTGAAGGTAAAGAAGATTTCTACTTAGATTCAGATTATGTTTATCAAAGAGGAACTAGAAAGAGAGAAATAAAACTTTATAAAAACTGGGCAGATGTAGTGCCTATATTATATTCAATTAAGAAATACAATGAATTCTTAAATCTGACCAACTTCTATATTAAATAAGAAATTATAAGGGGTTCAGATTTTCAACCTACATGGTTTATATCTTCCCCCTTAAAATTATGCTTCACAGCTTGCGCATTCTAATATATTTCTTGAGAATGCTTGTGCTGAACTTTGACTAAATTGATAGTAAAGAGTTTTAACTCCCGTCTCATGTGCAAATAAATAAAGCTGGTTAATATCTTTAGCTGGTACTGATGGATGAATCATTATATTTAATGACTGTGATTGATCAATAAACTTTTGTCTTGCAGCAGCTTGTATAATAACTTCTTTAGGGCTAATCTCAATAAATGATTTAAATACTTTTTTAGTAGGGAAATCTAAATGTTGAACTGACCCATCTTTCTTTAAAATACTTTCCCATGTTTCAGGTGTATTCAAACCATACTTTTCTAATTCACATTCTAAAAAAGGATTCTTGTAGATAGTCTTAGACTTAGCCAAATCCTTTATAAAGTAATTTGATTTGATTGGTTCAATACCCATAGATACTTGTCCATGTATGAATGAACTAGATTTTGTTGGAGCAATTGCAATTAGTGTAGTATTTGCATATCCTGGTCTAATTGACTTTACATTACCAATTTCACATAGTTCTCTCGATGCAGCCTCAGATCTTTCTTTAAGTATTTTAAAAACTTGGACATTTAAAAATTTAGCTTCCATTGATTCAAACTCAATAAGTTGAGATTGCAAATATGAATGCCATCCTAGTACACCTAATCCAATTGCTCTATGTTCTTTTGCAAAACTATGTGCTCTAGACATTCCAGGCATTGCTTTAGATTTAGTAATAAATTCTTCAATTACTGCATTTAAGAATAATGTATAAGTTTCAATAGCATCTGTTTTAACAATCTCATCCCAGTGTAAAAGGTTAATAGATCCTAAACAACATACAAATGAATTGAATGAATCAGTTGGTAATTGAATTTCAGAACATAAGTTACTTGCTGTAATATCATATCCTAATTCTTTATACGGTGAATTGTTATTGGTATTGTCCTTGAACATAATGTAAGGAAAACCAAACTCATTTCTTTTTTGAATTATCTTGGCCCAGACTTTACGTTTGTCAGAATCTCCAGCTTTCATTTCTTCAATCCATTTGTCAGTGACTGTAACACCAAACTGTAAGTTTTGAATAGGGTTTCCTTCTCCGCCAATCTCTAAGAACTCAAGTATGTCTGCATGCTCAACAGGTAACCATGCAGCACAAGCTCCACGTCTTGCTTCAGATTGTTTACATACATCTACGACTGTATCATAGATTCTAGCATAATGCACGGGCCCATCTGCAGTGCCACCTGTTGTTATTGCACTACCTCTTGGTCTAATGTTTCCTAAAAAAACAGAGGTTCCCCCTCCATACTTAGACATCATACCAATCTCACGCCCTGCATTTAATATGCTATCAAGATTGTCATCCACATTAGAACCATAGCAACTAATAGGCAAACCTTTTTGTTTACCAAAGTTAATCCATACCGGGGTAGATAAACTATAAAAACCTCTGGCCATGTAGTCTTCAAACTTTTTAGCAAAGCCATTAACCTTAAGATACTTTTCAGCTATTACTGCAATATCATGTATACGTTGTTCAGGAGTTTCATTAATGTAACCCCTTGATAAAAATGTACGGCTATCTTCATTGAGCCAATAATATTTCTTTCTTTCCATATTTTTAAAATAAGTCATCTTCTGTAATTGCTTTAGATTTTTTGTTATAGTCTATTTGTTTTTTATAAAAGAAGTCACCCTCTTTAGTTGCGGTAATCTCTACCTCAAACCATTTTGTTGATTCTAACGAATTGGTATTAATTTCAAATAAGGGCTGCATGTTAATCTTTCTAAGAGAATTATTAAATCTATTCTTAATAAATTCTTGAATAGTTTCCTTATTTAGAAACTCTAACTCACCCTTTTCAAAAATCCAGTCTAATATACCGCATTCAGCGGCATAAGCTTTCAAACAGGCGGAGTAAATTAACTCTTCAAAATCTGTATCAAACCATTCAGGATTTTCAGACTTAATGATATTAATAATCTCAACACCAAAATTACCGTGAATATCCTCTTCTTTGCTGGTAGCCTCAACAACATTTGAGATACCTTTAAAAAGATTCTTTTCCTTATTGAAAGACATCATAATTAAGAACTGACTAAACAAACTAACGTGCTCAATGAATAGAGAAAATAATAGCACAGATTTAGTATACATCTTATTATCCTTACTGCGGGAACCGTCTAAGTACTTCTTTAGGTATTTGATTCTACCTTCAATAGCTGGTATTTCAATTACTGTTTTAAACTCATCTTCTAAACCTAGAATTCTAAGCAGTCTTGCATATGCATCTTTGTGACGAACTTCTGAGTTTCCTGAAATTAAAACTTTATTATTATATCTAGTTACAATGCATCCCGTTGGAACAGTTACACAGTATATATTACCATCATAATCCTCAATAGTAGGTGTATATGTTATTGATGAATAATTTTCTGTATTTACAAAACTTACAGTATAAATATCTTTATATGAATCTTTTCTATTATCTGTTTTAGTATTTATATTAGTTCTGTAACCTGCTAAAATACCTACAGCTTGAACCTTATCAGCACATAATTTATTAGTAGTAGAATATTTCATAAGACAATTCTTAGCATTACCCTTACCTTCCAATCTTGTTCCATCCCACTCAATCAATTCTTCAATAAAATGGTTACACCAATTCTGAGATTTATCTGATAAATCAACCCAATTAAACTGTTTTAAATCATAATCAGTAGGAAAATCTATTTCATACTTTACATATTCAGGTCTTGATACTTCAAATTCTCTGTATGTTAATCCTGATTCTATTATAAGATTTTTTAGTCTAAGTTTCTTTCTCTCTTTTTTAACTGAAATTTCATAAGTATGACTATTTGTTTCTAATCCTCTTCTTATCTTCTCACCATTCTTATTCCAAAATCTAGAAGATCCATCAGCTTGTATAGCAATTCTTAATCTTTCAATAGGTGTTAACTCTTGTATTCCATCATGGAGAAGTTTTCCTGAAAAAGGTAATTTCATATCACTATTAAATTTAGTGATTTCTTTAATGGTCTTTTTCATAACATTACCACTTCTTGTCCTATATATAATGTTATGATTAGGAGTTAGCAATGCATTGTATGTTTGGTTTTTAATCCTATGCATTTTCCCTTTGTAAGGTTTATTTATTATATTAGTTGGTAAAACAGATGTCATTGTATCAGTTTCTATATCATACTGAATAACTTCTGTATTGTTAGTAATATTCTTAAAGTCTATCCAACCCTTTAAGGTTAGTATTTCTGTACCTTCACCATGACATTCAGCAAAGGTCATACCTACATCTCCTATTTCTGTGATAGGCATACGCTTATACATATCAGCCCAGAAAGTTTTTACATTAACTTCAATCTGCGCAATGGCTAACATTGTTCTTTTAATAACTTCTCTTTCACTATCTGTAACTTTTACTCTAAAGTCATCAATATCTGTAGTAAAATTATACTCAGTATCAATCCAGTAAGAGTGACGAATAGCATCTTTATATGCTAATAACTGAGGGTATTCATAAGGTAAAATGTTTAATCTTGGTTCAAAAATGTTTGCTTTCATATTTGTTTTATTGTTTCTATATAAAAAAGAGCTGTGCAGTATATCCTTACAGAATTGCACAGCTCTTTATTGAATTTAATAATTTTTTTTATCTTTTCATCTAATCTTTCCAAAAAAGATGTACATAAGAAAATTTAAAAAAAAGTAATCCTATTTCAAATCCGTAAACAGGTCTATAAACATCATCGATGCATAAGACCTCACAGTTTATACCCTTAATTCCAAAAAGGGGTTCCTTTGGTAAAAATGTAACATCAACTTTATGGTCAAACATTACTTTGTCAACTTTATTCATAATTGCAAATTTAAAAATTTTAATGGGGTTTTTTGTATGAAGAGAAATAATTTATTTGTATATTATAGTATAAATAAATTACACAAGTAATTTAAGTCAAATGTTATCAAGATTACGTACAATATTAACTTATTATGACTCTGAGCCAACTGAAATCACTCAGGGTATTATATGGTTAATATTTTTTCCAATTGTACATACATTAGATTGTAACTTTAATCTTTGGCTTATCATTCCTAGTGTTTTAATAGGTTTTGCATCCATTAAAGGTGCCTGTTTACACACTATTAAAATAAGAAAGACACTTGGTTTAGGTGTCTTTTTATTTTCAATAGTCGTAATTACATATTATTTTCTTATTGGTAAATTACCTAAAGATCCTACACATTGGGGATGGGTTCTTGTATCAATAAGTGCATTTTTTAATTTAAAAAGATTAAGTAATCATTATTATTTAAAATATAAAGAATGGCTACCCTAGATAGTATTACAACCGTTATTGTTACAATAGTAACAGTCTTATTTTCAGCAGGAGCTTGGAAATTCTATGAAGTAAAAATGAAATTAAAAGCAAAGAATACAGAAGATCAAAAAAATGATCATAATATGTATAGGGATGATTTAAGAGATAGAGTGAAAAGACTTGAACAACTTCTGCAGCAAAGCTCTGAAGAGAAAGATGAAATGAGAAATCAGATTCTTTCTTTAACAAGGGAAATAAGTGAACTACGTGTTAAGGTTACTTTTTTAGAAAAAGAAAACGAGAGGCTTAAAAATATTTAGTTTGATTTTTTTCAAAATTTTTTGTATATTGATTATATAAAACAATTCATAATGATTAAAAAAGTCTTACATGCTATTTGGACATTCTCCTTACAAAAAGGATGGAACTGGATTTGGTCTAAAACAACTATTGATGAAAAAGCTATTAGTGTAACTAATGAAGTTAAAGCTAGAACTAAAGCTGTTACTGTTGAATTAGAAGATGTAAAAAAAACTCTTAAAGAAGTTGGTACTCAGTTGGAAGATGTTGGTAACAGTCTTAAAGGAGAAAAACGGAAAGGTAGAAAACCTAAAATTTAATATAATATGAAAAATAAACCATCTTCAGGAACTACTAAATCACAAAGAAGTAGTGTTGCTAAAGCTGCTAGAGCTGGTAAAGATATTGGTAAAAAAGGTAAGACCTTTGAAAAAATTGCAGCCAAAGCATCTAAGAAATATGGATCAGAAGAGGCAGGAAAAAAAGTGGCTGCAGCTGCTATGTGGAAAAATATTAAAAGAAAATAAAAATGGCAGCAAGTAAAAAATCATCATTAGGTTCTGTTACTTTTAAGACACGTCCAAAGATTTCCAGACCTGGTGTTCATAGTAAAACAAAAAATAGTAAGAATAAAAATAGTAAACTCTATAAAAAACCTTATAGAAGTCAAGGTAGATAATTTATGACAAATTTTATTTTAGAAATAGCTTTTCATTGGCCTCATGATAGATTTGCTTTAGGGTGGGATACAGTTAATCCAACTGAAGAACAACCATTTTTTACTTTGACATTTTATTTATTATTTATAACTTTGACCTTAGATATATATTAAAATCAAAACAATGAAAAAATACAAAATGGGTTCGGAACTTAAAAATGTTCCTACTGGAAAAGAAAAAAGCTTAGGCAAACTTCCAACTGAAGTCCGTAATAAAATGGGCTTTAAGAAAATGGGAGGTGAAAAGTTTCTTGGTAAACTTATGCAAATGGGTGGTACCATTGACATGTCGGAAGATTTTGTAGAGAAGATGAGAATGGGAGGTAATATGCCAAAACCTTGTTATAAGTGTGGTGGTGATATGAAAAACTTAAAAAAGAAACAAATTGGTGGTAGCATGCCTTCTAGAATAAATGGTTATAAGAAATGAATATTTTAACAGATATACTTTTATTATTAAAAAAGAAGCAATACGTTAAAGAACTTAAAGCCAATGATGTTTTTGTGGTTGGAGTTCATGAAGAACCTGATATGGTAGGTGTTGCTTCACCAGTTCCTTATAGAAGTGTACGTTTAGCTAAGCTTTCTGATATAGCTGCCATTCCTTCTACAAAGATTTCACAAGGCACTGTTAGTATATCAACATCTTCTGGACAACCAGGAGATATTAAAATTGATGCAAATTTTATTTATATTTGCGTAGCATTAAATACCTGGAAAAGATCCACTTTAAATAGTTATTAAAATGAATACTGTACTTCAAGACATATTAGGGTTACTTAAAAGAAAACAAACAAAGTCTCCAAAAAATGATGATTATATCATTTTAGCTGCTTTTGATAATCCGCAAGAGGCTTTAAAGCCAAATCCCAGAATGCAACCATTTATAATGAGTTTAAAAACTCTTAAAACTTGGATTGCAAGCTCTACTTCTCTTACATGGGGTAGCATTACGGGTACACTTTCATTACAAACCGATTTACAAAGTGCATTAGATAGCAAGGTTGATGAAAATGCAGCTATCACGGGTGCAACAAAGACCAAGATAACCTATGATGCCAAAGGACTTGTAACAGCAGGTGCAGATGCAACCACAGCAGATATAGCAGCAAGTACTAATAAGAACTATGTAACAGATGCACAATTAACAGTAATAGGCAATACAAGCGGAACAAATAGCGGAAATCAGACCTTAGCTAACACATCAGATGCAACTTCACATACAGCAACTTTATCTGCAACAGGTGGAAGTGTAAAATTAGTAGAAGGTAGTGGAATAACATTAACAACTACGGGAACGTCAGCAGATGGAATTATAACCATTGCTTCATCAAGTGTTGGAGGGATAGCCATAGGAGACGCAGTATCTGGAGCAGCCTCCGGAGATATGCTCTTTGTAGATTCTGCAATTCAGCTGGCAAAAAATAGTCTTTTACAATTTGACACCGCAAACACCAGAATGAGTATTGGAGTAGCTGTTGGAGGAGCTGCAAAATTAAATATAAAAGGCAGTGGAGCAACATCAGCGACATTTAGTCAAATAATAACCAATAGCTCTAATGTTTTGCAGTTTTCCGTTCGAGATGATGGGACAGCATTTGTTGGGCCTAATGGAGCCCTTAGCTTCAGTGTCAGATTTCAAGTAAAAGACCAAGCAGACAACGTATGTTTGGCAGTTTCGCAAAGTGATTGTGTTTTTGGAGATAGTGCAGTTTTGCGCTCTATGAATGGCCTATTACAACCAACCGGAAGTATTACTTTTAGAAATGGAAACCCCAACTCTGCAACCATAGACTTTGGAGGTTCAGAAGTTAACACAGCTCCCTATAGTGGAGAATTTAATTTTATAAGATTCACAAGAAACTGGACTGCTTTTGCTGTATCTACAAATCCTGAAGTAAATATCTTAAAAAGTGAGAATGTAATAAATCTCACCACCGGTACTGGGACAAAAATAGTTAGAGGATTTTATCATAATCCAACAGTAACAGGAGTAACAAGCCACAGAGCCTTTGAATCATCATCCGGAGGAGGGCATTTTAATACAACCTCTGTAAATGCCAGCGCAGTATTGCAAGCAGATAGCACTACACAAGGTTTTTTAATGCCACGAATGACAACGGCACAAAGAAATGCCATAGCCACACCTGCAATCGGGTTAAGTATCTATAATACCACAACAAAAACAACGGACATTTATGATGGTGCAGCTTGGCAACGATTTGGTCAACAAACATTAATTAAAGGAAGTGGAACAACAACGGCTACTTTTAGTCAGATCAATACAGATAGTGCCGGGAATGATACGCTGCAAATCAGAGATGATGGTGCGGTAAAGTTTGGTGGTGGTAGTTTTGGACACCCTGCTGGTACAAGGTTTCAAGTTAATAATGGAAGTACAGGTGTATTAAGATTAGATACTAATACTATTTTTGTTCCAAATACAATAACTACTCTTAACAATAGTGTATTAACTATTGAGGGGAATGCTACTGGTGTAGCTATTCAGCCGGTAAATGCAAATATTGGTTGGGTGACTATTGGAAATACTACGGTTAATACAATAGCAATTACAGCCGGAACCAGAAAACACGTTGAAGTAAATCAAGGATATATTGCCGTATTACCTGCAACTAACGTAACAGTAAACCAAATCGAGATTAATCCGGCAATTAATATGAACTTGCAGACCGGGACAAAAATATTTAGGGGAATATACCACAACCCGACATTAACCGGCACAATAGATCACAGAGCTTTTGAAAGTGTTACCGGAGGCGGATATTTCAATACATCGGCAGTAAATGCAAGTGCAGTCCTTCAAGCAGATAGTACCACACAAGGGTTTTTGATGCCAAGAATGACTACAACCCAAAGAAATGCTATAGTATCTCCGGCAACAGGACTTGAGATATACAACACAACAACAAATTCAAATAATTTTTATAACGGTACTGCGTGGGAAGACACAAAATTAGTTACTACCAACAGACAAGCTGCATCATATACTTTAGTTCTTGGTGATGCAAATAAATTAGTGGAGATGAATGTGGGAAGTGCAAACAATTTAACTGTTCCATTGGATAGCACAGTTGCATATAGCGTAGGCACACAGATATTAATCTCACAATATGGTGCAGGACAGACAACAGTTGTAGCAACAGGTGGGGTGACAATTAGAAGTAATGGAGGCAAGTTGAAATTAAGCGGTCAATATAGCGGAGCAACATTGATTAAGATTGCTACAAATGAATGGTATTTGTTTGGAGATATAGCGGTATAAAATGATATTAGCAATAAACGGCATATTAGCTACTTCAGCAACACCTGCAACCCCGTTGTTATTGGATTTATATCCAAATAGCACGGCTGCATATTCTTTAAGAAAGTTGACAAATGCTTATGGAGGAGCGGCAATTCGTGTAAGACGTTCAAGTGATAATGCAGAATCAGACATAGGTTTTGTTGCAAATGTTTTAGATACAGCAAGTTTGCTATCATTCTGTTCTGCTACAGATGGATTTGTAGTAAAGTGGTATTCGCAGGTGGGAGGGTCTACTTATGATGTGTTACAAACTACTGCATTAAAGCAGCCAAAAATTGTAATATCAGGAGTTTTAAATACTATAAATCTATTAGCATCTTGTCAATTTATATCTGCATCAAGTACAGGATTACTTACATCTGCAGGGGTTAGTGTACAAAATGGGGAATTTTTAGCGTGTGCAGTTGGTTTAGTAAATACAACGGCTCCCTTAAATTGTTCAATATTAGACCAAGATGACTTAGTTTTACCTAATGGTAGAGTGGCTCAATATATTTATAGATCTACAAATGTTGTAAGAAATTTATTTTTTAATACAGCAGGTTCATTTACTACAGTAAATAGCCCAACAGTTTCCGCAAATACTCAATATGTATTTAAAACATCAAAAGTTGGAACTCAAATACGTGCAGGATTAAACAGTGGAGCGAATAATACTGCCACCTATTCAGGCACACCAAGAACAACATTAGTAAAATTAGGACTTGGTTCATTAAATAATAACAGTCAGGACTTTTTAGACGGACAAATTCAAGAGGTAGTAATGTTTAGTGGAGACAATTCATCAAATGAAGTAAACATTGTAAATAATATTAGGGCATATTATGGTATATAACGGATATAAATACAACACAGAACAAGATGCAAAAGATGCTATAAGTGCGTGTGATGTTTATCATGGTATTCCTGCAAATGAAAGTGATACTACTACACATTGGACAAATTACTTATATGCAGGTTTAAATGTGCCTGTATTTTGGTATATTATGTATGATGTATCTCTTGTTCCAATATTAGGACAACCAACAGAATTTGAAGTAAATTTGCCAGAAATAGTATAATCATAAAAATAAAAAACAAATAAAAATGAAAACAGTAAAAATTAATTCAGAAGTAAACTTGTCTAGCGGTATGGTCGTAGCAAGTGGAAGTATCTTAGTAATTGCCGAGGCATACACAGATAACAAAAGCCAAAAAGATGGGTATATCCCCACCCAAGTAGCAACTCTATTGTATCAAAATGAGCAGGCGTTTTTAGATGGAAAAACATCCATTCCAAATGTATCAGATTTTAACACCACACTAACAGGAGAGCTGGCAGTTTTAAGATATGAAACAGAGGCAGCGGAGGCCATGTTAATTGAGTTTGTAGTGGATACCCTTACACCTATATATGGTGCTGATAATATTGAGGTTGTAACAGTATAATAAAACTTAGTATCTAAAATAATGAAAAATACCCTTATTATATTAATAGGTAGTAGTCTTTTGTCTTCTTGTTTTATAACAAAAGAACAAAGAGAAATAATATGTAATGAATGTAAAACACATACTACTGAATTTATAAGAGATAGTATTTACATAAAGGATACTATTGTTAATGTTAAAGCAGATAGTTCCTATATTGAAGCTTTACTTGAATGTGACAGTTTAGGAAAAGTAAAGATTGTAGAAATATTTAGTCTTCAGGGAAAGCTTGTTAATTTAGAACTAAATTTAAAGAATAATAGATTAAAAACTAAAGCTAGAATAGATACAATTAAAGTTCATGTACCAGGTAATACTGAGATCCGTTATAGAACAAAAGAAGTGCAGGTAGAAAAACCGGTAATTATTTATAAAAGCTATTGGTGGAAATTTCCTTTAATTATTTGGTCTTTTTTAATTACATTGCTTGGAATTATTACATATAGAAAAACAATATTAACGTTTATAAAAAGATTAATAGGATGACAGCAAAGCATAGATTAAGAGAGGGTATAACAACTTTTATTGGTGTATTATTTTTGATTGGATCATTAATAATGATTGTTATGAATTTATTTCATGAGAAAGATTTTGCTGCTTGGTCTACAATTATACCTATATCATTATTAGGTTGGGTATTTTTATGGGCTAAAAATTCCTTATTAGAAGGTATTACTCTTGGTTTATTTAAAGTAGGAAACAATGCAATCTAAAAGTAAAGTAAACGAAGCAGGTAATTATACTAAACCGGGTATGAGAAAATCTTTATTTGAAAAGATCAAATCTGGTTCTAAAGGTGGTAATCCAGGACAATGGTCTGCTAGAAAAGCACAAATGCTTGCAAAAGAGTATAAAGCCGCTGGTGGCGGATATAAAACTAAAAAATAATAATCATAAGAAAAATTACTAAAAAATTATGAAAACAATAAAAAAAATGCAAATGGGTGGAATGTCTGATAGTGCAAAAAATCCTATAAAAAAAATAGCAAGACTGCAAAAAAAAGAAAATGAGCTTGTTAGTAAAGGAAATAAAGCTGTAGATGAAGGTAGAGATAAAAAAGCTGATAGACTTTTAGGTAGAGCAGCTAAAGTTGAAGACCGCAAAATCAGATTATCTGAAAAAAAGAAAATGGGTGGAGCTATTAAAACTAAAGCTCTTACTTATAAAACTAAGAAGTAATGGCAACTAAAAAATCAACAACTAAAAAATCAACACCAACTAAGAAAAGTTCTTCAGTTGGTATTTCCCTTTTTGGTGGTAAAGCAGAACAAAGAAAATGGGAAATTGAATCTGCAATGAGTACTCTGCAAAGAGCTGTTGAGATTCAAAAAGATTCTAAACTTATGGCAGATGTCAAAAAAATGGCAGTTGAAAAAGTAAAAGAACTTAATAGTATTGCTTCAAGTAAAATGAAGTAATGGGAAAAGCGGCACCACAAAAGAGTCTAGACAGATGGACCAAACAAAAATGGAGAACTCCTTCTGGTAAACCTTCTGGTGAAACGGGTGAGGTATATGCTCCTTCTGCAACTATTTCTAAATTAAAAAGCACTTCTGCAGGTAGACAAAAACTTGCAACTGCTAATGCTAAAAAAAGAGAGGCTAGTAAAAGTGGAAAGCAATTTGCTAGTCATGGATTACATAAAGGTAAAAAAAGATGAAAGGTGTACCACATTATAAAAAAGATGGAACTCTTTATAAAGGGAAGAATACTCATAAAGATAGTAGTGGTAGAATTATGACGGGAAAAACTCATACTAAATCAAGTGTGGATCTTTTTCATTTAAAAGAGCTTCCAAAGAAAGTACAAAATAAAATTAATAAAAAGTAATGACACTTGATCCAAAAAGAAGATTCTACCTAGATGGTTATGGTCAACATCCAGAATGGTATACTTGGCATTATGAAATGCTTAAGAAACTAGTTGATATTGATACAAGTATTAATAACCAAACTACAGAAGCTATTTCATTTAACCCAACTTATTTGGATTCTTTTGGCAGACTGAGAACATCTTCTCCTTTTACTTTATTTGATTCAAGCCATAGATTTGATGATAACGGACTCTGGGCTACTTCTACTGCTACTGGAGGTACTTCAGTGTTTAATGCTAACGAAGGACTTATTGACTTAAACGTAACAGCAGCTTCAGGTTCTTCAGTACTTAGAGAGACTATTAAAGTTTTCTCTTATCAGCCTGGTAAATCTCTTTTAGTTCTTAATACATTTGTAATGAGTTCTGCTAAAGCAGGACTTACTCAACGTGTTGGATACTTTGGAACTAGTAATGGTTATTATTTAGAACAAGTAGGAACCACAGTTCAATTAGTAGAAAGGTCTTCTGTAACAGGAGCTGTTGTAAATACTCCTGTTGTACAGTCTGCTTGGAATGGAGATAAGTTAAACGGTACTGGTCCTTCAGGACTTACTTTAGATTTAACTAAAGCTCAAATCTTATGGGCTGACTTTGAGTGGTTAGGTGTTGGTTCAGTTAGAATGGGATTTGTAATTAACGGACAGTTTATTGTTTGTCATACTTTCCATCACGCCAATTTAATTACTAGTACTTATATTACTACTGCTTCTCTTCCTATCTGTTATGAGATATTTAATACAGCAGGTACCACCGGTTCTTCTACATTTAAGCAAATCTGTTCTACTGTAATCTCAGAAGGAGGTTACGAACTTAGAGGAGCACAACAAGCAATTGGTGTTCCTATTACTGCACCTAGAACTTTTGCTGTAGCTGGTACATATTACCCTATATTAACTATTAGGTTACAATCTACTAGACTTGATGCTATTATTATTGCAACTGCTATTTCTTTCTTAGGAACAGGCAATGGTAAAAACTACCAATGGAGAGTAGTGAACGGAGCTATAACTTCTGGTGGAACTTGGTTTAATGCTCCAGGTGATTCCTCTGTAGAATATAACCTTACAGGAACTAGTGTAACAGGAGGTAGGATTTTAGCTAGTGGATATATTAATTCTTCTAATCAAGGCTCTCCTTCTCTTGATATATTAAAACAGGCTCTTTTTGCTAACCAATTAGAAAGAAATCCTTTTACTGGTGTAGCTTATGAACTAACATTTGAAGTAGCTGTAGCAACAACTTCTGGTGGTGAAAGTGCTTATGCCTCTATAGACTGGGAAGAAGTAAGCCGATGAAAAAACTAATAGTCACATTAGCTCTATCTATTCTTTTTACTTCTTGTATTGTAACCAAGAAACAAAGACAGAAGATATGCAATGAATACCATGTTATTGAACTAATGTAATATGAAAAAGAAAGATTCAAGATTAGAAAAAGCCGGTGTATCCGGGTATAATCAACCCAAACGTACACCATCACATCCTACTAAGTCACATATTGTTGTAGCTAAGGAAGGTGATACAACTAAAACTATTAGATTTGGACAACAGGGGGTTAAGACTAACCAAACTGTAGGTCAGAGAGAAGCTTTTAAGTCTAGGCATGGAAAGAACATTTCAAAAGGAAAGATGTCAGCAGCTTATTGGTCAGACAAAGTAAAATGGAGTCCAAGTAAGACGGCATCTTCTAGTAAGAAATGGAAGAAAGGTTAATCTATTTTTTTAAATCTAGGAGAACAACCTAAGTAAATACTTTTAATTATTGCATCTTTTTGATATTTTGTTAATTTTGTTGCATTAATTATATTTTTAATTATTTCATTATAGATACTTTCTTCAATTTCATAATCATCATAAGGTATAATAATCTGACCTTTTTCATTTCTAGGAGATTTTTCCATTAATAATTCAAAATCAATAGAAGGAGTTGCTGCAGCATAAAGTTCATAATATATATTCATCATAATTTTACTTATCTTATCTTCTTTTTTCATTTTTTTGATTTATTAAATTAGGGAAGTGGAATAGAACAGGTAAACTATTCCAGTTGGTTTTCCCTATTTGTTTAACCTAATTGAACCTGTTTTTATTTTTTAATAAAATTTTAATTATTAAAATTCCAATAACTAGATTTATAATAATCCATATTGACACAGTTGATTATTTTAATATTCAATACTAGAAAGATTAGCTTCTATATCTACATTAATATGATAATCATCAGTTACTATATCAAAGTCTGCAATTTGAATTGTATCATTGTAATTAAAATTATTATTGTTTAAAAATTCAACTGTAATAAAATTATGAAATTTTTTTGTATTTGCTAACCAAGTACGAGGATGAGTCTTTTTAAAGGCATGTGTAACATGATTATAAAAAGCCCAAGCATTATCTTGACTAACATTATAATTAAAACTAGCTTTTTCCATCTCAGATTTTATTATTGTAAGCTGCGTTGGTTCAAGTAATTCTTCCTCATAATAAAGTCTACCTATTAGTTCTGCCTGTCTTTTTTTAGATAGACTAACTTTTTTAAGATTTTCTTTATCTGCTAAAATACTTTTAAAAGTCTTTTCTGCATTTTTAATTTGACTTGAAATTTGTGAAATAATATCTGAATCAGCATTTCCTGTATGTTTTCTAGCAAAATCTATTTCACCACAAACCATACCATTATAACAAACCATTACATATGCACCAATAGAACATTGGAATCTAATAGATTTATCATATGAATTAGTCCAGGCAAACATCATTCCTAATTCTGATTCATTATTTATTGTTGAGTCAAGTGTTGCTGGAATAATATGATATATGCCCTGTGCAACATTTGCTTCTTGATTAGCTCTGTAAAATTCTTTAGTGATTCTAAAACCACTATCATTTAAGAGCTTGATTGTGTTATCTATCACAAATTTATGTGATATAACTGTGTAAGAGTCTGCGTGATTAGGCAGACATGCTGATTCTAGAATATTTCTAGAGACTTCTGTTGGTTTTTTGTATCCCATTGGTTTAAACTTTTATTGTGTAAATATAGTAATTAGAACTCAAACAGACAAATTTAAATAAATCTGATTTTGTCATTTGTTATAAGTAAATAGCACTGTAAAATAAAGCCAGCCTAAATGAACTTTTAATTCTTTTGGTTTTGTCTTTGAAATTGCAAATAGAGGGATTGGATAAAAATACACATACGGGTATTGTCTCTGTCCTTGTTTTTTTTGAAAGAAGTTATAAAAGTTTATATTAAATGTCTTCATTATGCCAATAATTATCATAATCAGTTTCTCTGTTTAAAGTCTCTAGTTGCTTTTCTAACTTATCAATACTTCCCCAGACAATAGATGCATTAGGATCTATTTTTTTAATCTTATCTACTAAATCTTGCTGTTTACCTCTAGAATAAAAGCCGTGTTCTATGTCATCAGCTAAGTTTTGCAGATGTTGAGGTCCATGAATAGAAATCCGTAGGTCATAATTTTCCCACTTAGTCTTCCAGTCAATAAAAGCAATACCTCTAGTTAGTTTACGTAGCAAGTTATGTAAAGTCCAGTTGCGGACTCTTACAATGGATCTGTCACTACCGAACACATGTAAAAATCTAAGAAACCATCTTGGACAGAATTTAGGTTTAGCTTCATAATCCATAGCTAATACTAATGGGTATAATGCCTTAAAATAAACACCTACTGTATCATAAAGATCTGTTCCTAAATAACCATATTTCTCAAACCTTTTAGCAAAAAAGATGTATCTAAAGTCATCTAATTTAATATTACGAGTATAGACCATACCTTTATTACGTCCTCTCCAGAATAAAAAGAAATATTTCAGATCTTCTAAACGTTGTTTGAGTGTAGGTACTTTATAAAATTTACTTTTTTTGTTATTACTTTTCATTTAGATAAGTTTTCTTTCAATTAGTAATTTTTCAATTTTAACCCAATCTACAAAGGCTCTATAAGAAAGTTCAGGATTATACTTTAAAGGACACCCTAAAGCCGAATCATCAATCATAACTTCTGCAAAAGACTTAGGACTATTAGTCCAGTTCTTTTGTGTTGGATTTGTTTGGATTCCATATAAAGGGATATCATTTTCTTTAAACCAGTTAACAGCATCGGTCAAAAATGTACCTGTAACATCTTGTATTAAAGGATCTCCTGGATCATTCTTTTCTAATCTATCATCTCTCATTGTAAATAAAATCAAATGATGACCTGCAGCAACTAGTTTTTTAAGTACTGGTACTGCTCCTATATCTTTACCTACACGTGGAAAGTCGTGTGTTACAACTGTTCCATCAAAATCAATATTGAATGTCATTACTTGATAATATTTTCAGTTAATAAAATCTTCTTTACTTTGTCAATGAGTTTCTCAAGATTGCCATCATTTTCAATAACATAATCAAAGTCATGTCCATCTAAAGCTGTTTCACTTGGATGAGCTTCAGCAAGTTCTTTCATAGAATTACTATGGCCAGGACGGTTAACTCTAATTACAATACCACCTTTTTCTTTGATTGCTTTAAATTCATTTGGAAATCTAACATCAGTGATAATCCAATTAGGAAAACCTAATGATCTTTTATATGTTATAGGATCATGAAATCCACCAATACCTTTATTAGCAAATTTTTCTTCATAATCAGCAAACAAAGCATTTACCCAAGTATTTTCATGAAGACCATTTCTCATAGCTTCAGTTCCTAGTTTTTGTAATAGATCTCTTACAGACATCATCTCAACAAAGGTGATATCTTTAAAAGGTTCAATTGCATTTAAAGGATTTTGTTTAGTAGGTTTGCCCCACTCAGATCCAAGAATTGTTTTTTTAAATTCTTGATCTTCAAACTTTTCTATAGGTATACCTGTAAGAAGAGATGCTGTTTGTTTTAGTTTGCCAGCAAACTTTTTAATTTCAAATTGCGGACCTTTATTACTAAGACACAGTTTTTGAATTATTTCACCGGTTGTATCTTTCCCAGAACCCGCTTTACCACTAATCCCTATCAAGTTCATCTTCTTCACCAACTAAAATGTCAAAGTGATCACCTAATTTTCTTAATGTTCCAGATAGATGTTTGGCTAGATTTTTTACTGATTCTGGATCAAGAGAATTTAACCATTCATCTTGTTTTTCTTCAGGGCAATCTTCAAAGCAAGTTGGTTCTCTACTTTCTTCATCTTCAAATTTATGGAAGATGTAAACACCACTTAGGTTTCTACGTTTTATCTGTTTCATTTTTATTAATATTTTCAATTTGTTTTAGAATATCATTCAAAAGTAAACCAATATTGATCTGAGTCTTATGTTTACTTTTGGGACTATATAACTCACTAAGTACTCTATATTGAGCATTTAACTCTCCTATAACGGTCTCATCAGAATTATAATTAGACTGAATACTTACTGCAGTGTTTAAATCAAACTGATCACCCTGATCAATCAAGGCGTGTATTGTATCTTGAATTAGACCAGCTACATTTTTAGATACAGAAATACCCACCATTGCTAAACCTGTGGCTACTTCATGATTACTAAGCTTTTTAGATTGTAATTCCATTTTCTTTTCTATATTGAATCTCTTTCCTAATAAGATTTATGTGCCATTCAGCACCACCATAATCTAAAACAGCTTCTAAGTGATCATCTTCCATTTCAGATAATGGAATCCATTTAAGTGGCTGCTTACCATCTGTTCCTCTGCTACCGCGTGTAGCATACTGTCTGACAGTTTCATACGGATCATCATCATATACTGCAAAGATTTTGATTTTACTCATGTCTTTTGCACCATATCTTAAATAATCTGTACCTCCGTCTACCGTTGCTTGATTAGGGCATGAACAGGTTTTATAGTCATGTCTATGATAACTTACGATTGTTTCATCACACTCTTGACATGTAACAGAGTTGTAAACTAATTGCTGATTATTTGACATCTTTTACAAATTGTCCATTTATTAGATTATCTTCTACTTTTTCATAAGTCAATTCAAAGATGTCTGGTTTACATGGATAATATTCTCCTTGGACTCCTTTGATGATATAATCATTTTCTGAGGCAGTCATAGTTCCTTCTAATGTTTCTATTGTAACTTTACCAGAAGGAGTTCCTTCTAAAGGAACTGTTTTAGTTCTAATCATAACACCCATAAATTCAGCTATTTCAGCTGAGTTCATTCCATTATATTGAATTGCTTCAATTACTACTGGTTTCTTTCTATATTTCATAATTAATTTATTTTTCTATTTTTAATATTAATTGGTGTATTTACTATTTTTTCTATAGACCATCCTCTAAGAATTCTATTATTAAATGTTGAGGTTGAAATATTTAATTTTTCACACCACTCTGACATACATAAAGTTTCTTGTAAGTACGTATATACTTTGTTATTAGTTCTATTTCTAGCTTGAATCTTTGGTGTAGCCCATCTACAATTATTAGGATCATAATTTCCATTTACATCTATTCTATCTATAGTTAAATCTTTTGATTCTCCCATATCTAAATAAAAATTACTAAATGAATCTTTCCATTTATCACAGATAATAATTCCTCTTCCTCCATAGTTTTTATAACGAGGATTGTTAGAATTATAACATCTGTCTTTCATAGATTGCCATATTGAAAATTCTCTAGACTTCCACATACCATGTGATCCTGTTAGAAGTGAACATTTATTACAACTTCTAGATGCACCACTTCTTAATGATGCACCTAAAACTTGTTTTTCTTTTCCACAGTCACACTGTACATTATACAATATGTGACCATTTTTGTTTCTGGTTTCAATTTCAGATATAACTGTTAGTATACCATATTTTTTACCAATCATACATTGTTTATTTGTTTTTCCCATAATTTAAATGTTTAAGATTTTACAAATATACAATATTTATTAAACAAAAATTAATTATCCTTATGAAATTGTCCGTTTTTCATAACACCAGTACGTTTACTGATAACATTATAGGCAGACTCAAGGCATTCCTCTAATTTAAGATTCTGCATTTTAGCCTGAATAATTAAAGTAACCATGATATCCCCCATTGCATCAATGATTTCTTCACGGTCATTACTGTTTACTGCTCTACAAAACTCTGTAGTTTCTTCTAGAGTCTTAAGAGCTTGAGCCATAGGTGTAGCTTTGGACAAGATTCCCTTATCCAAAGCCCATTCTTCTACTGCACATTCTAATTCAAAATAGTCCATATTAAAAAAGTTTTATTTGATTTACTGATGTATTAATAATATTATTTATTTCTGATTCAATTGCGTTAATATAATATTCTTTATCAATATTATAATCTTCCCATTGTGGTTTGATATCTATTTTATTAAATAGCTTTTGCATCCATTTACCAGCTTCAAGCTGAATTTCTCTTTTGTCAATTGTATTTACTTTTATTATTTTAACTTCTTCATTTCCACTCATTTTGGCAATATAGTATCTGTTAATCTTCTGAAGATCTTCTTCATAGTATTTACCATCTTTAATTGCTTTAGCAACTTGTTTCCATTCACCTTTAGATTTACTACCTATACAATAATCAAGAATATTCTTGTTTTGTTCTAGATAAACATGAGGTAAAGTATCATGGATAAAATAATGGTAGATAGCTTTAGGTATAATTAATTTAGATTTATTCTTGTGCAATGCTAAATCATAAAAGTCAAATCTACCTTTAAGTTTAGCCGGTGCATACATGAATTTATCACCTTCAACTTTAAATACATAATGAGGGTATTCTTTTTTAACATTTCTCCATGTAGTGATATCAACCTGTTTAAAGTTATTCAAACCAATATAGTTATTTACATCACCTATTATCAATTTTTGATATTCATCATGTTCTAAAGCTAGATTAGTAATCTGTTCCCATTCTTTACATATATTCATGTATTCATCAATGTAAATTCTAGGAATTCTTGTCTCTATACCATCTGTGTTCTGCATTAGAGGTATTGCCTTTGGTATTCTTTCCATGATCATTTCATATAGCATCATCAAACTTAACTGACCGTTAATTGTAATTTGCATAGTAAGTTCAGGATCATAGAAGAAACTATTCTTATCATTACTTAAACCAAAAGTAGAATTTAAAATAATCTTATAAACATAATTCATTGGGTCCTTTTTAGGAATCTTTTTTCTTTCTTCAAAGAACCATTCATATTGATTACAAAATTCTTTCTTAGGAAAGTGACCTGGTGCCCATTGATTCCTGATAACAAGATTTGGATAAAAGCTTGTTACATCAGAAGTCATAATTACATATTCATCATCTGATTTATATACACCTGCTTTTCTAGCACCATGAACACCGCCTAAACCAAAATGTGTTGTAACACCTTTATAGTTAACGGAGTATTTAAAACCGCCTTTTAAGTTATCTGGACTAAGTTCAACAGCCCGGAATCTTTCTAATAAGGATTTAAATTCAGGTGAGTTAAACTTTACATAAGGTAGAATGACATCTGCCAACTTAATCTTATTTCTATAAGTTCTCATTGCTTTAATATCTTTCTTCTGTATATTTAGTTTCTCAGACATGTAATAAGCAAAGAGTTCTTTACTTATCCTTGGTTCTGAGGCACTATACAAATTAATACCATATGTCTTAGTCAGTTCTTTTCTTAATCTAATTTGTGATTCTGATCTTTTAAATATTTCTTTGGTAGACTGCACATCATTTATGCAGTAGTCTACAATAGTATCTATCTGTTCTTTAGTTGTAATCAAAGTATTGTGATGAATAGGCATTTCAAGAATGTTATCCCAATCCATACTATACTGTATCCATTTTAAACTAGATCTCTTTGCAGGATTATCCCAGTGATGCATTTTAAACAAGTCAATTTGACCAATACACATATTCCACAGTGCATAATCATGAAATTCTTTTGTGTTACTTCTACTTATACATTTAGAGGCATAAGCATAAATGATTTCAGCAATTTGACAACCGCTTAGATTAATCCATAAATTTTGGTTGTCTATAATATAATGTGTTATCTGAGCATCAAAAGCTAAACCATTGTAAGATATATGCCACTCCTTATTTTTTTCATTCTGTTTTAAAAAATTTATAAAGTTTTGAAAGTCATTTTGTAAATCATGAACAATAAAAACTTTTCTCTCTGAGTTTTTATAATGTTCAAATACTGCAACAAAGCAATTTTTTAATGTTTCATAATCATGTACCCAGTGATTCATATTTAATATAATTAGTTATATAAAAAAAATAAGGAACACAACGCATTCCTTATTTTATTTTAAAATATGTTTGTATTACTATTTTTTATATACTAATGTGTCACCTGAATTATATTTATAAGGACTATAAATAGTATATTCTGTTTTATCATTAACACATTTAGCTTGATATGTATAAGTGTTATATGGAGTTAATTCTCCGCAGCAAACAATTACAAATAATTTTATAAAAGTATTCATAAATAATTAAGGCATTATAATACTAGATGTTTTTGTTTCTTTCACATCAACAAAAAAAGGAGAAATATCAAACTGCTCAACATTTACAGCAAACATGTACACAAATTGTGCAATTTCATCTTTTTCAGTAATATAAATTTCTGAAAAAGTTTCAATTTGAACTCTTTGCTCTTTTACAGTTTTACCTGTTTCCATGTTTGGAGCTTTAAGTCTAACGGGCTGACCGTTTTCATCAAGCTTTGGCACCATGTGCATTGCTTGTTTTTTAATCTTGCTAATTACTGCAAGGATTCCCGAAGTAGGATCAAACATTGCCTCTACATAAGGGCAATCTTGAGTTACTGGAATAATACTAAAGGATTTAACTCCTCTGAATGCTGAACTAATCAGCATCATGTTTTTTCCAAACGATGATTTTTCTGTCATATTAGTGGTTTTGCTTCAAAAATATAGATTTATTTTTTAATAATTGAAGATCTTCAGGAATTTTTTTAAAAAATGTTTCTTTAATTAAGTTAGGTTTACTACAAATTTCATAAACTTTTATGATTAACTTTATATCTACATTTAAACTTTCTGCGTATACTTCATGGTATTCAGAGGGATTTAAAAAACTTTCAACATATTCTGATACTTTATTGGTATCACCAAAATATTGAAGAATTTTATTTTTTGCTCCTATAGACATTTTAGAATATTTTCCAGATACAAACATCATATAATCATGTTTGTATGATTTCATATCAAAAATATATATTTGTTTATCACCAAGATTATAATAAAATTCTAAAAAACTATGATTTTTAAGATATTTTAACTCAAAGTTTTTAAAATCAATTGTTTTTTCATTATTATACACGCATATAAATTTATAGTCACTACTTTCATATAACATGTCCCAACAAATAAATGTATTTATTGGTACATATTCTAAACCCTTTTTCAATCCTAATAACGGATATAAAAAAACTTTACTTTTCTGAAAATACTCTGTGTATACGATTCTCATATTATAAAATTATTTTTTCAGTTAAAAAATCATAAGGTAATGAGTAATTATTATTTTTATAATGATAAGATGCTTTATTAATTGTATCCCTAAAATTATCTGCCCAAATTGCTAAAGTTGATTGTGATACATCAAAAGGATAAACTTGATTATAACGATCAATTACAATAAATTTAAATAAAATGTCATAATCTTTTTTTTCTTCCGGAAGATTTTCATAAACTAATTTAGAATATATAGCTGCTTGCAACCAATAATTATAGAAATTAATTGTCTCTGGAAAATCAATAAGAGCTTTACCTGTTGTTTTAAGATCACAAATTGTAATTACTTTATTATCATCATCAATTTGATAAAAGTCAATATAACCTTTTAAGCCAAAAGGTAATTCATTAAGTTCACATTCTAAATATTTTTCTGAGAATGTTTGAATAGGATCTAATGCAAAATCTGTTTCTTTTTTAGCAAAAATAAGTTTGACATTTTCATTTTGTAATATAATATTACTTTGTTCTTGACATCTAAGTAATGTTTCTTGGTCTATTACATCTACTTTAGGATTATTTATAAAATTCCAGTACTCTAAATTTTCTTCACATTGAATCTTAATGACTCTAGCTGAATCTTCCTTAAGTGATTGATATAAATTTTCTTCTTTTAGTATATCCAAAATAGTTTCTTCAAGTTCTTTAGACATAAGATCAATGTTGGATTTATCATTCACTAAGCTTCTTTCTGCTAGTTTATGTAGGATTTTTCGGACATTATCTGTAGGTACCTTACCTGGAATAATTTTAAATTTTGTTTCTAGTTTTTCTGGTTCAAAAACTAAACAGTGAATAAGCTTACCTTCAATAAGATGCTTGTCTAATCTCTCTTCTTTATCTCCAAGTATATAATCTTTGTAGAATAATGAGGGAGAGAATATTAGTTTATTCAATGATGAATAACTAAATTTAAATGGTTTGGAGTAAAACTCCTTTTCTTTAAGTGTATTATAATGCACCATAGCTTGATTTTTTAATAATTTTAAAAGATAATGTTCATTTAAATGCACAATATTGCACTAATTGTAACTTTAAATGAACATTATAATAAAAAAGGGGAATTTTAAAAAACTCCCCTTTAATTATAAGAACTCTCTAAAATACTTATTTATATTTTATTAAATGAAGTAGTATTTTCAATAATTTTTTGACCATTTTCATTTAAAACTAAACATTGTTCATATTCAGATTTTAATTTAATATCTTCAAGTCTTATATCAAAAACACTTTTTCCAAAGCCCACGGCATTAGATAAATGATTTAACATTTGAATGGATATTATTTTAAATGCAAATACAGTTAAGGCTTTTTCATTTATAAGAAGTTTAGTTAAACGATCATAATAATGCACATTAGCTTGACCATATGGAATAAATTTAGATAATCTTTTTCTTAAAGTCTTTATATTTACATTTTGCCAGTTTGTTGATATATCTTTTAGAAGGTTGAATTTTTCAAAAAATAATAAACCAATTATATCCATTGATTTTTCAGTATTACTATTAGCCATTATTTCTAATACTAAATTAATATTGTCAGAAGATTTACTTTCAATCATTTTAAGCATATTATAATAATCTACTTCTGTTAAAATAACCGAGTCTTCAGTAGACATAGAGCATAATACATGATCAAAAATTAGATTATTTGAACTTAATATTTCTTTAATATCATTTTCATTTTCAATTTCATATACTTTACCAGCAATGGTAGGTCTATTTTGTAAAATTTCATAAGTAACATTATGATAATAGCTATAACTAACACAATCCTGTATACTTAGCGCACACTTTTCATTTTCATCTAATTCATCTTTAATTTTATTAATTAAAGAGATGGTATCATCATTCCAATGCTCTAGTGTTTTATAAATATAATTTTCAAAATCTGTTAAAACTACATGTTTATGCCATGAGGTATTAACTAAAGTTTTTAAATATTCATTAGATATAATTTTATAGTCTGCTTCATCTTTTGATCTAGTTATTGATAAATCATACTTTTTTTTAAAAATATCTATTTTATTTCTTGGAAGAGTTAACTTTGGATATCTAAAAATACTTTTATTTTTTAAATCAGATGAATTAATATCAATTGTTTTAATTGGTATATTTAAATCATCATCATCATACTTTTTAAATATAACTATAGGTTTATCTAAAGTATATGATTTTATAAAAAGCTTTTGAGATACATGATCTATGTCTATTTTTATTCTATAACATTTCATTTTAAATATTCTTGATATTTAGGTTTAACTGATACATTAAATACATACAAATCTCTATTATAAATTTGTATTTGTTTTCTGCAAATTGGCTCTAAAAATTTAAATGTTTTTTTATCTAATAAATTATCTGTTTCTAGTTTTAAGATAAGGTCTTGAGCATCTAAATTTGCATAATTATATTTCTTACGGGACAACCAAAACTGTACATCTTTATTTCTATTAAAGTGACGTAGTTTATGATCTATTTTATTGAATAATAACCAAAGAAGATGATGATTTTCATTTAAATTAATTGTTGGTAATAATTTACTTACAATTTCAATATCATCATCACTATAGCTACTTAGCATGTTTGTTATTGTTTCAACTAGTTCTTCTGTTAAATCTTGAATTGTTGCAGATGAATGCATAAAAGTATCAATATTAACAGTACCTCCTAAAGATCCAGTTTCTAATAAGTAAGCGATATCAATAGCCATACCTGTAATCATCCATGAATCATATAGAGATTTTGTATTATAATTCCATATACTTATATGCTTAGTCCATTTGTCATCATAAATAAAAGACATACCGCTTGAATCTACAATTGGAAGTCTGCCTAATGTATCATCAATTAAATTATAGTTCCAAAGCTTAGCTAAAAGCAATGTTGATTTAATAGTATCACTGTTACTAACTGATTCATTTATATCATTATGAGATATTATGAAATCAGCTTTTTTATAGTCACCTACTATAACAATATTGTGCTCTTTTGCTGCAGCTTTTATTCTATCTAGAGATACCGGACATTTAGGTAATACAAAAGCTCTCTTATAATTCTTCCAGCTTGTACTGAGAGTTTCTTTTTTAAGAGTATTTTCTATATTATTGTATATATCAGGATCTTGTATACATATTACTGATTCAACAGTATCCAAATTGGAAGAAAGTACCCCATATACAGGGGCACTTTCTAATCCAAAGTGTTGTAATACTGTTTGATCTAAATTTTGATAAACAGATTTACTTGTCATATTATTTTATAGTCATTTTAATAATATTAGGGTCCATCATCATTTTATTAAACTTTTGTTTATTACCATTAAACACAGTACGTACAATTAAATACTTTAGATCATTTGTAAAATAATCCTTAGTACAAAGGGATATCATACGATCTGTTATTTTTTGTGTAACTGTATTATCTTTAGCATAAACAAGAGCATAATTTGAAAGACGTGTTGCAAGTGTAGAAGCAATATCTGCTCTATAATTATCACCACTACCAATACAAGAATTAAGTTCACCCAAGATATAAGACTCATTATCATGTGTCAAAAGATCTTTAGGAGTAACTAATCTATCTAATTTATTATTAATAAATACAGTAAACATACTTGCAAATGCATCACCTACAGAACCTTCACCAATCATTTGAATCAGGCTTAAGTTATCCTGAAATGATTCAAAGCTAGAAATAGCATTAAAGAAAGTTGTAATAGATCTTGCATTAGTTTCTGTTGTAATTAATTCAGGATGCATCAACAAAAAGTTGATACAACGTGTATCAATACCACTTTCTTCTGCCCAACGTGCCCATACATTTACATCAAATTTTAGATTTGCTGTAATATATCTTGTTTTTTGTGCAGCATCAATGCTATTAACCATATAATCTCCATTATCTGGATTACTTGTTAATATAATATGCCAGTCTTTTGGAAGACTCCAAGAGATATAAGTTTGTCTATCTATTAACTCCATTGTGGCTTGTAAAAATCTTTGGTCAGCTCTGTTAAAATCATCTAACAATAGTATACCACCTTCTTTTTTATCAGCAATCCACTCTGGTGCACAATAAGACATTCTGTTCTTACCTGTCATTTTATAACCGTTCTTAAAATACTCACTAACAGCAAGTTCATCTACCCATATACCAATTTTTTTAACTTGGTTTCCTTTAATGTTAGATACATCTGCTGATGCTGCAGCTCTTTGTGCTGCTGTATAATTAAGTGTATTTTCAGAATTAGAAGAAATTGTTTGTTCTTTATACATCTGAAATTGACGTACAGGGAATCCCACTAAATCTCCTAATTCTTCAATCTGTGCTAAATTTAATTTTACAAAGTTTAAGTTGTTTTCTTTAGCTAGTTCAACAATGGTAGATGTTTTACCAATTCCTGATTCTCCTACAACTTCAACAGCTACAGGTGGTTTTCCTTGTTCTTGTAAGAATCTGTTGTTTTGAATAATGTGATTTACGAAACCCTTAAGGTCGTCAATGTTTAAATTTACTTGTGCCATAATTAATTTAATTGAATTGTTTTTCCTGGTAAATAATCCACCATGCTTGATTTACTACTAAGAACCCATAAAGCATTCTTAGGACAATCTAATGGAGCGGAACATTCACCATCTGTTAAATATATAAGTGCGGTATAACGCTTAAATTCATTATAATGATTAATAACTGGTTGAAAATCAGTACCTCCCCGGCCTTTGATATTCCAGTCTTTTTTAGGATTAAAATCTTCTACAGAATTAATCTGAGTATCACACTGTGCAACTGTAATTTTATGTCCAGTTTTATGCATATGATTCAACTCATTCATAAATTCTTTAAGTTCATCACTACTTACAGAACCTGAAGTATCTACACCAACAAGAATATGATTTTTGTGTTTAATTTTTAAGCCAGGATTTTCAATATATCTTTTGTTATATTTTCTTCTTAACTTTTTTGTATAGACAATAGATGAATTACCAATAAATCTTCTTAGATAACCTTTCCAATCAAACTTTGAAGGTTCAATTGTAAATAGTCTTCTAAAGATTTCTTTCAGTTCTCCGGGTAAATCTCCTTGTTTTTTTTCTGTTTGTTCAGCTGCTTCTTTAATTTGATGATCAATTTGTTTTTCAATCAACTTCTTTTCTGCTTCAGATAAATCATCAAATTCTTGCCATGTCTTGTGATCATAAATACTTTCACCATCCATCTGACTAAGAATGTTATTTAATGTCTCTGAGGTTCCATCATCACGGGCTTGCTGTAACAAATCATAGTATGTTTTTGTACCCGCCTTTGGAGGAAGATTCAATTCTGGAAATGTATCCAGTGTTAAACCTCCTTCAGGTAAGCACTTCTCATCAATATATTGATTGATCTCAAGGTCAGCTGCAATATTAAACAGTCTGTGGTCTGGATACATATCCTTAACAGTCAAGTGACCAAAGGCTATGTGTAAGCATTTTTGTTAACTCATGTTTTCACATGAGATCAGACTATACCTTCATCCTTATTAGGATGGTCTATTGTAGTCGTTGAACCTCTTTCTTGGTTTATATGTGTCTAAGTAATTAATAAAAACTTGTTTCTTTCTTTCTAAACATAATGTATGATTTTCATACATAAAGTTATATAAATTAAGTGTATCATACAAAGAATGCTGTGTAATATAACAATCATTACTTTGTTTAATAGTTTTATTTTTTACTGGTAATATTTTTAATAAGTCAATTATAAATTCTTTTGAACCTGAACAAAAACCTGATTTTAGGATTTTCCAATCACTATTTTTTAAATTTTTGTAAGTTCCAACTGTACCATCACCATCAAAATAACCTCTAACAAAATGATGTATTAAAGAAACATCTAGTATAGGTATTTTAATTGTTTTAGTTTTAGCTGGTGTACATCCTAAAATATTTAAGTCATTATACATTTGAGCTGATGTTATTTGAGCTTTCCATATATACTTCTTGTATAATTTTTGATATTCACAATTTGGAGAGTTATTTGAACCAATATCTAATAAGAATAGTTCTACCCATTCTTTGTCTTTTGATGAAAAAATAATCTGTCCAGATTTACTTGCTTTTTTTGTAATATTACCATCTGCAAACAAAACACCTAACCAATATGCTTTTTTTTCTGTGTTTATAACATTAAAAAAGTCATCTTGGCAAGTATATTTCATTGCTGACTCAGACGAAGTTCTTGATTTTATATTGTTTCTTTTTAAAATGGCAAATACTGTTTTAACATTTATAGTTAAAATACTTGCAATCTTTTTACCTGATAATTTATCAGTAACATAATAATCAATTACTTTTTGTTCTATTTCTGTTTTCATATATGTAAGTATTTATACTACAATATACCAAAAATAAATCATATAACCAAGAAATTTGGCTGCGGATTTCCCATTTCGACATCTTTATCTTTTTTACTGTATCTGAGTAATTAATTCAGCCACATACTACCTCACGGTGCATGCTTAGTAGATAAAGCTTTAGGGGGTCCCCGGCAATTTAAGACGTTTTACATATACATTACTGTATAAGGAGCCCTAATTGAGCTCATGCTTCAAAAGACCAATTGTGTGTTCTTCAGATAAAGGATTAACAAAATCAGGATTAATAGCCAACTGCACACCAATGCCATTTTTACTGACACCAGCTGTTGGAATATCTTTTCTATATTTTTTGTTAAGACCAATCAAGAACAATCCATAAAAAGGTTCACTAAATATCAATAGCTTAGAAGCTTTTGATACCTTGTCAATTACTGCTTGCATTTAGGCCATTTAATTTTAATAGATGCATCCAATATTGGTAATGATAGTGCATCTAATGATTGTGTAACTAATTTTTTAATAGAATGATGGAAGTACTCTTTGAGAATTTCATCCTGAATTAATTCTACATTTAAGCTAATCTTTTTATATAGATTATTAAATGATAATTCTACAAGATTAACAGAGTCAATTTCAAAATAATTTAAGAACTCTCGTCTTTTATCAGAGTTAAGATTTTTAGAAAGTAACATTATATAGATAACATTAAAATTTAAATTTTTAATATTATTTACTGCAACTTCATAATCTTCATTACCCGCATTAAGCATACGTTCTAATTCTAATAGTTCTGTAATGGAAATTTTCATATTAGTCATTTATTTCTAGAGTTTTTTTCATCCAATCTGGACGGGACTTACTATTTAGATGAACAATCCATTCTTTTGCTGAAGGAATATAATTATTACAGTCCTCCTTTACATGTTGTTCACCTACATATCTTGTATATACAGTTTTACCATCTGAGTTGATAAAACTTTTTCCAAATACTTTTTCTGCTTCAAAGATTCCTTCAGAATGATGACGGAATAACCTATGATTTGAATGACCAAGCCAAGCTTTAGTCTCATCAAACCACTCATGATACTTCAAGTACTCCTCAGGTTTACCGCCAAACTTTCTTGCAGAGCTTTTAGCATGCAAGTTTGGATGGGCCATTATATATCAAATATTGATACATCTTCCCAGCTATAGTCATCTATAGTTCTTTGACTATACTCTACATCAGCTGTTATTGACTCAAGATTAATGTATATTTTGCCATAACCGCCTTCATTATTATACCAATCAGCTCCTTCAATACATTCATCAATTAATGTATAACAGTTACTTTCTAACGTATTATAATCTTCATTAGATATATAATCTTTCCTATCGGATATATAATCATCATCTGCATAAAGATTTACTTCATCAATATCTCCTGAATCACCAGAACCAGAAAAAGTAATTTCAATTTTTGTTACGCCCTTATCTTTTAGGTTTACTAAAAGAGGTAACATGTTTTGGTTAAGTTTTGCCATTTGGATTTATTTCAATTATTACTCCTGGATTATTTTTATCATATTGATAATCAAAAAACACTGGTTTAATGAAGTCAACATTATCGTCTTCAATCCAGCCATATGTAACCATATCATCTTGTACAGTTTGTGCTGGATTAATATAATCAAACTTATGTTTGGTTCCCCTAATAAATGTTAGGCCTATTTCTACAGGAAATTTGTGCTTAGCTAATTCAGCTTTAAATGCATCAGCATATTGAAGATAATAAGGCTTAGCAATTTTTCTGTAATTAACTACTGTTTTACTGGCAATAAAGTATTTGCCTGTCCACCGTCTACCATTTTTAGATGACGGTACACTTCCTGGTATAAAAAATTTCATATTTTATATAATGCTTTTTTTAAAAGCGGTTTTAAATGTTCATGTGTTGTAATAAAACCATATTCCTTTACTGCATCTGATACATCTTTACTTATAGTTAAACTTACGCCATTGATATCATATGTTTCTATATATTTTTCAATAGCTTTATGACCAGCTTCATCATTATCAAAAAGAGTAATAATTTTTTTGTATTTTTCTTTTAGATTTTGAATAATATAAGCTTTAATTATGCTATTTTCACTGTCAGGTGCAATAACTTCTATATTATAACCAAAACCTTTTAAAGACATTGCATCTTTAAGGGATGAACAAATAACTAGATTAGGTTGATTATATTTAAGTTGATCAAGTCCTTGAATATGTGACTTGAGCTTATGAAACTTATGCTTCTTTTTAAAAGGTTGATAGATTTTATAAGGAATACCATCGTTATCACAATAAGCATAAATGTGCTCACCTTCAATTTTTAATTTACTGGTAGTTCCATCTTCATCTTTAAGCATAGTATAGTATTCAAGAGGCTTAACATTATATTCTTCAAGCATTGTTTTACCTATCCTATAACTCAACCAATAAGCAGAATCTAAAGTATTCCATTGTCTTGGACTAATACTACCTAGTTCCCATTTATTATCTGGATTAAGCTCAATAGATTCAGTTCCTTGATTCTTTATATAGACATTATAATCATGTACAAGTTTATCACAAGCTGTAGCATAGTCAATATTAAACAACTCCATGACTAGGGTAATCTTATTACCAAACTTACCAGTTGAAAAATCTTTAAATAAATACTGCATTTGAGATCTATCTACATAGATGCAGAAACTAGGAGTTCTTTCTGTAGAATTCCAAACGGATTTTATTTTAATATTTTGTCCTGTAAGTTTTTCATGAATTTGCAAATAGTATTGAAAAGCCCAATAGCTTGGAACTTGATTTATTTCAACAATAATATTTTTTGTGCTAAACATAAATTAAAAAGGGAAGATCAAAAGACCCTCCCTTTTTTAATTATCAGTACTACTTATAGATCAAAATCATCTCCGTTTTTACTATCTGTAGGTTCAAAATTACCCGCAGATGTTGATTCTTTCTTTACAAGTTTTCTTACATGCTCCTCATAATTAAAAGTAAGCAATCTACCTGCAGTAGAACCAACAGCTTCAAGTGGTAAACCTGTTTTAGATAAACGAGGTAAGTGTAAATCTACATTTACATAACCATCATTATTTTCCCACTCACGGCCACCAATGCAAGCATTGATATAATCAGTGTTTTTGAAAATTTGAGAGCAAGCTTTTGAAAATTGTTCAAGAGAATTAGCTTCAATCATATCTACTTCATCTCTTTTACCGGTAACATCTGCTAAGAAAGCAATTGCTTTTACCATTTCATCTGCAGCTACAATTTTTCTCCCTGTAGTAAGAGTTGTATCCTTATAAGGATACGGGGACATTCTAACACGTCCTACTTGACCTACATAACGTGGACCATTAGGATTGTTAGCATCTACTAAGAAACCTTGAAATTCTCCACTAACTGGTTCTGTTTCTACATTTAATGTAATGTTAAATGCTTGTGGATCATAAGGAGTAGGATCAAAGCTTAAGCTATTGATTTTTACTTTGTGATTACCTGGTCCAATAACTGGACTTACTTTGTTTGCTGATACGTTTTTTGTACTAAACATTTGATTTGATTTTAAAATTTAAAATTATTATTCATTTTCATACTTCTGGATACATTCTTTGACATATTGAAGATCATTCGGGATCATCTCTTCATCAAACATACCCATTGGGGATTTACAGGTTGTCTCACCATCTGTTTGTGTTGCAAACATATAGTTCATTTTACCATTTTCTTCTTTAATTACTTTACCAAATAAAACAATTGAGAATAAGCCCTCTAAGGTAAGGGAATTATCGATCATTTTTCCAACAGTTTTAGCTTTAATTTTACGTTTACCATTAATATCAGTGCTATCTTCTGAATGTGTTAAGAAAAACACATAGAGATTATCTCTGAGATCTTTTGGTGCTTTAGCAACGGCTGCAAGGTTTGCAGCAATAGAGGTAAATTTATCATCGGTGATTCCATATACTTTCATATATAGCCGGACTATATCATATTTCATTTAATTATAAACAAAATTCGCCTCTTTAGTCTCTGAACCTTCATCCTTTTTCAAGGAAGCTTGGCTGCGGATTGTCCATTATTATCTCATAACTTTTTACCATATCATTGTGATTAGCAATGCCCTTAATTATATTACTATATTAAGTTGGTATTATGAACTTTAGGATGTCCCCGCAATTTAAGCGATTTTACAAGGGCATGATTAATTCCACCCTTTCTCATTTGCTTTGTCAAAATACTCAAAGCTTGACATATACTGCCACGTATATTGTTACCCTACAGGCTCTTTATCCTGTAGATCTATAGTTTTATATTCCCATTTAAATCCATATGCATGATTACGCAAACCTCTTAAACAAGATGATATATTTTTTTTATAATTTATATCACCTAGTGCTAGTGCTGCAGTTGTTGTTGAATCCCAATTTTTTAGTATTATACCATCTAAAGTATATTGTGTAATTGGTTTAAAAGCTCCTTTTGCCGCATTAGCAATCCATTCTGTTGAATGAGATCTTGTGTTTGCCTTACTTATTTTTAACTTTGTTTCTTCCTTATGGTAAAATTTTGGACGCACATATGTTGTACCTCCAGATCCACCTTTAGTAGAATTAACTAAATCAAATCCCCATTGTTTAAATTGTTCTATGTAAAACATTTCTGTTTCATACCTTTTGTCATCAGGTACTTCATCTAATAATTTAATTATTGGTTTTAAGTTTTGCTTTTTCAATGATTTTATCCACGTTGCCCTTCTATTATTTACTTTTTTAAGGTAATATGAAGAGCAATGATCATATAATCTTGATTGCAACGTTCTCATTGTTACACCTATGTATCTTATTTCTGAGTTTACAGGGTGTTCTAATGTATATATGTAAGCCATACTGCAATATACAAATTTTTCAGACGATTTGCAAGTTTAAATGTTAATTTTAGTTATATCTATAGTCCAGACTATCTCTTCATAAAAGTTAATGAGGTTGACCTCCCTTTATGTTACGCACTCTTGGTACTTCATTGTCTCCAACTTCACTTGGTAAGACTGTATGTACTAGTCGTTGATCCTTTACCATATTTCTATGGCACTTGGAACAGGGTTACCTTCTACAAGGCTTTCCCAGATTCACGTAATTTAATGATGACTAGCAATTTTTATCATCAATAACTAAGTTCTTGATGTGTGGCATTTTCTCATTAACATGCATCATTGCTTTTAATACACCAGGACCAGAAGATACATTTAAAAGATTTCCTTTAGGATTTTCTTTGTCTAAAAGTGCATACTTACTTTTCCAACCTTTAAAAGGCAAAGGTTTATTTGCAATGTTAATGATTAATGTTTCATTAGGATCTAAGTTCCTAATGGATGTTGATTTACCTGAGCCGGACTCAGCGATTACTAGAATTGATTGTGCCATTATTTTGTTTTTACTATTTCTATTAGTTTATCTAAGCATGCTTGTTCTGCTTCTTCGAATGTTAACTGTTTACCATTACCTCTTTGCATATCGGGTGATTCAGCTTTCCATTCTTTAGTATATGATACATCTACAAAAGTTATTTCATAAATAGCATCAGACCATTCTCCAGGATCATACTCATAAGAAGGAGACCATGTTATTTCTGCATGTATATTATACTTCTCTCTAAACCATCTAAATGCTGCTGAGTAAGTTGGTGCTTGTATAAACATACCTTTATCATACTGCCTTGTATCATTAAAGATTTGTTGTACCAGTTGTTTATTTTCAGTAAACCATAGAGCAAAACAAGGTTCATCAAACCCAAGTTCTTTAAGAGCTAATGATTGTTCATAAGGGATAAATTCTTTATTCATTGGTTTTAGTTTTACAGATTTCAATTAGTTTTTTAAGACATTCAAGTTCTGCTTCTTCGTAGGTTTTAAAATGTAAACTGCTATCTTTTGAATATGAATGTTCATCATTTATTATATTTTGCTCATCATCACAAATATAAAATGCAAATAAACTTTTATCTTCATATCCATTTGCAGGTTCTATAAAACCTAACAGCACATACTTCTCTCTAAACCATCTAAAACATTGTGAGTAGGTTGGTGCTAAAGCAATTATATTTTTAAAATTATGGCACTCATCTTGACCACTAATTTCATACTCCATATCTTCTTTAGTAGTGTATCGACCTATTGTTATTGTATTTGGTAAATCTTCATTTCTCCAATACCCTAAACAAGGTTCATCAAATCCTAATTCTTTTAAAGCTAGAGATGGCTCGTATGGTACAAATTCTTTATCTATCATTATTTTATTTTTTGTTCAATCTTTTCTAATGAATTAGATATCTTTTCTAAAACTTGAATTAATCCATAATAAGAAAATGTTTCATCAGGATCTGGTAGTTCTTCAATTTTTAAAATAGATTTAATTTCTGAATTATTTCTATTAGAAATATCATTTATAATCTTTAATTCAGATACAGGTACTAAATATCTTTCAAATCCTGAATTAGATGTATTAAGTTCATACTCTTCTTTCCAATAAGGATTATATTTTAAAAGATATAGAGTTCTTTTTGGATCTTCGCAATCATAATCAATACTTACAAATTCAGTGTAGATATCTTGTGCTTTTTGAAGTTCACTTAAAAAGAAACTAATATGCAGATCATCTTTATCAGATGGTCTATAGGCCATTTTAGGAATAAATAAAACATCAGGTATTTCTAAAGTATTAAAATACGGTTCATGTTCTTTTTTTAATAAATTTACTTTTTGTTTTCTTTCTTCTGGAGTCATTTGACTTTGTTTTTGATTTTTTTTGGTAGTTATCATCTGATTTGACATGAGGGTGTTTCCATTTCTATAATTTCCATTTGACTAAATAAACCTTTAAAAAAACTCATCCTTGTATCACCATTTCTTGCTTTAAGAAAATGAAATACTAACACACTGTCATCTTCAATAATAAATCTATCCGGTCCATAAAATCTGATTTTTCTATGAGCTGGACGATTTATACCTATTAGAGTATCAGCATGTTGAAGCATTGCATCTGAACCAAATATATCTTGTTCAGTAATGTAATTTCCATATTTGCCATCTATTGCACGTTCAGGATCTTCTACGTTTCTATTTAATTGTGATAAAGCAATAAATAAGCATGGATATTCTCTTTTGCATTGCGTAAAAAATTCACCAAGTTCAAAAAGTACATCTAATCTATCTTTTTGATAAGGAGCTCTTTTTACAAGTAATGTATGATCAAGAGTTATAATAGTTTTTTTTCCTTTATGAGTTTCCATATACATATCAATTTGTTCTCTCATTTGATTTACAGTTAATGGTGTACTAATGACATCTACAGGATATTTTACTCTAAGTTTTGCATATTCATAACATTGATTAAGAGTGTTATTTGATAGTTTAGAACCATTTGCACTGGTTAATTCTTTATAAGGCTTGCCTGTTATAGAAGTAAATTCACGAATAGCTGAATTTCTACCAACCATTTCAAATTGAAATTCTAAAACTCTGAAGTCATCATAAGGATTAAGTACAAAGGATTCTCTAATAATTTGATCTTTAATAAGCGTTTTACCAGAACCAGGTCTTGCTGCAATAACGGTAAGACTATTCCATTCTAAACCATCAACGGTAGCATCATTAAACTTAGGCCAAGGTGTATATATAGATTTTTCTAAACCAGCCTGCCTATTTTTCATGTACTTTAAGGCTTCATTAAATGCAGCATGTTGACCACCCCATAATTTTTCTGATATACTCATACTACTTTATCTTTAAAAAATTTAGGTTCTTCCATAGTAACACCATCTCTAACCATATCACAATAATCAGCTAAAGTTGATTTTTTAACTTTATGCTTATCTTGTTTTGCAATAAAGTATTGACTTGTTTGCATATAAAGATAATTATTGTCTTTGTATTCATTGATATACATCTTAGTTGCTTTGTGTACTTCATTCCAGTTATAATCAAAAGTTTCAAAGAACCATCTGAATGATTCTCCTAAAGCTTTAGTATTATTCCGGGCTGGCATACCACTTGGTAACTTACCTTTTGGAAAACTATCTCTGTATGTTTCAATGTTTTCTACAAATTCTTTTCCCATTAGCTGAATATTTGTCCTTTTTTTTGCTTTAACAAAATAATTATCCAATAAACTAATAAAAAACATTCCTTCACCTGTAATTTCTATTACTTTTCTTTGATCTTCAATATTATAAGTAATAAATTCAGCATCAATTAATTCATTAATACAATCTTCTTGTTTAATAAAAGGACATTGAACATTTTCTTTAATTGAAAATAAAAATAAACAAGCATTAGGTGATATTTTATATTCTAGTATTTTTTGTAATAATTCCCACATATTCATTTATTTCATTATATAATTCTTTTACAAGTTTATGATCTGTATCAAAGTAATTATTGATACTTTTAATACTATGAATTACTGTACTATGATCTTTTGACATATATCTAGCAATTTCTGATTTTGAATAGTTATACTTTTTATTAGCTATATATGAAAATAATTGTGAATATAATACCAAATGATATTTTCTGGATTTAGTATTTCTGAAGTATGTTATTTTTTTAAAATCAGGGTAATTTTTTTTTAACTTTAAAATTAGAATAGATTCAAGATCTTCTAGTGTAAGACGTACTAACTCTGTCTCATCAAAAAATATATGAACTTTAATTTTGTAGTTCTCATATAGTTTATCTTTAAATTTTTGTATTTCTTTATACAAATAATTGATTTTTATACTCATAGTTTTTTATCAAATTTACCAAATAATAGGCTTTTTGCCAAGTTTTTGAAGCTTTTTGTTGATAGTTTCAAATAAATTATTGCTGTCCCAGTTACCTCCTGTATAAGCAGCAGATGCCGGATGACTTACTTTTATAACATCATGATTATTAACATATTTAGACCATTCTTCAGCTTTTTTACCAAGAAGAACGGTTATGCAATCTTTATTAGATCTATTTAAGTATTCAAGAAAAAAAGCTGTAAAGCCTTTCCAAATGTGATAATGTGAACCAATGTCTCCAACTCTACATGTAAGTGCAGTATTAAACATAATTATACCTTGTCGGGTCCATTTTTCTAAGTTTGGGTCTCTATTATATCCTTCAGGGTATAATTTCTGTACTTCGTTAAAAATATGTTTTAATGAAGGTTGTTCTTTCATTGTTTTACTACAACTAAAAGCAATACCATCAGCAACATCTTTTTGAGGGTATGGATCTTGTCCAATAATTAATACTTTAACATCATTTGATGGACAAGTTAAAATACCATTAAAACATTCAGTTAGTTTAGGAGTAAACTTATAGCCAAGTGTATGTTCTTGAATTAATTTTTCTATTAAGATTTGAAATTCTAATTGATTAAGAAAAAAATCTAAAGCTTTCCAATTATGATTAATCATGATTTCAGAAAGTTTTTGCTTGATGATTGGAATTTCTATTATTTTTTCCATATTTTTGTTAAAATTTATTTTATGTCAGATAAAAACATCCAACCTATTGAAATATATGACCTTACAAAAAATGTTACAGGTCTTGAAATTAATACAGGTTTTATTTTAGGTCTAGAAAGAATTATTTTATTTTTTTTAACAGAGCATTTTACTGATAAATCTGTTGTTCCTACAATGTTTAATAAATTTGAACAACTTCTTACCAGTAGTAATCCCGAAGAAATTAAACTTGAAGAACTTGAAGTTCATATGTATACTTTATTTGCATTACAACAATTACTAAGGGCTGCTGCTTTTGAACAAAATTTAGTTAAAAAATCTTCAACTACCTTTGATGAATCAAAAATTAAAGATATACTTCAAGCATATATGAATAATGATTCAAGTAAAGTAACAAAACTTTATGAAGAAGCAAAAAATGATTTATTATCTCAAATTTAATTCACTAAAATCTCCTATTTCAATACAAGCTTGAATTGCAAGATTTAGTTCTAATTTATCACAGTCTGCAAAAGATTTACAATACTCTGTTTTATTTCTTGTAAAACATAAACCTGACTTTCTTTTTACCATAAGTTTAATTTCTTCAAATGTATAACCAAGTTCATTAGCTATTTCTCTGCACATGGCGTGTATTCTTGCAAGTTGTGCATTGCTACCTTTATCTGTAGTAACTCCAATAAATAATTCTAAATGAGCACCATCAGGAATAGATTTTAGAAAGTTTTTAAACCTTGTTTCATTAGCTTTTAACGGAAAATAAAGCTCACCATCTTTGACAGTAAGCTTCATAAAAAGATTATCTTTCATATTTCCAATAAAATATGGCTTCCAGCTTGTTCATCACCAGGATCTGAGATAATTATGATGTACTTTTTCATCTTTAAAATAATTATTTTTTTTCTTCTCTATTCTAGCACCAATATAATCTGAATCATAATATTTTGCTAATTCATTTATCCACATTAAAACATCAGCTATTTCATTTTCAATTTGCTGATCATTAAATGCTTTTTTTTTATTTACATTTTGCATCAAAGCAGTTGCAAGCTCACAACATTCTTCTGCCGTTTTCTTTTTTATATATTCAATATTAAAGTCATTTTCAATTGGGTAAAGAAAGTTATTTATTTTTCTTTTTATTACTTTAATTGAATTAACTGATTTATTTAATTTTATCATATTTAATTATTTTTTTTAATTACTAATTATTTTTATTAAAAAATTGTTAAATAACAGATTTAATGTAAAATTAATCTTTAAATCTTGCATTATTCAAAATTTATATCTAAATTATAATTATGAAGATTTACTTAACTATAATGCTCGTTTTTACTTTTGTATTATCTCAAGCACAAGAAGAGAGACTTTTGCCAGCACTTACTGTAAATAATAAAGGTGCTGCTATTCAAATAAGTTATCAACAGATCTATACAGAAGGAGATTTTAATTTTGGTCCAAGAGTTGGTTTAATATATCATCCGTTAAACACGGCTTGGAATAATTTTTATTGGCAAAATATTATTGAATATAAGGGATTCTTTATCTCACCATTCTGGTTAAGAAGTTATGATAAAACAATTGGTTATCAAATTCCTACAAGTCTTGGTTATATAGCAAAAACAAAAATTGCAAATATTGAAGTATGGGGAAATTATGTTATGCATGCCCGTACTTTTGATGTACAAATTATTATAGTACCTAATATAAAAACAAGATTATAATTTTTGATTTAATTTATTTAAATCTCACTGCTTTTCCAACTTTAATAAATTCTTGACCACATCCTTCACAGTATAGATCAATATGACTGTATTCCAGGAGATTCCTTTTCATACAGTTAGGACATAATATGTTTGAATTAAATACAGAAGAATTTTCCAACATATGTTGATCTCCTTCTTTTTCTCTAATTTCCATAAATAATTGTTTTGTTTTACTCATTTTAATGTGGGTTTAATAATTTCTTTTTTCTAATTTTACTTGGACACAGTTATGCGTGTAAAATGTTCGCCAATATCTATGTTATCGGTCAGTGCTTGAAGCTGCGTTCATACATTCCCTGTAATACTTAATCTTATCTTCATCAGTCATCCATAATGCAGCGCATCCGCATAAGTCATAAAAGTCGATTTCTAAAATTTCTTTATCTGTCATTTTCGTTTCAATTACCGCACCGAACCGATAACAAAGGCTAAAAGCAATTGCCATTAAGCATAGTGCAAATTTTAAGCAGTATTTAAGGCAACTGCTCTTAGCCTCAACCGTTATGTGCCATTATACAAACGACACAGCATCACCCATATAATTGTAAGTCATAAAAAACGGCTTACCACATTCGCATTTTATTTTGGTTATTCCTTGCTTGTTTCTTTGGCATCGTTCAAGGTATTTATCATCCCTATCATTGTATTGCTTTTTACAAATTGGACATTCAAAGTCTGTTTTGGCAAAATCAATAAAGCCATTTTTTATTTGTACTCCTATCATATTTCTAAATTTAACGGCACATAACAAGGGTTTTGCGTAATAGCCCTATCAAGCTGCAAAACGTTAGGTGCAAAATTACCGCTCACATCAGGCAACAGTTTCCTATTCATATCATAGCCAATTTATAAAATTAAGTAATATCCATTTGTTCGCACCTTCCAAAGTGCCTTCATAATCTATTACCGTATTTGGCTTTTGTACCCATTCTTCTTTATAATATGTTTGACAATAGTCAATCCACTTCTCCCAATCAATCAATAAATTGCCATCCGTGAAGTCTGATAAAAACGCTATTCTTACGCATGGAAGTGGGTTGGTTTCATCCCAAATCTCTTTGGATGCTGATAGTTTTAATTTGTTCATAATCTTAATTTACATTTATAATTTTACTTTGATCTAATCCTTCCAGTGCATTGTTTATCCATTTTTCATCAATGGTATCTTTATAGCAAAGAATGTGTATATATGCAGTTTCAGTAGGATTAAGTCTGAGGAGTCTACCTATCCTCTGATTGCTTTTACGTTCATTACCATATGAATGCATAATAATTCCAACTTTTAAATTGGGAATAGTGACACCTTCATTTAATTGCATAACACATGATAATTTTTGTATTCTAGAATCTTTAAATAATTGCAAATTCTCATCAGACTTAATATTATTAGAATGAAAACTATATTTACAAATTCTATCAGCTTGTTCTTGAGTATTAGCAAATATAATACACTTATCATTTACTTGTTTTAAAATGCTTTTAACATACATTTCTTTAGTGTTATAATCCATCATTGCTCTCATTCTTAAAATAGAAAAAAACTGCATTTGTTTTGGTGTAGTGGCTTCTGCTAATTGTCTTGTTAAATATTCATAATCATTTCTTTCAGAAGTATACCACACTCCACCATTTTTCTTTTTCTTCTTTAATGTTTGTAATTTACTTAGTTCAATTTTATGAATAAAGATTTTATAATTATTTAGAATTTTTTGATCAGTGGCTTGATCTACAGAAAAATTAAATACCATAGGACAATATTTATAAACCATCCTATATTTTTCACTTTCCTTTCTAATGGGTGGTGTACCGGTTAAACCAACAATTTTTCCTTTAAACTTTTTTAAAAACATTTCATGAGTATCCAAAAGACTATGACATTCATCTAAATAGACAATATCATAATCAGTTGGATCCTGCTTGTTTATAGAAAGATATGTTGTAAATACTATATGACTGCTTAATTTTTCTAGATTCATTTTTTTTAGTTCATCATCCCAAGAATCCTTAATAGATAATTTAGGTATTACAACTAAAGCTTTTACAAAAGGATGAAAGTTTTTTATTAAATGTTTTATGGCAATTCTTGTCTTACCAACACCCATTGAAATACCTACACCGCATCTTTCGTGTTTTTCTATCTCTTTTAAGGCTTGTTCTTGAATAGAGTCTTTGTTATTCATGATAAAAAATTTCTTTTAATTTTTCATTTTTAATAATTTCTTTTAACTTCTCAGAATACTTAAATGCTTCTGCATAAGTTGCATCTAACGCATCATAATATTCTTGTTCAGAATTAATTTTGCTTAAATATCTGCATTGATAAAAAGCATAATCATAGACACTTTCTTGCCAGTTATTATAATAAGCATGATTAAGTTGTGTTCCTTTAGCAGTTTTAATTCTTTTATTGGCCATTTTCATTCCAAATAAATTATGATTCTCTTTAAACACTATAGATGTCCAATGACCGGTTTCAAGAATAGATTGTGCTAATACTATATAAGGGTATTTAACATCTAACTCTTTAATCATATCTATTAAATCGTTTTTAGAGAAGACCTGATCATTATCTCTTATTATATGAATACCACCTTCTAACTCAATAATTTGCGCTTTTGTAATATTTTTTCCTACTACAATACCACTTAATAGTGTAGATACTACAATAATAAAGCAAATACTTCCGAATACTATTATTTCCCTATAAACAGGTTCAAATAATAGTTTTTGTTTGTTATATTTATAAAACATAATTATTAGTGTTTAAGCTTATAATTGAATATTATAAGCAGTGAAATTTATAAAAGAATAAGAAACTCTCTTGCATGTTCTACCATGCTTCTAGTTTTTATTAGACATAGTTTACTGTCTACCTGTTGTAGTGCACTACAGAGCAGGATCCATCACAGTTCACTTTGGGGCATGTATCTCATTTGGGTAATTACTCCCAAGAGCCAAAGTTTCTTTCAACGGTGCTAATCCGTCCTCTGTAAGAGAGTTTTCTCATTCTTAGTAGTCAGGACAGGATTCGAACCTGTAATACCAACCAGTAACTCCTTCGGTCATCATGCCTCAGGTCATCGTTGGACTTACTTGTAGCGTCTACCGTTCCGCCACCTGACTATTTATTTTAATTACCAACTACTGATTCAACTTTTTTTCTAAACCTGAAATAATATATGATGCAGTCATGTAGTTTGTTGCCAAAGGTGTGTTATACACATTACAAATCCTTAACAACATATTCACATCAACTTGGTGAGGATGAACTTCCAACGGGTCAATAAAGAATACAACACCAGATATTTCACCGTTGGCAATCATTGATGCAATTTGAGCATCACCACCAAGTGGTCCTGACTTCATACATTCAACATCCAATCCTGCGTGTTCAATATGTCTTCCTGTGGTTCCCGTTGCAATAACATCAACCCTTTTGAAGAACTCTAATCTCTTCATAACAAAGGCAACCATGTCAGCTTTTTTTCCGTCGTGAGCAATAACTGCAATTTTCATAATTTTTTAATTTAGTAGTCAGGACAGGATTCGAACCTGTATAATAACTTATGAGCAGGACTTTCACCGGGTTTTTCAAGGTTACTCCGCGTTATCTTTACTATTAACCTTTATTCATAGCGTCTACCAATTCCGCCACCTGACTGTTTGTTTTAATTACCAACTACTAATATTAGTAATACAAAATTCTGTTCCGGGATGAGCATTCATCCATTTGTCTTCATCAATGCAGAATATCTTTTTATTGCCTGAACAATTATTTCTAATTTCAATCCAATGGCAATTTCCATCAATACCATCATTAGCAACTATACCGCAATTACATGGTTGTGGTTCTTTTTCAGAACAACTAAATGCTGATAATACGGCTAAAATTAATACTATTGTTTTCATATTATTTCTTTTTAAATTGTTCAAACCATTGTGGTATATCAGCTAATACAAAATCAGAATACTCAATTAAAGTTGCTTCTATTATTTGTTTAACTTCTTCCTCACTATACATTCTTTCTTGTTGCCATTTAGCACCCTCAATAAAACCTTTTTTCTTATCTGAGTTAATTCCATAATTATAAGGTTCTGGTAATTCATTAGCATATTTTTCAGCGGCTTCTTCTAATGTTTCTTTGTTCATATTATTTTGGTTTAAAGGTTTCATTGTAGTATTGTTCGGCTACTATTCTTTGTAATTCATTATCAGTTGCAATCCAAGCATCTATTATCTGTTGCTTTTCCATTTCTATGGCTTGTTCAAAAAATTTAATTTCTTCTGAAAGTAAATTAACTCCACTTTCAATAAGTTTTTGTTCTAACCATTCTACTGCTGTTTGTTTATTTTCCATAATCTTTTAATATTATTATACTTATACCTCTAATTTCTTCATTTAACTCAAAATATACTTTTGTTTTTAAGTTATTTGTTCCAATAATATACCAAAGTTTTGTCATATATGATGCTCCCATTTTAATTGTTAAATCAAGATATGTATAATCATATATATCATCAACTAAATCACTAATATGTGAATCATCAATATCTGGTTTACTGAATGTTAATCCATTATCATATAAAATAGTATTAAGTATATTGAATGCTTGATTCATTCTATAAGCACCATCATCAAAATAATAAGTATAAAAAATATAATCTTTTCCTAAATGGCATTGCCATTTATGCAATACAATGTATTCACTTTCTATACAATCAGAACATTTAGGAATTGATTTTAAATTTTGTGCTATAACACTTCCACCTAGTAGAAGTAATATTAATGTTATTAATTTTTTCATTTTAGTTTAAGTCCTAATTCTATAGCATCTTCAGATGATAGTTTATCATGAATATAATTGTGACAGTTTCTACAAACAGAAAGCCAAGTACTTGTATCTAAATGATACTTTCCTCGGCCTTGTTTATGATGAATATCAGTTGCTTTTAAAGTACATTCAAAAATTTTAGCTTGACACATAGGATATTTATATAAATATTCTAATCTTAACTTTGAATATTCAGAGTTAGTTTTAGCCATTTTTTTTGATACTTTTTTCAAAAACATTACTTCAAACTTAAGAAATTTTTTGGTAATAAACCTTCTGCCATAAATTTTAAGATTACATCTTCATAAGTTAAACCTAAATCTTTTAAAGTTAGAGTATTCTTATAATCAGGTAGATAATCATCATCTGGTATATCAGTAATGGCTTTAACATGTTTTCCAAAAGTATTATGAAGATAAGCATTAATTTTTTTATTTGAAATAACTTGTTTCCAAATATTAATTATTTCTTGACCTCTTTGCCATACTTTTTTAATTCTACGTTTTTTGTCCCAATGAAGAGTATTTATCTCTTCTTGAGTATAGACATTTAAACCGTGAAGAACACGTTTAAATAAGAAATGTTGATTAGGGTTTAGTTTAGTGTAATTTAATCTCATTAATTCTTCCTTAGTGTGTAGTTGATATTCTTGAAGTAAACCATAATAAGCATATCTTTCTTCTCTAAGTTTAAGGAATTCTACTTGCTGTTGTTTTTTAATTAGTTCAATTTGTTCTAAAGCTATCATAAGTTTGGTTTTTAGTTGTGGATATAAAGAAAAAAAGAGGCAAGCATTAACTTACCTCTTTTAATCATGAATTACTTTTATTTTTAAAGCTCAAAAGTATCTTCTACTTCATCTATAATTGTAGAATCGTCAGTTATATCAGTTATTTCATCATTTTCAGTGATATCAAAAGTTTCCTGAATTTTAACAGTTTCTTTCACTGAATTTTTAATTTTATCTGATACAATACCATTTGCTTGACGAATTGCATCAACATTATCATGTTGCATAAATTCATCTTGCTCATCGGGATTTGTTGTATAATAAGTGATTCTATAAATAGGTTCACCGTGTAAACAACAAATAACTCCTGTATCACCAGCAATTTTTAAATGCTGATCAGGATTTTCTTCACTAAAAGGTGTAGTTGATTCTTTAACTACAATTTTACCTGGAAGAATAGTGTCTTTTGTAAAACCGAAAACTTTAAGATCTTGCATGGTACCTTTAATAAGGGTTGTCATGTTTTGGGTTTTTAACCATCCTACATTTTTAATATTTGCAGGATTAGACTGAATCATACTACGAGTTTGCTTTAAGATAACATAGGCATACTCTGGATTGTTCTTGCTTTGACGAATGATCATACCATTCTCATCAGGAACTACTGTAACTGGGCTTTGCATTGGTTTTAAATTAAATTGTTAATGATTAGAAAAGGTCTCCCTCTTCCGGAAAATAATATAGGTCAATCCTGTTACTCAGAAGATCTATTTCATCATCTGTAAGAAAACTTTCTTCTTCTTTGCTAATATCTTCTAAAGCAATTTTTTTTGTATTAGAAGAATATAAACCATAAAAAGGATTAACATAATCTTTGGTATATAGATTACCTAATGAATTTAAATCTCGTAAATCTTGTTCAGACATATCAAGATATTCTTCTACAGATAGTTCAATTATACGCCCGTTAGGCAATTGTAAGATCATTTTATATAAAAAATATAATCAAATTTACAATTTTATAAAATTACTATACTTTAAAATATTTAGATAATATTTAAAAAGAAAAAAAATTTAGCAGATATATAGCTATCTTAAAGTTATAACTTTTCCAACTCTTATTAAATAACCTTTAGATTTAAGCTCTTTTATATATGAAGATACTTGTGATACACTTTTATTACTGATATCCGATAATGTATTTAATGATGGATAACATTGTCTTTGCTTATTAGCATATGTACAAAGTATTGCATATAATCCTTTTGCTTGTAAAGTTAGATCAGGATCAGTCATAATATTTTTAGTAACTATACCAAAACTACTATATTTTTTGAACATAAAGTTCATTAATTAAAGTAAGAGCTTTATTTAAGTCTTGTTCAATAATTAGTTCTTCATTAGTCCAATTATACTTGGTAGACATCCATTTACCAAATAAAGGAACTATAGCGTCACTCATTGACGTTATGCTCTTCAATGTCAGATACTCTTTCAAATGTCTCGTCAATAATTCTGGTGATATATTGGCCATTGTAATGGGGTATTTCAGATTTTTGAATTTTTTCAATGTCAAATATACGTAAATTATGTTCAAATGGTAAATCATCTCCGTAAAAAAGTTGGCATTTCATTGTAACATAATAAGGGTCATGTTCATTATGCCAATCATTACTTTTTATTATCTTTCCAAACACATAACCATTTTCAAATAAACCTAGATCAATAAGTTTATCTTCATAAAAGTGTTTAGCATTATGACCATATGGAACTTTTGTTTTAAAATAATCACCTGGTTGAAAAAGTGTGATACTTTCTTCAGTAAGAAGCATACTTATAAAACCATGTAGAAGATCTGAACCAGAATTACTAACAATAAAACTAGCAATTTCAGTTGCTTTAGACGATTTAATATACTTTTCAATAATTTTCACTATTATTGATTTTTCTAGATGTATCATTTATTAGTTTTTTTAATAGATTTAACTTACGTTCAGCATTTATTTTTGATTTAGTTGTTATAGAATTTGTATTAAGCACAAAATTTAAGTTGTATTCTTCTCTGAATAGTTTATCTGGAGTTAATCCTTTTAACCATTTTGTGTATTGTTCATCTATCATATAAAAAAAATTATGAATAAAAACGGGCTGGTTAACCACTTACGCCTTACGGACCCATTAGTATTCTCCACTTACCAAACGATAGCTATATACTACTAGTGTTATTATAGTAATATATTACTGGTATTGTTAGTCTCCGGTATACCGGAATATTAAATAAGATCTCCAATATTAATTAGAGTGCATGTATGATCAAATAAATGCTGTCTATAAGCTGGATGTTTTGAAAGCATCTCATATGTTTTATTAGACGGATTATTGATTAGCTTATTTAGATCATTGCATTCTTTAAACATGGATGTAAATTGTTTGTGAGTATCTTTCAACCTATTTTTAATTTGAATCATGTCATAAGTAGAAATAAACTTTAAACCATCCTGGGTATAGTTAACGCCATATACATATTGTATTTGCGTGGGCATATTTATAATATACAAATAATCAGGATATTCTATATAGAAGATTAATGATATGTATTGGAATAAATAATATGGTTCTGAAGTAACTATAGAATAAATATCATGATATTTCTTTTGCATCCACTTTGGTAAACTTGTGTGAAGTTTAAGTGATGTATAAGTTTTATCTTTTGATATATGATAAGATTGTTTTTTTGTATAGTTATAAAATCTTATGTATGTATTTATAGTTTTTTCTTCATTGTCAGTGGTGATTAATATTCTTTTATGTAACTCATCAATTGCAATAAGTCTACATTCATCATTCATCTTCTACCTAGTTTGATATAAACAAATAAGAATAAAAATTCCAGAGCTTTATAGTTTGTATTATATGCAATAAAAACTCCTAAAGCAGGTACTAATGCAAAGGATATTTTTGATTTTATCATTTCAAATTAATTAAGATTTTTTCTGATGTGTTCTCATGTTGCACATAAATAGAGCTTTCTATGTCTCTTCTTATAATGGCTACATTTAGAGAGACGGTACTAAATTCTTTCCCGTCTCTCTGATAATAGTAAATAGCATTCTCAGTCATAACTTAAACAATAATTTAAGTAATCTTCATCATCTCTATCTTGAACTTCTGCTGCATCATGTATGATGGCTAATTCTAATAGATCTGTGTTTTCTTCCAACTCTTCTAAGATTTCATCTTTAGATAAGAAATCCACTTGTTTAGTATTTAACTTTACAGGTGAATCTCCTTCATTAAAAAACCAAGTGTAGGTTGAATTACTGAATAACGCTAGTCCTATATCATTTTGATAGGACACAAACATTTCTGGTCTAAGTACTACAATTCTCATAAATTTTGATTTTAAGTGATAGATTGTTTAATTATTTTAATAGTTCTGAATTTTAAAGCTCTTAATTTGTTAGCTAAAGTAGGAACCAAGTACCACTCTATTTGAAAACCATATGCATACATTGTTTCCTCTATACATACGTCAGTACCACATGAGTTAGTAGAGGCTTTTACTGCTTGCTTATAATTCCATTGAGCGGCAAATAAAGTAGCTAATAATACAATGTATGCTAGCCAGATTAATAAAATTAATTTTCTCATAATTAGTTGTTTTTAAGTAGGCCGTGGTATGCAATAGAGATGCAAATACCAACAAGGTGAACACACCAACCCAACAGCACCCTATCAGTTAATGAACTATCCTCTTTTGGGTCTATAAGTGAGGTACCGGCACCCGCCAATATTGTGGTAAAAATTAGAATGACAGCAGCAATGTGACTCGCTACAAATAAGCTAAAAAAGGTAGGCAGGGCTGCTACCATAAGTGTGATAAATGTCCGTTTCATGTTGTATTTATTAATTGTTAATTACTGTTATTTTTAAAAGTTATTAAGTTTTTTATTCCCTCTACACTCAGTTGTAATACATAATTCAGTCGCTAAACTTACTTCTACTCCACACTTTCTACTGTTCCTCAGTATGTGGTAAACGTTTTCTATAGCTGGTTGAGCCAATATTATGTAGTCTTTGTATTACAACTGCTCACTAGTGAGTGTGCAAAGGGTAGTAGCTTACTTGTTCTATAGCAAGTTTTGATGTAGTTACTATAGAACAATTTAATAGACATTCTTTATCTATAAAGATTAAGCTCAACCTTGGCATATCTGACTAGGGTATGAAATTTAGTCTATTGGTTTAGTCTGAACCAATTCAAGGGCATCACTCCTAACGACCATTAATTTTACCTATTACGGTAGCTGATGCATAGCAAGCTCCTTGGTGTTGTCCACTGTTGCTGATAACTACTTTATTACCATCAATAAAGATACTACCATATTGGTAACAACAACCACAGCCTTCACTATGAGAATAATTATAACGATTATTTCTTTTGATATAGTTTTTGGCTTGTGCTCGGGTTTTAAATGTTATAAACATGGGCTTAAGTATTTAAAGTTTTTAATTAATCCCTCTGCACTTAGTTGTAATAGATGTTGGGACGCGTGACATCTTGTATGTCCAACCTTAATCTATACTCTATTACAACTGCTCACCTTAGAGTGAGTGTACAAAGAGAATATCTTACTGGATAGCTATATATATCTTTAAAGAGCAAAGATATGAAGCTACCTAGAATTTTTTAATATGTAGGGTGTGAAGGTATCACCCTAACAATCACCAACATACAAATAAAAAAATGAGCAGTTTAGACACTTACTCAGGTGTAGTTCAAATTAAAGCAGTTTATACACATGCTCAGGTGTAAGAATGTATACCAGCAAGTAACTATGCTCAGTTACTTCTGGGTTCAACTGGGTTTCCCCAGTCCCTGCTTTAGGCAGGTTCAACCCAGAAGAGGTCTTTAAGGGCCTCACTGGTTTTCTGATCAACAACAGCAACGTTGCTCATCCTGAAACCTGGGATCTCATCCCCAACATTAAGCTTTGCTTGCAAGCTTTTAATGGTGGGATGATTGGCTTTCATGCTCTCGCCCGTCTTAGGGTCGGTAAGAGCAAGAATGCCAAATTGCAGATTCTGTTGTGTGCGTGCACCAACAGTGAATCCTGCAATCTCTGCCTTGGTTTGTATCAAGGGTGCAGAGGAGACAATGATGACAGCACTCTGTGTGTCAGCATTGACTTTAATTTTACGAAAAAATACAGAATTTGACATAGTTAAATTATTTTTTTTTAGGTTAAACTTATGGGGGACATCCCCCTGTCAGATTGTAGCCGGGGAGCGGTTCAATAGCACCCCCTAACAATGCAATATATAAATGACTTGTTGGTAGAAAGATGAGGGATTGGGAGGGGGGGGTAGTTTAAGG